TGAAGTTCTTTCCCTTTGTCTTCTTTTTTTTTCTCTTCTTTAGCAGCAGGAGTAGTCCCTGCTGTAAAGTCTGTTGCGAGGATTTTATCCATAGCTTCGATACTGCTCTGATTTCGCCAATTTGTCTTTCTCCTGTTTTAACAGCTTCTTGTGCTGTTTTAATCTTTTCGTTATATGCTTTGTCGATTGGTCAATAACTCGCTTCATCGGATAAAAGGCAAGCCAGGAAAAGGATTCGTACTGCTGGTGCTTGTTTCTGGCTGGGCAACAAAATTGGGTTTGAAGGGCTGCTGATGCACTGTTAGCAATATTTAAAGCTTTCATTTTTTCTTGCAATGACAAAATCTCAGCCTTGTTAGCGCTAATTTGTGTTCTTGCTGTTTTCAGCGCTTCTACTTGCTGTTGTCTCTTTTGTCGTATATCAGCTTTAAATTCTTTCTCCTTGGTTTTAGCTAATTCCCTTACACTTTGACCAGTGAGTTTAAGAACACCGTTTTCCACTCTCATGCTTTTGATAAGCTCAGGGTGTTAGTGATCAAGTCCATCGTTGTATCCAACGACAACTCTTCACCTCTTGCAATGTTCGATACGCAAGCCAAGTCGGTAATTTCACCCATTAAAGTATGGACAGGTTTAACACATCTCCTGCAAAACTAAATGGCTGAATAGGTGTGTTTTTAATAGCATTGTATGCCTGTGTGTGTTTTAAGATCAGTGCATCGTACATCTGAATCATAGGATTGTTAGGATCAGTCGCCATTAACGAAGCTTTTATTTCCTCAATTTCTTGTTTGACTCTTTTTAAGTCTTCTTCCGTTTTTGGCGTTGTTATAAGTTCGTCAATAGAAATTCCATGAGATTGAATGTCAGCCAAAGCTTGATCAATGTAGCTAGGAATGTTCTCTATTGTTGATTTAACATCAGTGCCAAACGTTTCCAAATTGTCAATCATGTTTTGTCTAAGTTGGTCGATAAACAAGAATGTGTTAGAATTGGATTCTACCCCTTTTTCACGAGTAGCGATGCTATATGCTTGATCAATAAGTTTAATGATCTCATCAGAGCCAACTTGAATGGACTCCTTTGTTTTCTTGACATCATCCTGCCAATACTGTCTCATAGCTTCATTATCACGTATCAACCCATCAAGAACTGCCTGTGCTGCTTCTTTGTTTCGCGTTTGAGGAATGATATTCTGAATAGCTTGATATTGGATTTGGGCATAGTTTTTTTCGTCTTCGGATAGAGAATCATATTCTTTTGATAGTTTATTTCTAAACCCTTCAAGAACATCCATATAATTAGACTCATTAATCTCCTGAACTTCGTTATCCAAATATTCTTTAGCAACACTTTGCAATTTCTCTGTTCCCTCAGAAGCGCCAAGCTGATTCTCTGCATCTTTGATTCTTCTCAGTCTGTCCTCTGTTTCATCAAAACTACCTTCATCAATGTTAATTTTAAGTTGCTCTTTCTCGTTTTGAAGGATAAGGCTTTCGTTAGCTTTTACCAAAGAGCGAATTTCATCTGCACTCTTGATAACAGCTTCGTTCTTCTCGTTGTAATAAGATATTAGTTCTGGCATCGTATCTTTGATTTTATTAACCGTTTCAAGATACTTTTGCTCTTCCTCAGTGTTTCTAGCTGTACCTTTTGCTTGAAGGTCAGCGAAGTCATTCAGATCAAAATCTTTCTGTTCAAATGTTTCTTTATAGCTTGCTTGAAACTCTTTTTGTTTAGAGATTTCAGCGTCCAGAACTTTCAGTCGCTCTTTCCTTGCTCTTGATTCCATAGTAAACGCCTTATAAATAAGACTAGCCGCTTCACCAATCGCAAGCATAACGCCAATATAAGGTATAAATTTAGGAATCAGCTTAACAGCATTGAGAATCCATCCACCCAATCCTTTAAAAGCCCCACCAAGACCTCCAACATTCAGAACAGCTTCGCGAAGACCCTTGCTTCCCAAAAGACCAAGCAAACCACCAATTACCGAAACAAGCGGCAATGCTCCAGTAATTTCGACCAACTTCGTCATAGCATCAATAATGGCTGTAAGTGCGTCAATAAATAACTTAACTGCATCATCGTCAATTACAGTAGTCCAGAAATGTTCAAGAGCGTTCTTTAATTGTCCAATCTTATATTCAAAACCATCCATGTAAGTATCAAATTCTTTTGCAGCAGAACCAGCAGAATTGGAAGCAGTTTTAGCGGCTTTATCTGCATCATCCCAGTTTTGAATGATTGCGGCTACAACGTTACCTTGCTGTTTACCACCCATTTTTTCTGTAAGGTCTGCACGTTCCAAATCGGTAAGCCTATTCCAAACACCTTCAACTTGTTCGAAAATTTTGTAAGTTGATTTGAATGTTTTCCCATCGTCTTCCATTACTTTAAGTGCTTTATCACCCATTAATCCAAATTCCTTGTTGATTCGATCAAATGTGATTTGAAGACTAGAACCAAGTTCTTCAACCGCTTCTCCCTCTTCTGAAACACCACGAAGTCTCATTGCCACTGTTTTGAGTGCGTTACCAACTTTTGAAGGATTTTGAATAACTGCGTTTGCGGAAGCAGCGAGGGCAACAGATTCTTCCATAGAGTTACCAGCTTGATGCAGAACAGCAGCACTACGAGTCATTACCTCCCCGATTCCTTCCGCTGAAATAGCGAAATTGTTCGACACTTCATTGAACATGTCTACAACTTTACGAACATTTTTACCAGCTTTATCCACTTCAACTCCGAAACCTTGAATTGTACCTGTGAGATTATCGCTAGCTGTCTCTACATTCATATCACCTACGTTGGCATATAAAAGGCTATTTTTACTAAGACTTGTCGATTGTTCGAGAGTATATCCAAGCTTTTGGAATGCGGTTGTTGCATTAATTACATCAGTTGCCACAACACCTAAGTCTCTACCCATCTCAGATGCAGTAGTTTTAAACTCTTCAAGTTGTTGAGAGCTTGCTTCTGAAACTTTTGACAAGTTGATCATTGCTGCATCAATATCAAGAATAGACTGGAAGCCTTGTCTTATCTGTTCCATTGTTCCATAAACAAGGTTCATTGCTGCCGCCCAAATTGGTGCTTTCTTGAGTGCATTCACAAGTTGACCAGACATTGAATTTCTTCTACGAGAATCTTCTTCACGCAATCTGCGAGACTGAGAGTTAAGTCTGTTCATAGCTGTTTCTATTTCTTTTGTGGCATCCTTAAACTCATCTCCAACCTTATCACCAAGACCATTAACCATTCGTTCAATTTCTTTAATGGTTTCTTTGATCTTTCTCGCTTCGGAAGAATTTTCACTAAAACCTCGTGTTGCACGATAGCTTGCGCTCTCAAATTTATCTCTAATTCGTTGAGTTGCTGAACTTCTTCCGTTCTCATCACTTTCAACATCTCTTTGGCGTTGCGCTAATCGTTTCAAGGCTTGAATGCGTTGTTGTATTGCTCTTTGCTCATCGTAAGAAAGTTGTGTTCCACGCTCTCTAAGTTCATTAATTTCTCGTTGGATGCTTATGGCTTCCTGTTCAATAGCGTTCAGCTTAGTTGCGTCTTGAATTTGGCGAGTTGCATTATGAACGACCTCAGCTATACTATCAGCATATCTATCAGCAGATTTCACAGCACTTTGTTGATGTTCTGCGATAACTCTACGAATCTTTTCTTCGTCTTTTCCAGCACTAACAATGTCGTCATTGAGCTTTGCAAGTTTTCTCATTTCGTCTTCGATCAACGCAATGTCTTTCTTGGACGAACTGAAATCAAGCATATTGTTCATACCCTTGACATCATCAAGAACATTGTCTGGAACCGTACCTCTCATGCTCTCAATCTTATTGTTATTTTTTGCTTTGGTAATATCGCGTGTCTCTTGACGCTCTCCACGTTTCGTAGACAAGTCGTTCAGTCTCTTCATCTGCGTCTCGACACGCTTTAAATCCTGCTCATACGTCTTAGAATCGGCGCTAAGAGACTGCATGGACTTTCTGACACCATCGAACTCATTGTCGCTTACGAAGCCCTCAGCCTTAATCTTGTCGATCTCCTTGCCCCAATCGTGAGTGCTAACACGAATCTTGCGCTGTTTAGCATCCATGTCTTCATAGCGACTTGTGATCTTACTCATTTCACTGTCGATAGCGTTCAATTCTTTCTGAACATCCAGCTTGTCTACATATTCACTTTGAGCAAGACGACCAAGTTCACGAAGCTTGTTTTCGATCTTTTCGAAATCTTTCGCATCAATAAAGCCAGAGTCAACCATCTTACCTTTCTTCTGACTAATTTCATCAGACTTATCGTTGACAAGTCCAGTACGTTCACGAACATCATGTTCTCTTTCTTTCTTCTCATGAGAAAGTCTTCCTCTTTCATTTTCAGTATCAGAAAGGTGTTGCTGAAGGTTTTTAAGGTCTTCCGCTTCTTTCACTTGAAGCTTCTCTTTCTGAATTGCTTCCGCTTGTTTTCTCAGCATATCATCATACACTTTGTTTACACGCTTCAAAGCATTTTCCAATTGAAGCATATTGTCAGAAGCTTTAACGCTATCTACAGCTTCATTCAACTTGGCTGTATCTTTTGTTGATGCATACTTTTTGTCGATCTTACCGCTGTTGACCTTCTTGTCGATCTTGTCGTATTCGTTTGCAACTTTACGACCAAACGCAACCTTCTTCTCTTGACCTTGAATCTTAGCAAACTGATTCTGGATCTCTTGAAGTTTCTTTTGCAGTTGATCCAAGTTCTTAAAGTCGCCAGCATCAAGTTCTCCAACTAAACGACCCATCTTCTTCTTAGAAGCAGGATTAGCAAAGTTCTGCTTCTCAACATCAGCAAGCTTATTAGACCATTTGATTGCTTCTTTAACTTGCGTCTCTCTTGTCTTATTGACTTCCATCATTTCGCGTTCAAGCTTGTCATAATACTCGATCAAGTCATTGATTGCTTTTACTTCATCATGGAATCCTTCATCGCCATTAGCCAACTTTGTATGGAGCATAGACAAACGTTCAGTAAGCTTTGCAACATCATTCAAACTAGATTTGGTTACATTCTTCATGGAATCAATCTTGTTCATGGCTTTAGTTACATAGCTATCTAACGCAGAGAAATTACGAGTATCAACAGGGGATTTTTCAATAATTTCATTTCTCTCATTAGTTCCTTTAGACTGTGTTTTATTGGAGAACTTGTCTCCTGTCTTAGTAGTACGCATTTTATTGCCAGCATTATCAGTCCTGTCAATAACACTCATAAGACCTTTGTATTCGTCCTGAACCTCTTTCAGCTTTTTCTTTGCTTCACCTAAAGACTTCGTAAGATCATTACCAACTTCCGATAAGTCGATTTTTGACATGCCTTCTAGTTTTTCTTTGATGTTCGTAGCATCTTTAAGATCATTTTTAAGACCAAAGTCGATATCGAGTTTGCCTAACTTCGAAAAAAGGTCTTGAATTGTTCTGATTTGCTTGAAAACGACATCCTTATTTCCGATAATCATATTTAGTTTTAACTTGTATGAGTCACCAATATTTTCGATAGACCTTTTTATGTCATTCTCAGCGTTCGTCATATCTACGCCAATCAGAATATTAAAATCCGACATTAATAAACACTCCCTTTATGCTAAAATAAAAAACAAAAAAGGAGTGTTTATCACACTCCTTCAAAGTTATTCGTATTGAATTTCTTCAACGATCTCGCACCATCTGTCGTACTCTAAAGCTTCTCTACCTTTAAAAGTCTTATCGCAGTTCAAAATTATATCTTTTATTAGCAGGAGCATTTCCTTGCGTTCTTCTGTTTCGTCAATAACGAAATCCTCATTCAGAAGCTTAAAGTACTCTCTATTGAATGCTGTACGATCTGGAACATCGTACATTTGTTTATCTCCATCTTGTATAATAATGGGATTACCTTCTTCGTCGAATCTAGCAAACTCTTTAATCAGTTCCACATGTTCTTCTTTTACAAGTTGGATTCGTTCAGCCAAAACACGCTTTACAAACCGAGTTCGCAAACGAGACTCATAACTTGGCAATTCCAATCCCATCAGAAATTTCGCAAAATCTTCAACTTCATCGTTCTTCATCTTCACGAAAAACACTCCTTTTTCTCTTATAGTTCAAACTTCTTCTTAGCATCTTGAAGCTTCTTCATATCACGCTTGATATAATGCTTCAAGGTTGTGTCTGGACTTCTATGATTCAGTAGTTCTTGAACATCCTCCAAGGACATGCCCTTATTGAACAACAACGAACTACCACTATGCCTAAAATCATGGGGGTGTAGTTCGGGAACATCAATGATCTGTCCGATCTTCTTTGTCCAATACGTTTGCATTAAATTCTTACTCGCTTGCTTCCATTCCCCACCATACTTTGTAATGAACAAATATTCAGACTCTATCTCATTCTCCTTGCGATAATCTAACCACTTTCTAATAAGCTTCATAGTCTCATCAGAACAGTATCCATCAACAATATATCCTTCTTTTTCTTTGATCCCCGAAATCATTCCTGTTTCGAAATCAATCTGGTCAACCTTTATATTGCAGACTGCATTAACACGAAGCATTGTTGACAATGACAGTTCGAAGTACAGTTGCAATTGCAGATCGTCATTTTTGCTGAAATGCTTCCTGATCTGATCTAATTGTGATTCCGACAAGTAAGTCTGTGTAATTTGTGGCTTCTCTCCTGCTCTAACAGAAGGTCTTTCGATGTAGTCCAAAGGATTGGATTTGATTTTCCGTTTTTTGAGTAGATAAAGAAAAAACGAGGAAATGGAACTCAGTCTCCGCTGAATCCTTCGCTCGTTATTACCAAGAACTGTGACACAAAACGCCACGTAATCTTCTATTAGATCAACCATATCCTCAATGCCATCTTCGTCTTTCAGCATTATTAGAATATCCTCTGTCATTAAACTACCTTTGCCAAACTTATCATTAATAAATACCAACCATTGATTGAAGTCTGACTCGTAACTCGTTTTAGAAGAGTCACTAAGATTCATATTCTTGTAATTAAAATATTTCTGTATATGCATTTTATTTTCGTCAGATACTTTAGCAAGCTTGTCTTTGGTGACATACCTGACGTATTTTCTTTTCGCCATTTCTATCACCTCTTATTCATATGACCTTCCAAGAGTGAAACCATAGTCCCTTTATTCAACCTTCTCTTCGTAGCGCTAATGAAGTCTCTAGGCTGCGCATAAGGCATGTGTTCGGAATGAGAATAGTAAAGATATTCTGAGTCAAATCCATATGATTTCGCTTTTTTTTGACCTAACACAACAAGTGGGGTCAAATAAATCTCTGGACTACCTTTAAAATTGGTCTTCGTATTATTGTAGATTTCGTAATCAAATCCACCACGCCTATTACTACTGAGAGGATTGCCAATGATATTATCTTCATCAAGCAAACCACCAGAATACCTTCTTCGTGAGTATTGATATGTTTCATAAACCTTATAAACTTCATCCAAAGTAGCCTGTACCATTTGCGTCTTTGCATAAGTCATCACATCTTTTCTCATACCTTCCTTAGCCTTCGCCAATACAGCCTTCCTTAATGAATCAAAATTCTTGTGTGACATTCACATCACTCCATAAGACTTTTATCTACAAGTTTGGCGCGAATCTGCTCTTTAAACTCTTCCACTTCTTCCATTTTGCTATCGAAGTTTTCAAGAACCTTAGAAATTTCGCTTTGCACTTTTCCAATTTCATTCTCGTCAAACGACATAAATATTTGAAACATAGTTCCTGTGTTCGTCATATGTTCAATAGCCTTCAATTGCTCTGCAAATTTATTCGGCAATTCTAAAGTTGTGAAATGTTTGATGAGCATAAAAATCATATATGGCACAAGAACAGTTTCGATTTGACCCTTGTTCTTTACGCGAACATGATCAAGCTTTTCGATCAATTCTTGACAGCATTGTGTAATTTGCACTGTGGCAAAGTGTTTGTAAATCTCCACCACGAAACTTTCGATCTTCCCATCAATCTCCATTTGAACAAGAACTTCTTTTAGATTTTCAAATTTTTCGCTTGCCCTTTCGATTAGATGAAAATCAAGATTGCGGTATGTTTCTGTCATTGATATTTCCTCCTTTTATACTCATAGATGAAGACACAAAAAAAATGGTGAAAGGGAAATTTCCCTCTCACCATTAAAGTGTTTGTTCAGTACTTTCTTCGGCTTTTTGGGCAAATTAGTAACGAACAAGTTTAACCATTTCAGTACTCCGAGGGTCTTTAAATACATCAAGAGCCATATCGAATACGGAAGGGTCGCCATCAGGTTGCATTGTCAGCGTGAACGCGGAACCGATCTTAGCTTTAGGAATGACGATCTGTACTTTCTCATCCTTACCTGTAGCTTCGGAACGCCAGAAAGTCTTACCAACAACGCGGTAGAATCCACCAAACTTATCAGAGTGCAGAGTAATTACCTCAGACTCATCAACTGTTTGATAAGTAAAATAAACGATTACAGTTGTGCCTACAGCTAAGGAAGCAGCAGGAACAGTAATGTCTTTACCAGTTACAGTGATAGAAGCAGAAGTAACTTCTTTGTCCTGACCATAACCATCTGTTGATTCGAAGATTTGTACGGAACCTGTGTCTGGAGTTTCGTCCAGAGCGATCTTCGAGTTACCAGAACCATCGTCAACTGTTACAGCTACGATACGCTCATAGATCGTCTCTATTTTCTTCTCGACCTCAGTGCCAGACTGCATTGCGATTGCTTTAGGGTTCAGCAACGCATCCTGTACGTTAAACGTAGCAGTACGGTTGAAGTCCCAAGAAATCAGTCGTGGGTTCCCTTTACCACCGTTTGCGTATACAGTTTCAGCGGCATTTTCCAGATTGGACAACTTCAAAGTGTCCAAGAACAGTTCAGCTTTACCAGTGAGCAGATTATAAAAAATTACATCTGCAACTTCCTTAACACCAAAACGTGCCATGTGTAATCATCTCCTTTGAGAAATCATATTTAGTGCGCTCATACATAATAGTGGTTAGCACATACATTCTTCGTCTATTTTGGATACAGAAACTAAGCCTTACTAGACCAGTGCGTCAGCTTAACATCTTTTGCTCCTGCCAAGATAGATTTAATACTGATATCATATTGGTCAATAATCTCCATACGTTTAAATTTCCTATACACTTGGTATACAGTTAAGTCAGGGACGTTGAGTTCATTAATGCCATATGACTTGGATGATATAGCTGACAGAATATCGTAGAAGTCAATATCCTTCTCATCATCTCCATCTGAGTCTTGATGCTGTTTCTTTTTTAACTCATCTCTTCTTCTAGCAACTGCATCCATTTGCTCTTTCAACTTTCGAGTTTCCTCGTCAGCAGGATCAAAGTTGTCCATTTTTTTCTCATCAAAGCTATTGATGTAATTCTGCCATTTGATAACTTCCTGAATCTCATGGTAGTTTTCTTTATTGACAATAAGGATTTCTTCGTCGCTGATTTTAATGAATACGCGACAATCCTCTTTATCAAGAACAACTTCTGTCCCACCAAGAAAGAGCGCCATTGCTTGCTCGAAGGCACTCTCAATTTCTTGACCACCATATACCATCAGCAGTTCAAGGACATGTATTTCTTCTGGTGGATTTTCAAGAAAATCTTTTGTCGTCAGCGTCATGATATTCAAACACTTCATATACTCCGAGTAACCTATATCAACGATCTCGCGTACTGTGAGCGGTGCTATGTCTCCATAACCTTTGGCGTTGATCGCTCTACCAGTGAAGAGTTTGAGCTTCAAATCAATATCTTGCATTGAATATCACTCCTTAAAACTCTGTAGTGGTAGCAGCAATTCTGAAACCTTCAAATTGTTCATTTACAACCGTATGGTCGGCACTTACAAAATGAATCTCTCCAAGACCCTCAACATTCTTATCTTTGAATGAATCAAGAATCAATTTAGCTATCTCATAAGGTCTAATGACTTTTTTTTCATTATCCATGAATAGCCAAATGTCTTTGTGAACAACGATATCAAAAAAGATGATCGCCCTTCCTACATGTCCATTATTTTCGAACGTCAGATTCGGGTAATAGATGTGTAGTTGAGTACGAACATCCTCTTTAAATGTCACATCAAACGGATAAGGGAAAACCCTTTCACCTTTACCTTTAGGAGCGATTTCAGATGGGTTAATCTTTTGGGTAAAAGGATTATCTCCATTCCACCCAATACAGTTAACAAGAGATTGGTTTTTTAGAACTTCTCCGATAATAGTGATAATATTCGACGACAATCTATCAAAGTTCATTACCACTCACCCCATCCCGAATTGCCGCTATCGTCAGCAATTTGATTTTCTTTGTCATCTGTGTCTGTCAAGTTAGCAAACTTCAAGACGAGTTTAAGAACTCCTTTTCCATCATAAACATTTGAAACAGAGTCGATAGAAGAAACTTCATATACGCTCTCATCAAAAATAAACCTCATTTGAGGTTTGATGGTTTTTGTGTCGTTATTGTATTGAACTTGAACTGTTAGTTCTCCATCAGAGTTGTACACAATTTGTGTATCATCGTTCTCTTCGTATGTCGTACCTTTAACGAAACACTTGTATTCTTTAATCTCGTCTTTTCCATCTTTCCATCGTAAAAACCTGTTACAAAGACTAGCATTTGCTTTCGGATAAATCTCATTTTCAATGAAGTCAAGGATAATGTATGTGTTTTGTTTCATTTCCACATATGATCCTGCATCAACAAGACTGCTAGGTCTTAATAGCAAGTCCAATTGATGAGATTTTTTCCGATTAATAATACAATCAGACTCCACTCCATCTATCAGCACTTGCCTATAAGATGGAGACTTGCTGAACATATCATTTACATGAACGATAGTATCGTTTATGTAAGCCTGAGTGATGTTGGAATTGTTTGCTCCAATCATCTTTTGATAGAGGGTTAAGTCCATTTACATCACTCTCTCTTTCGCTCGAACAATTACATCTATCACTTTAAATACATCGCTCTTTAAGAGTCTATGATTGCTGTAATCAAGTCCTTTAAGCGTTCCGCACACCAAAAGCAACTCTTCCCCAAGGAATACTTTCGAATTACCTACAACCTCTCTTATAAGGGAATCCACATAAGGCTCTAATGTAGCCACTTGTTCTTCATTCATAGGAATGATTTTAAAAACTCTATTGATGAGTTTTGACAAGTATGCAACCAACTGAGTATCTTCAATCATTCCATATTGAGTCATCATGACAGATCATCCAATCCGACACGATAAGAATAGGAAACCATCAGATTGGATGCTTCGAGATTCATGTCTTTTCTTAGAGCAATCAGTTGGCTTAGGTGGTTGGCTGTAGAATAAATTTTGTATTCTTTGTCAGAGAGAATTTGTTCGAGGTTCTTGATGTGTGTGATCTTGCTTGAAACATAGCTAATGCTCATCAAAGTAGCGAGTATTTCTTTTTCAAAGTCATCTAGTGTCGTCGTAAACTCTTGAGCTTTAGTATCGACAGTTAAGTCTTTTGAGGTGCTAGTGAATCTTACGACTGCACTTCTTAGATGCTTGTACAACACAGATTCCAAATCGCCAGTCTCATTAAGAGACAAAAAGGAATAGTCAGTTACTTTAACAAGGAAGAAGTCATATACTTCTGCGAGGGGAGTTGCCATTTACATTACCCCCTTTGACCAATATCAGTTTGGAAACGCTCATTAAGATAGTTGATCTTCTTGACTGAATCCAATTCTCCAATTTCATAGAGTCTCTTGGCTCTGGATACAATGAGATGCTTAATGCCTTTTGGAGATTTCTCAACTACATCTTCAAACTCACGTTGGTTCATCTTAAATATAGTGTCGATCTGCTCTGGATTGCGAATATTTTCATACATCTTAGTCAAACCAAGATGCTCAACAGCATTGTCATCCATAATCAAAAGGAAAGGCTCATCAAAGAATCGACGTTGAGAGCTGCGCATAGTCAGAAGTTCTTGGAACTCCATGTATTCAATGTCTCCATATTCAGAGAAAATCCATTCTGCGCCAGTCTTACGAGAGGTATATACCAAAGTGCCATTCGTAACATTCATTACTGCAATGTTTTCGAATCGGTCAATTTCCTTTTTTTGAGATACTGGTTTAGCCATCGTGGGGGTGGTAGCAGTTTCGGCGGATTTTTGCTCTGCTTCAACTTCCTTCCTTGCTTGCTCTTTTAATTCAGCCAACATCTCTTTCTTCATTTGCTCCATCAGGGCTTGAATATCCACTTGTGGAGCCGCCTGAGTAGTCGCCTGTGGCTCTAAAGCAGCTTGAGGTTCTTGGGATACCAATTGTCCTTCCAGATCGCTCAGAATGGATTCTAGCTTCGCTAGAGACTTCTTCATGAGGTTGGACTTAGTATCTACTTCTTCGATGCTCAAAATCTCTTCCACCAATTGTGCCTTTGTTCTCATTTAAAACATCTCCTTTTTCTCTCTTGATAAATAAAAAAGCAAGGAAGACCGAAGCCCTCCCTGCTTAATGATTAACTCTACGCTCAATCGCGTGGGGTGCTAGACCCAACTCCTAATAGATTAGGAAATACGGTAGATACCGTATTTAGCGGCAGACAGTACGGCAATACCAGCCTTCTTAATGAAGGTGTACTCCCGTTGCATATCCTTACGGTTAGTGCCATCTCCCTCAATGATCATGGAGTCGCCTTCCATAACCAATTTAACGAACTTATCAGGGGATTTAGGAACAACCATGATGAAGCCATTGTCAATCGCAAACTCGTTGGAACCAACTTTGTGCGCTTGTTTGATAGCCATCATTTGGGTGCCATGGAAGTTACCGTAGAAGCCGAAATCGTTACGTGCTTCCTTGGATTTCTCAGACTCAGTACCATAGTTAATCTTAGCCAGAGCAGATTTAGTACCGAGGATCATTGCTTCCATACCTGTAGCAGCTTCTACGTGAGCGATCAATTCGTCCAGTTTAGCTTCGCTGAATGTACCAGAGATAGCATAAGTGGAGCCAAGCTGATTGTAGCTGTTGTATACAGCATCATAGATAAGATTTTGGATTTTGTTCTCGTAGGAACGTGCTACGTTCTCAACCAGCTTCGCGAAGTCTTGACGACCAGCCAACAAGCGAGAAAGTTCTTCGTAGACAGCTACACCCATCATGTAAGTCTTGACTGTCAATTCACCAACGTCCAAACGGTCACGACGAAGGTCGCCATTACCATCGGATACGATAGCTACGTCAAACAAGCGATTTTCTTCGATTGTGAACACTTTCGCGTCACCATGTTCAATTACTACAGTCTCAACAAATGTATCGAATTGACCTTTAATTCCTTCTTCAACCAAAATGTCGAGTGCTTCCTCAAGAATAGCAAACAGATTCGGGTTGTTACGGAAAGATTTAGGTGTCAGTTTTTCAGAACCACCATTAGCTTCGATCAATTCCTTCCGTAGCACTTCCATAGCATCTGCGCGAGAGAATTTAGTAGCTTCTCCCTGATTACGATAAAAGTCAATTGCTAATTTAGCTACATCACGCATTTTATTTCCTCCTTATGATAAACCTTCATTTTTTTAAAGATTAGAGAATCACCAAACAACCCCAAGGCGAACCTATGTGCGCGTTGGGGTTGTGTGATTATCGGATGTGTACTTTCTTCGGCTCCCTTATTATGCTTTAACAACGCGAAGTTGATAAGCGTCAGTGCCATCATAGCCAAGAGTGGTTTTGCGAACTACTTCAAGAACCAGACTAACTGCTACAGTGCCAGTGGAACCACCTTTACCATCAGCCGAAGTTTCAAGTTTCAGGGAACCAGTTTGTGGTACAGCAAATTGACCAACTACAGGTGTACCCTCAATCAGATCATTGGTAAGAGTGATTACATCACCTTTTACCAAGTGATAGCCGCGACCTTCATCACCAGCGCCTACTACAAAATGTTTCAGACCAGCTTGACGAGGGTCAGCCATAACTTCTGGCGTGGAGTGAAGCAAAAACTCTTTCTCCAAATCTGCATCTGTCTGCGGAATAGCAACTTGATACAGTTCAGTCTCACCATCAACTAGATCACCAAGTTGTACAAACAGACCGTTAGTCATAACAGCGGTGTGTCTGATGGATTCAAGGTGTCCACCAGTAATCTTATCCAAACGAATAACTGCCATTTTTATTTCCTCCTTTAGAAAATAAGAGATTAATTTTTATTAGGAAAGCCCATGCTTTTTAAAGAGATGAGCATAACCACTTGGGTCAGTAGACTCTTGCTCTTGCTTAACACCAATTTTCATACTGTAGCTTTGAGTCTTTGGTGCTGAGAACTTCGTAGTCTTACGACCAACAAGCTCGAAGCATTTCGACTCGATTTGTTCGATGGTAAAGTTGTGAATATTCTCGCGAATTTCAGCAACATCTTCATCAGACAACTTATCGAATTGAGAAATAACTTCGTCAGCCAAAGCTTCATGCTGTCCACGAAGAACATTGGCTTGAAACTCTTTCAGTTCGGCGTTTTCTTTCTCGTAGTCTGCAAAGCTAGAACGCATCAATTCCAGAGCGCCTTTTTCATCGCCAGTCAGGAACATAGCGAATACTTCACTTACATTGCCAAGAGTGATATTGTCGCCTTCTCTGCTGTATTCAACCTTATGGAACTTTCGACCATAATCATCTTCCGTAATAAAGTGAGTGTCATACACCGATACGATGTAATTCCAACTCCATTCAGCTTCACCACCAAATGCAGATGCAATATGTTGGTCAAGACCAGTGTAGAGTTGGCTACGAATATCGTCATGAGAAAGCTCAAAATTCAAAGTGAACTTTTCAGGTGTCTCATCAGGTTTGTTGTCTTGCGAAAACTCTCCATCTGTTTTGTCACCTTCGTTTTCTTGCGAAAACTTTTTCTCATCTTCATCTTCGTCATCATCTTTGTCTTCGGAATCCTTGTTCTCTGCATCTTCTTTAGCTTTCATTTGAGTTTCAGGTTGTTTAACCTCTCCATCCTGATCGGATGTGAATACTTCTTCAATCTTCACTTCCAAGTCCTCAATAGAGAAAGTGTCAACTGCAACTCCCTTTTCAGCTAATGCTTCAACAGTTGTAGAGTACTTAGCCAGTAATTCTTCAAGCGTCATTTCTTGTTCCACCTCCTTGTCTTGCTTATTGCTATAAGCCAATTGAAATTCATTCAGCTTACGAGCAATCTCTTCTTGGTATACATTGACGTTTGCTGAGAATGAAGTCTCAACACTCGCCTGTTGCATGGCAGGAAGAACATCTTGTCCTAACAAGCAAGCACCATAGAAAGCGAATTTCGTAAATACGAATGCGCCATCTTCATTAAAGTATCCATCGTAATTGTCATCCAGCTCCATCGACTGTGCGACTTCACCATACTGATTTAGAATATTGACTCCATCATCAAATTTAGTCCACATCAAACCATCAACTACTAGATACTCCAAGTCATTGTCGAAGTCTCCCTTCTTTGTCTCGAATCGCGGATTGCAATTCTCAGGGATCACTCCAAATGCTTGCCCAATATAACGAGTCTTAAATTCTCCACCTTCAACAACAAGTTCAACTTCGTGACCTCTAAAGTCTTTATCTCCTAGACGAGACTCTTCTACATATCCCAAAATTGGGGTGTTCTTTAGAGTTTCCATTGCTTCTTCTACAGCTTCCCTTGTGAAGACACTGTTGTTGTAGTTCTGCCCTAAATGCATCAACCAAATCTTTACCTTCTGAAATCGAGTGTCGATTTGATCGACTTTTTCGAACTTCACAGGAACAGTTTTGTGTACATTCTTGCTCATTTAATTTCACCCCCTTCTATTCCTTGTTAGCGTTATCCTCTCCCTCTCTCTGTGACTCGCCTTTTTCTGAAAGTTCATCATCTTCCGAAAGTGGTCTGCCGCCATCATCTGTAGAACCAGTACTTTCTTCCTCACCTGTTTGAGTGTGAGAAGAAGTTAATGGAATAAAGCTACTTGAAAGCCCTAACACTTGTTCTTCGAGGAAGTTCATTGAGACAACTGAACTTGGAGAGATACCAAGGCAAGCACAAAGCATAATCTTTACTGGTAGACCATATTGAGCATTCTTTAGAAGAGTCTCAGCATTTTCTTTCCTATTAAAGATCGTATTATCGAGGATTCTAACTTTAAACTTAAAGGAACCGCTCATGGAATTTTTAAGTTTCCCTGTAGCAATGCGCTCAAGCTGTCTAAGAATCGCAAATACTTCTGCTTCGTCTACATTGATTGACTTCGCTAGAGTAGATGACGATGTTCCCTTTGGATTAAATAACTGTGAAGCCGTTCCTGCCGATGCGTAAAACGCTTCTTCGGCTTGCGAAACATTATCGCTTTCATAGTTACTTTTTGTGAACTCCAAGGTTTCAACGTCAAATGGGGTGCTGAATATACCTATTTCGTCAGGAAGAAGACTCGCAGTTTTATTGTGAAACATTTGAACTGTCTTCAAATCGACATTGAAGTCATTATTCTTATCAGAGTTTTCTCTAATAGGAATCTTCTCAACAATAAACTTGTAGTTACCAACGACTTCACTTGCCATTCTTAATGCCTTATAGTCTTCGATATCAAAGATATCTGCAAACAAACCAGCAAATGGTGGAATATCGTAATACACTTCTTCGTTGACCTTAATACAGATCGACCTTGCAGGGTCAACCTCTTGCCACTTCGGTTTACTCCCCGATTTGTAAGAGTTATACATCTTCTTGAACTCTTTCGGAAACAACTCTAACTGATCGGTATTTCTCTCGAAGTATGATACATCAAAACTAAAAGTGTAAATGCCATCTGCAATTCCACTAATTTGGCAGAAATCATAAGGGAGTTCTTTAATGAAGTAGGTGTCTTTCGTAAATAACTCAAAACCATAGAAAGTTCCTACCTTCCATGCAGATACTAAAGCTTTACCAAATTCATGTCGAATGTTCATCAATTCAACAAAATCAAGTGCTTTATTGTAGTTGTTACGGAGTGTCTTTACGTTTACACTTTTCGATGTATCCAGACCATAAAGTTCCACATAGTAATCTAGCGTAGGCAACTTTGCATAGTAATTAACAAGTCTGCGATAATGCGGACTGAAATCATAAAGATATGCACTCATCTTCTGTAACTCTTTCGAGTATCGTTTCGGGTTTGCCAAGTAAGTTGAAACGTTATTTCTCGTATAGGTTGCAGAGGTCGTTGTTTGGTTCTTAGAAAGGTCTTTGATCGTCAATTCTGTTAGCTTGGCATAATCCAAAATAACACTTTCCCTCACAAACGTATTAGCTTGCGGATTTTCGCTCATGAAAACCCTCCTTTCATCGTGATGGTTTTTTAACACTTCTTCCCATAAAGAATGAAGCGATATCACCAATGTCTTCTTCTCTAAGCGTCTTGTTCCGCTGTTCTTCGAGATAAATCCAAAATAACCCATACTCTAATGCAGAGAATCGGTCTTTTTGAATCGACTTAGATACTTGCTTAACTTCCGTTCTGTGACCAGACTGTCTATATTCCAAGTTCATAATCTCTTCTTGCAAGAAGTCTGTCATAACATGCGGACGCAACATTTCAGCAAGTTTCTCAATGTCTTTGTTCTTCATTTTTGCTTTAGCTTGAGATTCAGATTCTAGGAACTTAACTTGGTTGTTAGCCATCCATTGAATGAACAAGTTATGGATATCACTCGCATTAGTATCCTTAGTCTGAGATTTAATCGCGAAGATCATCGGTACACTATTAGAAGTCTTAAACTTGGCGTACCTTTCGTCATTAATGACTTCGTATGGAGGATTAGAGTCAATTTCTAAAATAAGCTGATCAATCAAGCCCTGACCCAAACCGTTAGCATCGACTACGAGGATTCTTGCGCGGAAATCATTTACCTTCTGCTTCAAAAACAATGCTTGCTCTCTAAAGTGGGTTCCTTCAAAAGTGTAAATGTTCACAACATGCTTTGTGTACGTCCCATCTCCTTTTGGAGCTAATTTAATAACTACCAAAGCTGACTGAGCGTTGGCATTCCCTTCTGAACGAGCAACGTCATAAGCTAAAACGTATTCAATGTGTTTATCATTTACAGCCTTCTCTTCTGCGTGTGGTAGCACTCTCGCCTTACGGAATGTCTCAAGGTCAACCAGAGAGTTTTCTGAACTACCAGACCAAACGCTTCCATATTCCCGTAAGAACGAGATTGGGTTGAAGTTTGGCGACTCTTTCAAGTCATTGATATAGTCTATTGACAATAATTTAAATCCAGTTGCTAACTCATATCCTGCCCCTAGAATGTATGCTGATTTGCCAGTAGCCATATCATATAAATATTCTTTAAGTACATTGAAAGCAAAACTTTGTTTTGTTCCTGCCGTTGTAACGATAGTGATAGGCTTATGGTTTTCCCATGGGTCTTCTCCACCGCAAGCGGCTATACGATTGGTCGCCATGATAGGTAGCAATACAGAGTTATAACTTTCTTCATCAAAACGTTCGTGAATGATTTCCTCTACGCTTAAACCATTGGCTCTAAGACCACGAGACGATTCGCTATTAGCTACAACATGAAGGATAGACCCATTTTTAAAGGTTAGCCTTGTATAATCCTTCTCAAATCTTATCCCATTTTCCTTACACTCATTTTTAAGCAATGGCAAAAATGAAAATATAGACTCAATATTTTGTTGAGCAATTGCCGCCGCCATTTGTTTTTGTGGTGCAGTTATTGCTAGTCTAATACCAGGATACATAATGCACCGAAGCATAAGTGCTAAGATTTGCAGGAATGACTTTGAACTACCGCGAGTCAACGTAAAATAAGTTTTCCGATACCTAAAAATGATTCTTAATATAATCCTTTGATAGAATAATAATTTAAATTTCTTAGGATCAGGATTAATCATATCAATGAATAGGTCTGGATAACTTCTAAACAAAGATAGATACATAATCCAAGTTGGTAACATCTGTTGAAAAGATTTCACTTTCCTATCCTGCATCACTCTTCACCGCCCAATAGCACACCATTGGCACTGTTTACTTCATCTGATATATCATCTGGAAGAGTTGATAATTTTTCATGACCAATAAGCTGACGCACATAATTAATATGCGATAATATTGCCATGTCAACCAAGTCCATGCGTTCTTCAATCGGTTTAGGCTCAACATAACCATTCCTTTCTACTTGCTCAAATAATTGAGAAAAGCTCATCATTCCACTTGATTCACTTGCACTCTTTCTGTCTATAGGTCTGAAACCAGATGATTGGAGAATCTTTTCATACCTGTCGTTATAGTTTTTGAATGCCTTATCGTCACCTTGTTCGAGAGATCTATCCATCCAAATTTGGAGCTTACACAAGTAAACCAATTGTTTCTTTAACTGCGGTGTGTTTATGTCATGGCTATATGACATGTCATGATAAAATTTTTCCATTGTTAGATATTCGCGATTAGTGTAGCCAGAACCAAACTTCATTGCGATATCTTTCGTCAGCTTGATAACGCCTTCATCTGTCACTATTTCGTCTACATCGTCAAGATCATCAAACTTATGTTTGTAGATATCTGTCTCATTTTCACCTTCCATATCGCTGTCAGCCCAACTTGATTTTTTGTATTGTTGGAGAGAGTTAATCATTCGGAAGTATGTACCAACTGTATCGCTCTCATTTTCTTCTGCTGATTTCCAAACCTTTGCAATAAATGGCTTGTCAATACGTTGCAGAGTTGTTTTCACTGACTCGATATTGTTTTCATCAATCATTTCTTTCAAACATTTTTTACAGACAGGGACATGACCATCGAACATCATGCTTGTAGATGTGTAAAAATCCGACAGTAATTTACTCTTCCCACATTCCCCTTTACAAATCTTTCTTTGAGTCATTCAATCACCTCTTTCAAATAGAGAAAGGATTGACAAGAATTTGTATCAATCCTTTCTTCGGTACTCATATATTTTTTTGCAAATCGACACGCTTAATGTCGATCTCACCCAACGAGTTTACGAGGATAACTCCTTGTGATGCATTAGATAGGAATTTACCTTTTACCCCATAGTTATTGGCTCCCATCAAAGAGCCAACATAAGCTTCATATTTGTTTTGACCAACTTCCTTCACCGAAAAGTGATGCAAGTGTCCCATAGCCAAAACGTTGTAGCTAGTGTTGTCAATGTCAGCGTGACTAGCAAGCTTCTTATTGCCTTTTTCATTGTCACCATGTACAAACTTCATATTGTATCCATTAAGATAAAAAGAAGTACTGTAGTTGATGTGGTCAACTTCAACATAAGAGATTCGAGATGCTTTCGCTTTCTCAATAAATTCTTTAATCATAAAATTGATTACAAAGATTGTAGAATCTCCATCAATATTGTCGTTCTTATCGCCATTCATGCGATCATGATTGCCGCCAATACCGCGATATGTGACATTAAAATCCTCAGACAATCCGACAATAAAGTTACGAATCAACTCATATGCTTTGACAATCTGCACAGCCAGAGGAAACTCTGCTTCATGTGCTTGATTGACTTTACGCATACTCACATGTTCAGTCATATCACCCATACACACTACATTGATTTCGGTAATACCTTCATCATGTGCAATCTTCTTTACGCGAGAAAGGTATTTTTCAACACGTTTTTGAGCAACTTCATAGTTAAAGGTATTTCCTTTTACATTGTCAACTGTTGCTCCAATATGCCAGTCAGACAACATAACTACCATTTGTCCTTCACCGATAATAGGTAGACGTTCTTGATAGGCAAAACTTGGGATAATCTCAAACAGTTCGTTTAACATAGCGTTACGAACCTGTTCAGCGATTACACCATATAAAGTGATTTCGCGCTTCAATCTTCCAAGTTTTAGGCTCTCCATTTGTACTTCTCTCTTAGCGAAGTACATGTCTCCAACTGCTTCTTTGATTGAATCCAACTTAGAATCAGCAACAAGATCGGCTTGTTTTTGTCTAGTCTCAATTGTACCTGTAGCAGTCTGGTACGCCTTAATCATTTGACGATACGATTCAGAAGCTTCGCTGTCATCAAAACCTTCCAGTAGCATCATTCTTTCGTGTTGCGCCCAATTGGTACGATGGCTTGGAGAAGCCATTTGGAGTTCTCGCTTAATACGAACTGCTGTGTCAAGATGTTCTTGCGAAACTTCAATAACTTCTCCTTCTTTATTGGTGTATGAACGCATCTTATTCACCTTCCAGCTTGTCTTTCATGCTAACGGTGATAGACATTTCTTTGTCATCATACTCAGCTAGAATAGCCGCCAGATCATGAACTACTTCGTCACCTGTTTCTGCATCAAGCACCTCAACAACCTTCATATCTTCAAGATTAAGATAACCTTTAACTGCGTGACTTAGTGTGCGTGTTGATTTAGGTTCTTTTGCCATATCAAAACATCTCCTTTTAATCGGTTTAAAATATCTTTTAAATTGTTTAAAATTTTCTTTAAAGCTTTAAAACTCTTTTAAACTATTTATTCAAACTCTTTCCTTTTTTCTAATCCCATGCTGTAGCCATGACGAAAACCTTCATTATATACATTTGCTTCATGAGCCTTTTCTGCATCTCTAATGTGCTTTGGCTTTTTTCGTTCCCTCTTAGATTTTTCCTTCATAAGAAGTCACCTCCATGGAATTGAATGACTATACAACAAAAAGGGCAAGCCACTCATAAAGTGACTTGCCCTTTGTTTATTAAATTAAGCCTTCACAGCGTTCTTGAGAGTCGCCTTCACGCTTGCATTAACTTTGCGAGTAGCTTCTTTTTGAACTTCATCGCCAGTCTTAGGATTGCGTACTGTACGAGCGGCTACATCTTTCACCTTGAAGGATACAATACCAGTGAAATCAAGCTTTTCACCATCTGCTAAAGTAGGTACTACTACCAGAATGTGATCGAGAACCGCATTTACTTGCTCACGAGCTGCCTTAATAGAAACACCATTTTCCTCTGCGAACGAACGAACGAATTGATCTTTTGTCATTTTCGAAACATCTCCTTTTATCTCATTAGATAATTTTTATTTTGAGCTTTAGATTACCAGTACTTTCTTCGGCATTCTTACACTCCTACATATCTAATAGAGATAAGAAAGAAGGGTTTTACACACTTTTGGCAACACTATCAATTTGGTACTTATCTTTTCTGCAATTTTTACAGATATTTCTCAATCCTGACTTCGATCTCTTATTAGGACTGAAATACTTTTTCGTGGAAAGATAGTTATTTTTACAGCAGTTACAGGTTTTATACTCTCCACGAAGGGCATATGTATAAATCCAATCTTCACGCTGTTGCTTATATGTTTCGGTAATCATGCTTGGTATAGTTTCTCTCGTCATTTTACTCAATCGAGGTTTGGTCATTTTTATATCGTGCTTCTCTTTTAGGTCTTCAATCATTTCGTCGTATGATTTGCCTTCCACTTTCCAAAGGAATATATCTTTTAGGTAATCTTTAAAGTCTGTCGCTTCAACTAACTCTTCGAATGCGAATATGATGATCTTCATATATCCGAATGTGTCATCGTAGGAAGACTCTTTTAGATCAGCATAATCCTCAACGAGTACTCTCATCACTTCTACATCATCAAAGTTAATGTAAGAAAATCTATTGTAATCTGGTTCTGATTTGCTGATATTCTGGAATCGAATATAACCCTTTAACTCATTCTTTACAGCAATCTCGTCTTTTTGGATATCTGTTCTAATCCATTTCAGTCTCTTGATTTCTGGAAGAGTTAACTTTCGACCATTTGTACCTATACCAGAATCAATCATTGAGGTAAGAAGTCTAATGGACTCCCCTGTCTCAGCCAGTTCAGGATACCTCTCTCTATCTCTGCCATTCACTTTGATCTTAGGTGTCTTAATGATTGAGCGATTCGTCTCTTTCCGAACCTCTCTTACTTTCATCAGTTTTTCAATAGAAGCTTCCCTATTATTGTTTCTCTTTTGGCGGTAATCAGTAATCGTATCCTCACTAGCATCACTGTCTTTAGCATATAATAAGTAACTAGCGAGAGATTCAAGGTCTTTGGCAACCCTTGTGTTTTCACTCAGTAACCCAGTTTGACTAACATGAGGATTATAATGATAATCGTAATATTCAACGAGCATTTCATCATTTTCCTCCACCAACTTTTTGACCAATTCCATTCTTTCTTCTATAGAAACAAGTGTGTAATCCAGACTGTCAGACAGTTTATTCATATATTAAGCACCCCTCTTGGTGTTGTATTATTCTCTACATTTATAATTATAGTACTTTCTTCGGCACCCGCAAACTCCCCTTAAAAAGTTTTTTATAAAAGTAGCCACTCAAAAAGAGTGGCTACTTTCTTAGGCACTTTTGAGTAATTCAGGTAAGAATGTTTTCCGCTTGGTAGACTTGTTTGTGTCAACAGAATGTTGTAACGCTTTAAGTTCGATAGGCATGAACAGGAACTTACTTGCTCTTGTCATGGCTGTATAGGTCAACTGGCGATTCAGAAGCACATAGGATGAGTAGTCCATTGCAAACACCACATACTTCCATTGACTACCTTGGCTTTTGTGTACTGTAATCGCGTATGCGAGGTCTAGCTTGCTCATCTCTGACTTCGTGAATCTAATGTCGCCTACGCCTTCAAAGTCAATCACAATCTCTCCAGACGCTTCTCCATCTTGAATGAACGCTGTGTCAATATATTTAATGATACCAATCGTTCCATTAAACACACCCTTGTCATAGTTGTTACCATTAAGAATGACCTTATCTCCTTCAAGGAAGGTAACATTTTTTCTCTCAACTTTATTTCGAGAGTCTACATCATCGGGGTCTTGATTAAATAGCTTCTGACAAGCTTCATTAATATTCTTTGCGCAGTTTATTCCTCTGGTCTTCATCGGAACAATGATCTGGAAGTCGAGAATATCGCCATTAAATTTCTTGGCAATCGCCATAACTCTCTTAAATACATCTTCATCATTATCATATGCATATGTCCACAAGTCTTTTAGTTCTCCAAGTTTCTTGTGACCATAGTCAGAGTTAGAGAGGAACTTCTTCCCTTCTCTCACCAAATTCGCACAAGACAAGATACCAGACTTTTGCGCCTGACGATGAACGATTGTAAGTTCAACCTTTGGAACTTTATTGCTTGCCAGCAGATCAACGAGTACATTACCAACTCCAATTGGTTCAAGCTGTGCGGTATCTCCAGTAATGATTAGCTTCGCCCCATCTTTAATCGCTCTCACTACATAGAAGAATAGTTCAGAGTTGACCATAGACGCTTCATCGAGGATGATTATATCTTTAGGTAGATGATTAAATTCATCAAATGTCCACCCAAGTTTAGGATGATATCCATAGAGCCTGTGTATTGTGTATGAGTCTAGTCCAGTAGATTCTTGGATTCTCTGACTTGCTTTTCCTGACAGAGCGCATGTAGCATACTCTAAACCCTGTATCGACCTCAGCACTTCAACAATACCTTTGATTACAGATGTTTTACCTGTACCAGCCTTACCATTTACGATCAGAATATTATGCTCAACAGCATAATTGATTGCTTGCTTCTGCTCTGCTGTGAATGGGAAACCTTGTTTCTTTTCTACATTTGCTATAATCTCTTCCAAGCCCTCAATCTTATGTTCGAACTTGGCTCCAAGAATACGGACAACATTATCTTTAATCTTCGATTCATACTTATAGTATTCTCTCATATAGATCATGTTGTCATCTTCTGCAATCATGTATTTCTGTGCCACAGCTTCTTCCAGCAGAGCATCTTTAATGCCATTAATACTTAATCCTAATAACTTAATGGATTCGTTGATTAATGTGGTTAACTTCATCCATGAATGACCATTGCCAGCTTCTTCGTTAAGAACATATTCAGCACATGAAGTGATTCTATGTTTCGATTCCTTTGACACCCCCATGTTTAGAGCCATCTCATCAACCTTCTTAAATCCAAACCCTTCAACCTCAGTCAAGATGTAAGGGTTTTTGCTGATCTTATCTATAAGAAGATCAGGGGAGCCGTACTTGTCCGAAAGACGCTTCACGGCGCTGTATGGAATGCCATACTCACCAGTAAGCTTTATAATTGCCCTCTGGTACTTCTCATTCTCTATGATCTTCTCTTTGATCTTTGCTAGTGTGGTGTCTCCTATACCCTTTACTATACTCAGATCAAGTTTATCATCCTTGATTAGATCAATGAGATTGGCATCTGGATAAGCATACGTTAGAGCTTTCACTTGAAACTCACTTAATATAGTAGAAAGGAATGTTACCTGTTCTTCTAATGTAGTGAATTGTTTCATATAGATCAGACCGACTTCGTAACCTACTCCGAACTTAGGGTCTTTCTTTCTGGAAACCTTAGCTGTGTAGGTCTTCCCTATCTGCAAGTCAGGCATGTTTCCTTTTAGAGTTATATTCCCATATGAATTTTGTTCTACTAAATCCCAATTTCCCGTCTCCACTACGTTCACCGCAAATATGCCGAAATCATTATATTCAGCAAACGGTTTAGGATAGACACGCCGTTCAGGAACGACGACTATCTCAAACTGTTCATCAGACATAAAAAACCTCCCCAAATATTCTTTAATATTATTATAGTACTTTCTTCGGCTCCTTGCAATATTTAATAAACTTCAAGAGTGTCCAAAACCGTCCATTTGTTTAAAATAGTTTAAAACATTTAAAATAGTTTTATATGTTTTAAAGTTTTTTGTTGACTCCTAAAATTGGAAATGATATATTGTTCACATAACAGTTATGTGAAACGGAGATGATACAAATGAGTAACTTGGCACTAGCAACAGTTGATAACGTAGCATATACATATGATCATAAATTTGTTTCTTTTTTCAAGGAGTACATCAAAGGTCAACGATCAGTAAACACAGCCGACAACTATAGAAGAAGCATCAAGCAGTTCTTCGAATTTACTTTCAAAAAAGAAATGGATTATGTACGTTTGAGTGATATTGAAACTTTGACAAGTCTGGAAGCTTTCACATATCACAATCATTTAAAAGAACAAGGATTAAAGAATGCATCTATTAAAGCTAAAATTGAAGCGGTTGGAAGTTTCTTGGATGCTCTGAAAGTAGACTATCAACATATCAACAACAATATCTTTGACAACTTGAAATTGGATAGCGCTGATTTAGATCGGAATGGATATGGCAACTTGGAATGGGATGAAGCGTTTATCTTTATCGAATACGCTCATATTGAACAAATGGAAGGAAATCAGATGGCTATGCTTTTAAAGCTGGCTTGCATCTCTTCTATTCGATTGGAAGCCCTGCTCTCTCTGACTTGGGAAGATTTTCGAGTGAAAAACGAAAAAGGTGTAGTGGTTAATTACATTGATAAGGTCGATAAACAAACCAGACACAAAACTCCTGTATCTGATAAGTTGTATAATGAGTTGAGAGAAATGCTTGGTACGGAAGGTAAACTGTTCCCGAACCTGTATAAACACAAAGTAGGAAAGTTTTTGAAAGAGATTTTGGCTTACTTTGAAATTGACCCAAAAAGAAACATTAAATTTCATAGTTTTAAGAAGTGCGGTGTAAATAGAGTATTGGAGCAAACAGGTGATCTGACGAAGGCTCAGATTCAAGGAAAGCATAAATCTATCATCACTACACAGAACAGCTATGTAGCACTTAAAGATGATCTTACGTTAAAGCCTTCCTACACATTGGACAACGATGCAAATGTTATTGATGAAATTAAAGACTTATCTCATGAACAATTAATCATGGCAATATCTCAGATGAGTAATAGCGCACAGCATGAATTACTAAGAATTATCAATAAAGGGTAGCCAAGCGGCTACCCTTTAAAAGTGAAAAACCTAAAAGTAACAAATTTCGCACCCTTTATAATTTGATAGTATATTTATATTATATAATCTATAATATATATTAATATATATTAATTCTATTTATAAAGGCGGCAGAATTTGTTACTTTTAGGTTTATAGTAATATTTGGGATATTCAATGGAACTAAAGAAAGTACCGTACATCAATTCTAAGGCATTTTATGGCTCGTATAAGCGATTTTTGTTCTCACCCCTCCAATGACTACACTTGCGTCCTCCGAGAGCGTACACACCAAATTCCGTTTGTCTGGTAGCCTGTTAACACATACCCAACTTCATGGTTTCTCAAATCACACTGAATATAATTTTTGAGTCTTGTTGTTCAATGTCACCTTTGTACTTTGAATTAAAGCTAATTGTTCAAGTCTTATCATATATGATTGGATGGTTCTTTCACTGCAACCTACCATTTTGGCAAGTTCCTCGTTTGTGATTCTGTATTTTGAGAACTTATCGCACATCATACTAATGTATCCAAACAAATATAATCCAACATGTCCAAGCTTCCCATCGTTCACAATGGTAATGAACTGATTCACATCAATCTTATGTGTATTCTGAAACGAATAGAATGTCCCTGTATAGTCTTCCCCATCAAATCTCGCCATTCCTTTGATTGGTTCCTTGACGCAAAATCGTGGACTATGATTGATTTCTAGGTCAGGTATCTTCTTTCTCAATTCCTTTATAAGACCAAACTCCAAAATGCCATCATGCATATAATAAGCTACTGGATAATCAGTCGTTGTCTTTGTGTAGTTCATTTCATCCAATATCCCATCGGATTTTGTGATGTAAGACACAGATGATTTATTCGTTGTAAAAACCTTTATTATATTTTGTTGGCTGTACTGCTCTGTCTTACCATCCCCATACAGAGTGTTTCTGTAAATATAGCAAGTCAGATAATAGTAAGCATATGCAAAGCACTTGTGGTTAAAACTTTTGAAATCCGCTTTAGCCAAGTCTTCGAATATTTCATTCGGCATCTGGACATTAACGCATTCACCAACATTGAGCCATGATTCCAAAGCAACTTTGTCCATGCCACTCCCCCATTCTTAGTAAATATAAATAGTACTTTATTCAGCACTTATAGTCAATCCTAAAAGTAACATATTTTTCTCTTATTTAAAACCTTTAAGTCATTTTAAACCTTTAAAACCTTTAAGTCATTTTAAAGATTTGAAATATTTTTAACCGTTTCAAAGCTTTAATACATTTAAAACATTTGCAGCTTCTGTCGAACTTTGAACTGTTTTAAATGTTTAAAAGGTATTGCCAAGCAATGGTTACTGTGGTAACATGCTAAACAGATAGATTAATCATACAAAGCTGAATACAAGAAAGGATGAACATGCATGGCACAACAAGCAGTTAGAAAAAAGAGCGAGCCAAAACAACCTGTCGAACCAGTAAACATTATCGTGGAGGAAGCAGAACCTTCAATTGGAATCATTGCAGTTGATAATGGAGGGTTTAACACTAAGATTCTTACACAAGACATGGACAAACCTGTCATTATGTCAAGCAAAAAGGGATTTGGTAGCAGTTATGACCCTTTTGGCACTGCGAAATATCCTGATGGTACATACAGAGTGTCTTGGAATAACAAAACCTACTTTTTCGGATTGTTACTGAATAGTACAAGAAGACATTTATCCAGTTTCACTCCAACTAAATCCACTGACTACTTCGTTTTGTCTATTCTAATGGGAACTGCTCTTTATGGATATGATATTAACTATCTCATCACCACTACTCCATACTCTCGCTATAGTGAAGAAGAAATGAGTTTGATCATTGGTAGACTGATAGGCGATCATGAGATTAATATTAATGGCTCTATTTATAAATTCAAAATCGAAGAGTGCTATGTAGCTCCAGAAGCCATTATTGCTAGTTATGCTATTAAACCTTGGGGAAAACACAGATGGGTTGATTTAGGTAGCAGAACTGTTGGATTCGGAACCACATTTGGAGATCAAGATACTGGATTCTTCTACCCTATTTGGGATGAATGCGACACTATCGAAAAAGAAGGATTGGACATTAGAAGTGTCTTAGATAAAGAACAGGATGAATTAAAAGAATACGTTAAGGAATATATCGAGAACATTTACAATGAACTCAGTCCTTTCTTTGATGATAACGACCCAATGACGATCTTCGGCGGCGGTGCATTAGTGCCAGAGATTGCAGAAGAGATGAAAGTGCGTTTTCCTAATATGGATGTCGCAGAAGACCCACTTACTATTCAGGTTCGCGGTTTGATGGAGTATGCATTAACATCAGATGTGTATGGAAGTGATGAAGAATATGTCGAAGAAGAATAGTAGAAGAGAGAAATGGAGAAACATTACCCTTAACCAATCTAATATTGATGAGTACCTTCTCGATCTGATCGAAGACACCAAAGGTCAATACATCACGCAAGGAGTCTCCTTTAACAAGGATGACTCGTTGCAGATGGGGTTATTGAAACAATCCATTCTCGATCATAGTTCTTTTAGTGGATTAGTTAAACATTTGTTGACCATATACTTCTCTGGTCAGCCTATACAGTCTCCCAACTCTAGTTCTCACTTTCCAATTTCTTTCCATCGTACTCGCGATATTCAGACACAAAATGAGGTTGTAGAATCCACACCTGATCACAAGGAAGTTTCAGCGATGCCTACTACTCCGAAGATCAATCCTGCGTCTGTAGTAGCAGCGACTAGAAAGAGTTTGAGTAGTCCATCAGTTGAGATAAAGGTGGATAATACTCCAAAACAACAAAGACAACCTGCGAAACGAATTGCTCCAAAGCGACCTTCTGGTGGTGGTTTTTTGCAAGCCAATCCAAATGCAAAACTACCAACAGACCCCTCCGCTAATTAAGTGGAGGGATTATTTTTTAAACCGTACCTTTTAAACGTTTAAAATAGTTTAAAAGTATTTAAAACCTTTTATAATGTTTAAAGATATTTTAAAAGAAAAAGTATTTTTTCTTGCATATTTACACCATTTTGATGATGTGCTACAGTTAAAAGTATATAAAAGACTAAAAATTACATGTTTTCGGCACTAGAATTGCACCGTCTATTCTGGTGTCATGTTGACCTTGTGGTTATTTAGCAATGATCGCACCTTTAAAACAGTTTGAAACATTTAAAACCTTTTAAAATCGAGGTGGTTGCATGGGAGATATAATCCACGTTCCACATGAGTTATCCTTTATTCTTTATAGCGGCATAGGAGATAGGATTGAAAAGCTTATAAAAGCACATGAAGGCGGCTATTGGAGCGATAATACTTCTCAGTCCTATTTAGGTCTGCGCGTTGCACTAGATTGGTACACGGAAAATTGCGTTCTATCGTCCTATCATTTAGAGGAAAGATATAAAAAGTTATCAGAAGCCATAGAGGGCAAGTACTTTCTTTATGATTACTACAAAAATTACAGATTCACTTTGCGATACGATCTAGGTGGTATTACAAAAGAAGAAAAGAACCGCCTTGTATCCATAAAATCACTGCCAAAGAAAGCAGAAGAAGGATTAGTATTTAAATTCGATGGACTCCATGTGCGTATAGTGAATGTCTACCCTAATATAGACGAAGATTATGGATCATTCATTGCAGAGTCATTGACTATTACCGAGTTGTTAAAAATGCGGAAAGGAGAAAATTAGGCAAAAAAATACTCCCATCGTATTACCAGTACGATAGGAGCATCCAAGTAGGTAAAGCAAAGGGTCGTCCAACCCATATTAAATACGATAAATCACACAAAGCTACGAAAGGTTTAATTTGTTTTAAAAACCTATGCGATAGCCTTATTAAGCTATCTCTAATTATAGCAGACTGTGATAAAAATGCAATACCTTTGAGAAAGAATTTAGGTAAATTTTTCATTTTAAACGTTTAAAACCTTTTAAACTCTTTTAAATTACCTTTAAACTCTCTTAATTTGCATTAAAAATCGTGTTTAAAATGTTTAAAAACCTTTTAAATCGACTAAAAATGCTCGATTTTTGCCTGAAATCACTCAAAATGGGCTAAAAATAGATCAAAAACACCCGAAATGACTGATTTCCTATTTGGAAGTGTCTTAAACACGCCTAATTACGACTATATGGCTAAAAATCGTAAGATATCAACCCTAGAGTTTGACTATCTGGCTCATATGGAGCCTTATATACCCAATGCAGATAGAAATGGCTATAAAGACCTTAAATACTCCCTTCTGGACACTATAGAAGGTGTATTTGGCGATAAGTGGTTCAATTTGAAAGATTCAACGAGACAGGCGATTGATTATATCTGTTTCCTATCTCTTGAGCGTGGATTTATCTATGCGAGTCCAGATCATATCGCTAATAAGTATGGTGTTGCTCGATCTACTGTATATGAAGCTCTGAAAGTACTCAGAGAGCAAGATATACTCTACAAAGCGAACAGATGTTCTAAGAAACAAAACGGCTTAGGATGTGCTGTACACTTCTTCACTATACATCCATATTTTTCACATATTATTGGTTACTTAAACCTTGATTGGAAACCGAAGGAGAAAGCTGATCGGAAAGCTGAAATCGCTGAAATCCCTTGTGGGACAAGCGCTCCAAGCAATTTTGAGGATGCTACCTTGTCTTTACCTTCTCAAGACCTTGAAAAAAGAGATTTACATATTAATGTGTCTGAGACTCATTTTGAGAACACGCCTATAATCAAATATGTTCCAAAGGAGATTAATGCATTATATGCTGGTATTTTCAACTTTAGACTACGTTTCATCTGGCAGAAGATTACGCAAGCATGGAAAACTATTAAACATGCTTCTCTTGATCGTGCCTATCTTCTTGAAACTGGTACTAGAATCATTAAACGTATCTATCAGATTTGGAAAGACAAAACGCATCAGAATGCGGAAATGACTGTTGATGAGATGTGTGCCTTTGCTTATAAGGCTACTAGAGATTCGATCTATAGCACTCTTGCTACAGAGTATATGCAAGACTATGACTCTGAGGAAAATACGCTCATGAGTGAAGCTGTGCGCTCTATTCCTGAGTTTGAAAAGATTTGCTTGAGCATTTATCCGAATTATAATTATAAGGCTGTCAAAGAGCATGTTGTAGGCTGCATTGAATGGGCATATCGTATGATGCGTCCAGAATCCATCAAGAGGATCGTAGCGAATTACGACAAGTATTCCTCTATCCTCTACGTGTGAGCTGCCACATCTGCTCTATGACGATCTTTGCGCTCTAACGAGTGTAAGAGATCATAGCAGCTTCTTGTCTAGCAATCTATTATCATTATTGCCTGTAGTAGATAGGTTTATACATCGTGGAATAGATTTATTTTTGACCGCTATCGCATTCCTGTAGATAATGACAGGTGTCGATAGGTGTGTTTTGCCCTATTGGATCACCAGAGACGATAGAAAGCCTCTCTAAGGCTCTAGGAGGGATTCTAGTATATTTCGACTGGTGTTACGACAGGGCTTTATCGTGGCTACGAGAGGGTATTTTAGCGCTCGTCGGCTCGGTTAGGTGGTCTGGTTGCCGTGAGTATGTGTTCGACAGTTATGTAATGGTAATTTTTGGTTTTCAACTGTAAACCATGCCCCCACCCTTGTCAATCCTTTTCACATAATTTATGTTATGGGAAAAGTGACCGTTATTTTTTTCTGAGCGTTAAAAACATTTCTAACTCTAAACAGTTTTAACCTAGTGCAGAAATGTTTCTTTAAGGAAACTTTTTGTCATGACTAAAATTGTTTGAGCTTTGTCTAAATTGTTTCAATAAAAAATATTATTTAGTTGTCTTCAAAAATGTTTCCTAAGAGAAAAACTTTTCATCTTAAAAAAATTTTTTTCGCATCGCTCATTAATTAACAAGGGCGCGCGAACGCAAGTATTCTACCTGACTGCTAACTATCTCACTCCAAACCTCACACACCAACACCCAACACTCCAAACCTCACTACCTCTCACACCTCACACAATGCCACCTAACACATTCCATCACCTAAGCCTATCCATCCTATTCAAACCTATCTTTTAACGCTTAAATGCAAAGCAAAAAATATTTGAAAAACATTCAATTTACCATTTTATGGACTGTACTTATTTCGGTTCCTATGATACAATAAGAATGTGGTTGAGGGACTACAACTAAAAGGAAAAGGTGGTTAACACAATGGTAAACATTAAAAGTAAATCCGCATTCTTTAAAGCGGTAAACATGGTATCATCTAAAATGGAAGGTGACAGAGCCGCACGCATGGCACTAGCTCATGCAATCGTTTCTAATTGCAGACTAACAGAAATAAACGAACTGTTCGAACGCGAATCAATGACTACACTTGTGAAGCTGGTAGTAACAGCAGGTATCACACCCGAAACAGTTGAAGAAGCTAAACAAACAAAGAAACCTAAACAAACTTCCAATGAGCCAAAGAAAGTACAAGCTAAACGTAAACAAAAAGTAATAGCTCCAGCCGAAAAGATTGTATATACTGGATTACCTGATAGCATGAATGAGTTTACAAAGGAACAACGCGAAACAGTGGAAGGGATCATATTGCGATACATAGAGAACGCCAACAAACAAGAAGGCGCACATATGGACGCGCAACGCTTCAACTATATTGATGGTATGAACGCACTAACAAACGTTACATCAATAGAAGACTTACAAGCGGTTATGGTTGCGTACTTCATGCGTGACTATGCAAGGAAAGTAATTAATAAGTATTTAGAAATGGGCGTAGGATACAAGAAGCTGAACACATCTAAAGCCCTTGAGAACATCGAACAAAAGCAGTCTTATATGCAAGCATCCAGTAATAGAGGTAATATCCAAGCATTCGATGCGGACGATATCCTAAATGATCTGATTGTTGATGCATATCGCCTAACATTTAATGAATCTATGTTTGATAATACAGGTAATGCACTGACAACAATATTTTACCGCATATCTAACGTTATCCAAGTGAGAACACGCGAATTGCGCAACCAAACCAAAGTAGTAACAGCCAAAAAACAATATATCCAAGAAGAAGGCGCATCATACAGTACAGAAGAAGAAGCTTTACAGATGGCGGTTGAAATGGGTATTTTCACAGATGCAGAAATGGAAATAATTCAATTGCGTGTAGCAGGATTTAAAAAGAACGAAATTGACAAAATGTTTGGGAAACGCACTGATAGAACTTTTAATAAAATGGAACAAAAATTTTATAAAGCAGTATAAAAAAGTGTGGGATTCTCTCGCGCATCCATATAACTAATATACAGGAGGGGAAAATAATGAGCCTACAAGAAACTTTAGAAAGAGTATACCAACAACGCAAAGAAGCCCAAAAGAGAAAGCCTAAATTGAACATTCGCGGCGCGGTTATCATGACCCAAAAAGAACTAGCTGCTTTAAATAGACGAAATTCAGAAATGTTTATTGTGTCCTAATACAAAACAAAAAACGGAGGGAATTAAAATGACACTATCAGCGAAAGAGCTTGTTAAAAAAGCATGGAATGGCAAACACACTTGGAAAGATGACTATACAGTCAAAGTGGGGAAAATCAACCGTAATGAAGCGTATGAAATTGTATATCAACCTAGCCATGAAGAGTTTGACAATCCCTATAAACTTTCTATCGCTAAATTGCAAGACGATTCGACAGTACAAGGGGAATATCTTGAACATTATAACAGCTTAGATGCTGCAATGAATGTGGTTGAACAACTCAAAAAAAATAGCAAACAGGAGGAACAAAAACATGTTTAAAAAGTTCATTATTGCAATGCTTCTAGTCGTATCATTCATAGGTGCAACACTTCAAGAATCAGCAAACGCATATACCACAACAAACGAAAGAATCGAATATACAGACACTATCAAAATCGAAAATGCTTCATATAGTGAAATAGATGGAGTGTTCTATGTATATACAGTCAAGGATCAAACAGGTGGCTTTTGGGTTATGGACTTTGAACCGCTAAAGGGTGAAACGTTAGAACAATTCAAAAAGCGCGTCATAGGTCGCTATCTGATTGTTAAATATTTAGATGATGTACAAACAGAAGACGAAACAGAAATAACAGGGAAATATATTTGGTGAGAATGGGCATACGCTCATTCTCTTTTTTTGATTTTAAAATGTCGTGCTAAAATGAATTTAGCGTGTGATTTTAGGATCAAAACATATAACTATATATGAGGGAAATAAGTATAAAGGGGATAAGATAATGAGTAAATTTATTAAAGTGGAAACCAGTTTTAAAGTAGGTTCAATGAATAGCATAGTGGGAACATTTGAGATGAGTAGCAGCACCTTTGACAATGATATTAGCAAGTTAAAAAAGTTTTTAACATATGCATTTAATGATGAGCATTCAAACGTGATCTGTGACATTCAAGTGTGGGACGACAGTTATAAAGTAAATGATAAAGAGTCTGTAAGGATAATACATGACTGGTACAATAACAGCTTTGACGAGCGAACGTATAATGAGCTTGAAAAATCATATTCGAATAGTCTAGTCAGAGACTATGGAACAGAAGGTAATGCTAAAAAGGAAATGAAAAAGCGCATTCTCAAGTTAACCAAAGAGATAAACAACAAAATACAAAATTAAATTTATACGAGTGTGGGATTTTATTCCACACTCGTATAACTATATATGAGGTAAAAATACATAACATAAGGGGAAATGAAAAAAATGAAAACTGTACAACAACTCGCACAAGCTAACAATGATAAAAAGATTGGTAGTCACCAAGTGAAGTATTCTAAACAAGAAGAAGGAACTAGATTCTTTATATACTATAACACCACAATTTGTACTGTGGATGATGTGAACAAAACATTTAGTATTGATGCAAGCTATGGCACACAATCCACCACACGCGCATGTAATGCCTATCGTAGACACTTTTTAGATGAGGGCTACAGTGAAATTGTATAAATCATTTAAAAGGCGTGGGGATCGTCTCGCGCCTTTATATTAGCATACATAATATAATCAAAGGGAGTTTTTAATATATGTTGAAAACTATGCTTTTACTCAAGGCTTTAATTTCTTTTGCTTCTACAATTGAAACAGAAGAATATACAGTGACAGACACACATATTGTCCAAGATGGTTATACATTTATGAAGTCTGTCAACCTCACAGAAGGTACGCAACTATGGTTTACCGCTGATAATGTAGTAGGTGACAATAGACTTAAAGTTGGCGATATAGTGACAGGTGTATTTAATGATGAACGCTTAAATGAGGATCAATTTTTTGTATATAAAAATTAGTTGAAGGTTAATTATTAATAACACACATGTATAGGCGCGTTAGCTACGCGCCTTTTTCATGCCTGAAAACATGTATCAAACTCATTTTGGTGTGTGTTTTTGTGCTTGAACCAAATAACTATATATTGAGCTAATAGAATGAATGAAAATAAATAAAATAATATGGTGGTGTATTAAGTAATGGAACGTATAGAGTTTTTAAAAGGTGTTATTGAAGGAATGACAAAAAACTGTATAAAGTCTCTTCCCATTAAGCAAAATGACTTAGAGCCTGTCAAAAGTATTATAGCGGATAAAGAAGATAGAGATTCTTTCATAATTACAGATAATCATGGTCGCCTTACACTAAAATATGAAAACAAGAAAAATAACAGAATGACGCTTTTTAGTGAATGACATATCAATACACCATATCATTTAAGGAGAATTTTACATGAAGTTTAAAAATAAAATTGATGTTTATTTTGATCTGCAAGGTGATACAGAAGGTCAACTCTTATATTATGGTATGATCGGTGTTATGGTGTTTGTTATGGTAGGTGGTACGCTTGGGAATCTTTTAAATTAGTGTGTGATTTTATCATTCACTTGTATAATTATATATGAAACCAAAACAAAAGGAGACAATTCACATGTTTAAATCATTCAACGAAATCACGGAAGCAATCAAGGCTGATAAAACATTACCATTCAAAATTATCGTGGAAGGTGAAACATATTTCACAGTCGAAGACGCAGAAGGATTCCGCGCATACATGCAACTTGAAACATTGGGATTTAGCAAAAGGTTTGAATATGCACTTTCCTTGTCGTGTAGCACTGTCCACAAGCCAAACAGAAAGACAGGTTCAGGGCGTAAAGGCGTAGAATGTCCACCTGATTCCACTTTGGAAACTATCGTTAATTGTCTAAACAGAACACTTGATGAATCAAAGCGACGTATCACATTAGGACAAGAAAGAATGGATACACGCAAGCCGCACGAAAACGGAAAATATTTGGTTTAATGTGTGATATTCTTATAAAGGATGGTGTCTCTAATGACTGTGCAATTAAAAAAAATAAAATTAATAGATTGGGTTGAAATAACTAAACATGTAACAGTAAAAGCTGTTTATTATGTTGATGGAACATGTGAATGTGCTGTTATGACCAAGTGGTTTAAATTTGATGATTGGTCTATTGAAGAAGATTATGTGAAGCCGAGAAAAAATATGAGTCCTATGGAAGTGTATGGTTATATTGAATATGAAGTGAAGCCAGCATATTTGGAAAATTGAATTTAAGCTTATTTTAAAGAGCGTGGGAAACCGCGCTCTTTTTGTATAACTATATGTGGGAAAATAAAACGGAAAAGGATGATAGATAATGGCAGAAAAACAGATCGTGAAGGATTTTGAAATGAACAAAATGAGAGTGGAAGTTAAAATTGTTTATGACTTAGGTGGAATGAACTACTTTACATCCAATGTTGATGCACGAGGTTATTATGTGCATGTTCAACCATACACCGTAGAAAAACATGATGGTTATAGCATGAGAAAGATGTTGGGGTTTAGCGGTGTAAAAATGCTTCTACTAGAAGTAAATCGTAAATCAGCTAAGAAGCTACAAGAAGCAGTAAACATGGTGAGCGATGAAATGATTGATACAATGGTAAAACAATGCAAGTTTGAATGAAAAAAATGGGGATGTGTGGAATTGCATCCCCAATTGTATAACTACAATCAAACAAAAAACTAAACTGAATGGGGATATATAAAATGAAAACATCTACAAACAACACTAACAGAAACGCTAAGGCTTCTTTTGAGGAAATGCTACATAAGGCATTTGGATTAATCGAAAAAAAGGCTCATATGCAAATGGTGGTTCTGGAAGCGGTAGAACACATTCACGAACAACTGCACAAGAAGTTCGACATTGTGTTAGACACAAAACTAAACATCATAGAATGTCCATGCCCGAAAAAATGCGGATCAATCAAGGTGTCAGTAATATTTACAGCTATGACATTTACGCCAGAAGGCATTGGAATGCATGAGGGTGAAATGTCGGGTATTATCATGCCGAAAAAATAATAAAGCATAGCCAACTACGGTTGGCTAGTTAATTCAGCACACAAGCTTTCCCTCTTATTACCCTTTTCCGCTTGTGTGCTGAATTAACTATATGGCTTTTAAAATTAGTGTTCAATCGGGTTCCCTCTAATCACCCTTTTCCCCTGATTGAGCATTAATTTTTAAAGCTGTGTAATTATTAGCTTTTATTATATAACTATATATGAGGTGATAAAATAATGAACATTAAAAGTGCAAGTTTCACTGATAGAATGGGAAGCGTTACATATGAAGATGGCACTATTGAACACATGACATATGATGAATATATTATTAAGCAGCGCAATTTTCAATACACTTCGATTGCTCAACTCATACGATACCTTGATAGGAAAAGCGCATTTTATAGTGCTGGTCATAAAAGGTCAATTGAAAGGGTGACAGTGTTTGAAAATAGGATGGAGATTTTTGACTTATCGGATAAAGATGTAATGACAAACGATGAACACAAGAAAGTCGCTAGGCTTCTTCTACGCTATCAACGCTATTGTTATTACTGTAAGGAAATTTTACCACAATGGCGAGAAGTTGATCGTATTAACTTTGCTGACAACTCTGTAGAAGTAGTTCAAATTAATAGGTATGGTGAAAAACGTCATGTTATGGTGACAGCTCCGCATGGTGATGCTTGTTATTAATTTTTAGTTTTTATCGTGTGTTTTTGATGTGAACTCATATAACTATATACGAACAAAAAAATGAAAGGATGATATGACATGGAAATTCAAAACGGAAAATTCTCACTGATCGAAGCGGACTTAACAAAAGAGGACTTCAAGCGCGAATGGAGCCACATTGAACAGGCTGGCGTATATGCTTTACTTGATGAATTTTTGTCAGAATTTTATGACGAACAGATGAACGCAAATAGCTTTTTTGGTCTTGCTTGGACAAGTTCAGGAAGGTTTAGCGAACTTGGTGTGCAAAGTCCAGACATTACAATTGATGGAAATGAGCTAAATGCATTTCTCATTCGGAACAATAACCAATTGATTGCACATTGTTTTGATGAAGATGAAAATGATCTATTCTATGAAGTCCAATAAATGACAAACAAGCCCATGACTATGGTATAATGGTCATGGGCTTTCTTACTCATAAAGACATAGGAAAGCGGTGTTTAAGTGGATATTCAAACGTTAAAAGAATTGATTCAGGAAAAGGTGTCAAGGCTTAAAAGAGTTGAAAAAAACATGCAAACCTTACTTGCTGAAATAAATAATATGAATATTGGATTGCCAGAGGATCAAGCAGAAAGATATGTATGTCTTGCTGAAAGATTGAGATGGTTTAGCAAGAGACTTGATGACCTATCATATGAAGCAGAACATTTATCATCTGAATTAGCGACTTTAAAAATGATTGAAAATCAAATGAGTGTGTGATTTTAGTTCAATTGTATATAACTATATATGAGGGTAGAAAAGAAAAGGATGATACATATTAAAACGCCAACAGATTTTAAAGGAACTATTCAATACTATAATCCAAGCAAACACTATAGTAGGCTTCCAATCCACGCTAGATTAATTAAAGGTGGAGGTTTCGAAGCAAAACATGATGACGAGGGGAATCATGTTGCAATGTGTCATGGTAATCTTGGTTTGCCTGTCTTGTCATACGATGAAAGCGCAACACCTGAGAATGTAACATGCATCACCTGTTTAAGAATGCTTGAATCAGGTGAAAGATATGGTTCACATAGCGATGAAAGCGAAGAAGATGCGTCAAGTTGGATTTAATTTTCTGTGAGTGTGGGATTTAGTCCTACGCTCATATAGCTATAAGTGGAGGTGATCGAATGAACGAAGACAAATGTAAAGTGTGCAACGGAACGCAAATTGAAACAGTGCGAGTCAAAGAGCCTGATGGTGAAGGTGGGTTTGATTGGGTTAGTGAAGATCGTCCATGCCCAGCTTGCCAATGATTTAAATTGAAGTTTACTTTTATTGAGAATAGGAGAGATTGCGATGAACGAAAAAATGAAGGAACATATTGATTTTGTGTTATTTGAAATTCAGAACAACATCGAAAAGGCAAAGAAAAGCGGTGCGTTGAGTGGAGAGGAAAACGAATTAGCCCTAGTTCGTGCGGTTACGAAGATAACTGTTGACAACCTTCCTCTCACAAGAGAAGGCAAGGAAATTTTTGATAATCTGAAACATTTCATTTAACTAAATAAAACCTTGACTTTATATTCTTTTTCATAGAAGGAGATTAATAAAAATGGATTACATTAACCAAAATACAATGCAACAAATGTCAGCATTACTGAAAATTCCAAACAATACAACTGTGGATGGAAGAGAAAACTGGATTGAAATTTTTGAAAATAGTGGGTTAGTTCATCATGACGATGGTCGTTTAACCATGGAGCCTAATATAACAAATGAATTTAAAGGATTCTACATTAGCCATAACCCATATGAATCAGCATACGGAGGGGAAACAACTGCCCTTATACTTGGTCAGGGTCAAAGGTTTTATATTTTAAAAGGAGATCATAGAAAAGAGTATCAAGGGTTCTTGTCTAGCTTTACAGAATGTATGAATTACTATTGTAACAACCCTAACAAGCTAGAGCGATTTAGCGACAATATTCCTGTAATATTAAATGAGAAGCAATGAAAGGAGGAATTTAAAATGGCAAAAACAAATAGCGAATTGGCGTATCAAAGATTGGGATTATTACGGGGGATGGGTTATTCAGATACAGACATATTGGAACATGTAATGAGACATGTCAATGGAGATCAAGCGCTTGAAATTATTGATGATTATGCAATAGACAATGATTTTGATTTTGAAGATTAATATAACAGCATTCGAATCTATTGCAAGGTTGCAAGCAATCAAATAATAGGGGGTGACGCTGTAATGAATGAGGTTGAAGAATTTAAAAATGGTTTGTCGATGATGCTAGTATTAGATCAAAGAAAAGATATTAATACAATATTACCGCTTTTACAAACAGGCAAGTTTCATCATACTTTAGATGATCATCTTATAACTTTCTATTGGAAGTCAATAGAGCAAATGAAACAACAAAAAACAGCATACGAACAAGCTAATGAGTGTGATTCTAAATAACAACTTTGATTAATGGAGATAGCAAAATGAACGTAAAAGTTGATACAATTAAAATGATGGCAGGTATATGCACTCTTTTTAATCTGTCAGTTGTCGAAGCAAAGTCTATAGTTGATAAAGCCATAGATGAAATAAATAACAATAGCGAGATAATTCCCTATGCGAAAAAGATTACAATGCGTCTTTCTAAAGAGAAAGGCATACCTATTGTTAATGCAGACGTTTTTGTGAACAATGTCGCAAACAAACTTGAAATTAATGTGTGATTTTAGACCACATCTATATAACTATAGGTGTGGTCTATAAGTTACACATTATAGGAGGTGCTTCAAATGAAAGATCAGTTAGCTTTTATTCTTGAGACACTGAGTTCGCTGAAAAATGGCGAAGTTAAAACTTATGAAATACACGACGAAGAAGAAAATTATGTTGAGTTCGTGGGATTTGACAAAGAAACCAATAATTTTTACGTAAGGTTAATAAGTGATGGGAAAGAAACGAAAACACCTGTCGTGTTTAGCAACGCATTCAGTAAGTTTGACCAGATTTTCAGAAAGGGCGGTATAATGTGACTGAATAGAATCTTAATTCAATTTACAGAATGGAGAATGAAAATGGAAAAGAAGAAGGTCAAGCTTATTGAGCTGGTAAATATGAATCTTGAAACAAGAACTGATGCTAATCAATTTGTCGAATGGGAAGTTCTTCATAAGTTGAATTTTATTACACCAATTATCAATACTGGCAAAACTGATGGCATCCAAATTGCTGTTAATCGTGGCGTAATTGCTGACGGAAGACAGGTATTCCTTACGTTAAAGCAATACATTAATGATGAAATTTCCAGAGAACCAATAGGAAATTTTATTCCATATGGAATGCTTTCAATGGAAGCGAAAATGTTTGTGGATGATATTGAATTTGATTTCATTGATTTTTCCATCCATGACGACGAAGATATTTTCAAGCGTCTAAACAACTCTAAATAAAACTTGATTCTATGGAGGAAAGGGGGCGAAATGAATGATGTTGAAACACGAACATTTGAAAATTAATGTGTGATTTTAACTTGCACCTATACCTATTGGGAGGAAAGTAGAGATGGATAACAAAGAGTTTAAAAGAAAAATGAAAACTTTATATAATGACAAGAAAATCGAGTTCTTAAAAAATGAAGCTCAAAATATAGCAAAAATTAACGATTTAACTTTTCAAAATCAAGTACAAAGTGACGCTGTTTATGTTTTTCATGAAAATAAAGTAACAGGTGACGTTGCGCCATGGGGAAGGTCTACAAAAGTTGAAAATTCTTAATGTGTAATTTTAGTCTACGCCTATATAAGAATAGGCGTGGGCAATAAGTTACATATTATAAATAGGAAGGTTGATGATTCGATGGAAACACTTCATTTCAAAGTTGATCCAATGGCTATGATAAAAATAGCTTTACAAAGATATGTTGAGCAAGAGGTTGAAGGAAAATACTACAAGGCAAAACAATTTGCGTGTTATGATTTTTTAAGAGATATAGAAGATAATACTTTAGATGAGATAGTACAAACTTATGCCAAAAAAGAAGGATTGTCTGCTATAACTCTTGAAAATTGGAGAAAAGACGCTAAATTAATATTTGATGTAATTTGTGAAAGAGAAGATTATAAAATACTAGAAACAGATTACAAAATGAAGGGTTTTGGGAGAACAAAATTTGGTGTATACGACAAACAAGCGAATGTATTTTATGATTGCGCTTGGTTACACCACTTCGACACTATATTAAACATAGTTGAAAAAGAATATCCTCATATGCATGATGCTTTGACTGAAATGTATCTTTCATCTTCTTTGGAAGAGTTTGATGGACATACGCGTAAGGAAATTGAAAGCTTTATCATGAACAACTTTGAGCTATGTGGTGGCTCCAAAAAAATTCAAGATTATTTATAAATCGTGTGATTTGATCTTGCTTCTATATAACTATAGAAGCAAGCAATTAATCATATGATAGGGAGTTGTCGAAAGTGAAAACGATAAGAGTTAATTTGCTATTTCATGAGTTAGAAACATTGGATGAATTATTAAGAAATAGTGAAGCTATTAGCCAAAACTATAGGCTAAAATTTTCAACACGAAATGCACTGTCTTGTTTGTATTTATATTTCAATCCAAGTGCAGGATATACACACAAAGAACAATATGACTTCTACTATAGCAAAGAGCCATTAATATACAGTAAAGAACACATCTTTGGCATTATCAATTACATCAGTGAAATTATTGAGACTTCACGCAATGCTGGGAAAGGAACGAATATTCCAATTGTATTTTTATTGGCAGATAAAGCAATTAAATTAGGCATGGATAAAACTGCATTCACTGAAAGAGTAAAAATGTTCTTTTCTGAAAGTGCATACAGACATTCAGAATACAGAGAGTATGCGATGACAGGGACAGCCAAAAAGGAAAATGTTCAGAAGCGCATCGAATTATTGTGGGATGCAATTAAATAACAATTGTAGGAGGATTAACATGGCAGAGTTTACGTATGGCGGTAACAAACTGGAGTACGACTTTACCACTGTCTTATTCGGCAAGGGTGAATTTCTCGATAATGATGGCGAGATTCAAGAAATTAATGCAATTCATCTTCCAACTGAACCAAACGGAAAGCATATATCTGTTTTTGATAAAGAGTTTGAAGATAAAAGTGTTGTTGAATGGAGAAGTTATGCCGATGGAAAAATTTTAAGTTTTGTTTGCGAGAAAGTTGAACATTGGAATACAGATTGGAGAAAAGGAAGAGATCATAAAGACTAAAATAGAAGCAAGCAATTAATCATAAAATAGGAGGATTTACATGGGACAAACCAAAACGAAAAGTAAATCTACAATCATTACATATCAAGGCTGGAAGATCAAGCAGAAGAAAGATCAATACGATATGGATGTATTCCTTTGCTACACTAAAGAAGAATGGGAATATGGTTCTGGATTGCGTCAGGCAGAATGGGAAGCTGGCACAATGCAGGAAGCAAAGGATTTCATAGACAGTTATTAATTAAGAGGTGAAATATGAAAAAATCATATGAAGTTATATGTGAGGTTAAGGATTGGGATACTCCAGAACAAGTTGAATTGAAAAATAAAATGAAGAATCTTTATATAAAGCAAGAAAAATTTGAGGAAAAGTATAAATGTGTCAGACAATATGCTGAGTGTGGTTATGAAATCAACCAAATAAAATATATACTTAAAAAAGAAAATTAAAAATCACACTTCAATTAATATATCAAATGAAAATATGTTTGTTCGGTTAATAAATTATAAATAAATATGAAACTAAACGAGGGTGATCGGCATGGAAAATAAAATTCCATTTGAAGAATTGGAAGTCAATAAAGATTGGAAAGAAGCTGTAATTGTATTTTCCGATGAAAGCTTTGGTAATCGTGGATTTACTGTCGAAGAAAGAAGTTACAAGGTTTCAGGGGATGCTAAATTTTTTGATCCAAACATGATTGGCAGTTCTTTATTTGGTAACTGTTTGGATGGTAAAGATATAGGCGTTCGGCTTGATTGGTATATGAATCTAAAGCCAGACGAAGGGAGACGTTGGGAAGTAGAATATTGTTATATCGTTAAATAATTTCTAACATCGGTGTGTGATTTACATGTGCTGATATATAACTATATAATGAGGTGATCGACGACATGATGAAAGTTACAGTTGAATTAAATGGGAAAACAATGGGTGATATTGAAAATGCTTTTGACGAAGCAAAAAGGAAAGTTTTAGAAGGGTATAAAAACGGATTTGATAGTAACGATTCTGGAAGCTACTCTTTTGAAGTTGATGGCGAAGAAGAAGTGCCGAAATTTGATGTAGGAGATTCAGTAAAAGTAGCAAGCGACAACGATAATGATGGGTATGATGATTTTCGTGACAAGACGCTGATCGTTACACATGTAGCGACAAGTACCGATGAACACCCAGGATATGATGAATCCATGGAAGGTATAGCATTGTATGATCTGGAAACAGAAGATGGCGAGGAAATTGGTTGTTCTCTATATGAATATGAATTGGAGGAAACATAGAACGTAATGTGTTATTTGATCTTACACCTATATAACTATAGGTGTAAGCGATTAGTTACATATTACAAAGAGGGTGTGGCTCAATGCTGACATTTAAAAGAAAATACCAAGTGAAAATGATTGGAAGGGTATTACAGGTTGGAGATTATACGAGTGACAATGAAGGGAATGCGATCCTAGTTGTTGGTATTACGTCTGTAAGTGTTGAAGGCGAGCATATGATCATTGAAGGATATGGGGTTCCAAGAGAATACTGATATAAGTTTGAGGAGGTTGATATAGAATGGCGAAATGTTTGGATTGTAATATGGTCTATACTATATATGGTGGAAGCAAAGGTTCAAAGTGTCCTGCTTGTAAGAGTGAAAAAATTGATACATCAAAAGAAATTAGATTAAAAGATAAATAAAATATGACTGTCTTCTCTTTATAAGAGCCTTATAACGCCTATCCTTTTAATGTGGAGGTTTATTATTGTGAAAATTAAGTTATCAGTAACAATAGAAATAAATGAAAAAGATTATCCAAATTTGTCAAAAGAGGAAATTAAAAATCATTTTCAAGGTAATTTCGATCTTTACATGCAACAAGTTGAAGCTGAAACAAAAAATTTATTAAAAGATATTAGTACATCTAAATGAAATGTGAGTTCTATTTATATAGGAGGAATGAAAAATGGATAATACATTTGAAATTATTAAAATGTGGGCAACTGCTGACAAAGATTGTGGTTTTATTGAAGTATCAAGAGATGAAGAAACAGCAAAAGAGTGGATGAACGCTGATGAAGAAGCGACACAGGTCATTCAGGGTTGGGGCATTATTGACAAACTTACTAATTTGATGCCTGATGACGCAAGAGACTTTCACTATAAGTTAGAAGACGCTCAAAGTGAATTAAATGAGTTCATGGAAACTGGCAGATGGACTTTCGACGTATCTAAATAAAATATGACTTCCATTTATATAGGAGGAATGAAGCAATGAGAAAAAAAGAAGAATTAATTGCTTATTATGAAAGAAATTTAGAGAAAGTAAAAACAATGCATGACCCACTTAATTATAATGATGATTTGAGCAAAGACAAATGCAATGATTTTATAAGATTTGCAGAAAAAGAACTCGAAGCGGTAAGAAACGGAAGAGAATGGTAAATAAAATGTATAAGATGGGAGGTTGCGAAAAATGATAAAACCAATTGAAGGAGATATTCTTATATTTAAGGATAACGCATATGGCGAAACTGGTATAGTGATTAGAGTTTTAGAAGATGGTAGAGTTCGTGTTGCAACAGGTGCAACACGCAGAAATATACCACAAGAATTGATTCTTGGTGTTGTCGATGGAAACGATTGTAGCAGAGAGATTGTGTCAAATATTTTGTAAATAAAATGACTTCCATATAGATACAGGAGGGTTAAAATATGAGAACAGTCAATGAAATTATTTATCGTCCACACAAAGGTAACATTGACGAATCTATGGAGCAAGCAAAGGAATTTGCATCAGTACAAGAGATGAAAGAATACATCGTAAAAGATTGGAATAATCTATTTGATATAGAGGATATTGTAATAAAGGAAGATGCATATAAAGATGATCGAATTGGCTGGAATGATGTAAGGTTGGTAACTATTAAACGTCTTGGCGAACAAGACAACATAGCATTATATGGATGTCCGCAAGCAATCGGATATTGTGCAACTGATTATATATAGGGGATTCGTTGACAGTTCTAATTGATGATTTGCCCCCACCTCTTTTGAGAAAGGAGTAAACTTAAATGAATATTACACAGGCGAATAATAAATTTGACAAACTCGAAGTGAAAATAAATGAAATTTTATCAATCATCCCTGTTAACCTAATAAAAGAAGCATCCGAATTGTCAGAGAGCCTAAGAGAAGGAATGGAAGAACAAATTGAAAGATTAGAAAATAAGAGTAAATTAAATGAAGATCAAGAATCTACATTAGATCGGTTTCAATCAACAATTGAAGCAGTTACAAACATAGATTCAATTTTATCATCTTTAACTAATGCTGTTGAAGAATTTGAAAGTCTGAAACGTAATATTGAAGATGCGAAAGAAACAATATAAGGAGTGCTATTTCGCGTTACATTTATATAACTAATATCAAAGAGGTGAAATATAATGTTATTTACAGATAAACTTAAAGATTGGTATGGAGAGTTTACTGATTATGCAAAACTAAAAATGACAGAAGATACAGCCATTTTTCTTGTTGAAACCAAAGACAACTTTGAAATCGCTAGGATATTCCATGTAGGCAACAGCAAAGAAATTAGTATTGACTTGAAGGTTGTTAAAGGGGATACTTTTTCTATGATGAATGATTTAGCAAGCTTTCTTCTTAAAAATAAATATGATTACATAGGAGGTAAATGATAATGGTTAATATAGATGAAAAAGGATTGCCAGAATATTGTTTTGTAGCGCTTGAAACAACAGGGGAAGTGGTTATGGTTCATAGATATCAAATGGGGTATAGTCCTACTAGAAAAGGAAATGAGCCATGGTATGGTGAAGAAACTGCTGATGCGGTAAATGCTGATCGTGGTATCACTAAGGCTCAAGCGATAGCTATGAAGAATGGTTCGATGTTCGGATGGGATATACCAGCCGCTAATCCTAATTTGTACGATGAAAACGGCATGTTTAAAAAGGAAAAACTGAAAGAGGTTACAGGTGAATTTACAGGCAAAAAGTTTTCTGATAGATACAATCTTGATGAAATTATTTCAAAAGCGGAGTCGGATGGATGGGAAGTCGATACAGAGGACTTTGACAAAGGTGGAGACTGGATTTGGTTGCGTGACATGCACAATAGAATGTTACAAGTTAAATTTAATACGTTTAACTATCAATTTTTTGTATGGAATCCTTTAAGCGATGAACCTTGTGCAACACATCTTAGTGTTGATCTTGAAGGGCAGGAATGGTACGACTATCTTTTGAATCTATTTTTCAAAGATGAAATGAAATAAATGTGTTCTGAAAGCGTGTCTTCATCTTTAGATGATGGCATGTTTTGAAAACATATTAAATAGTAGGTTTCAAATATAACAGCTACTTGGAGGTTTCTCTATGGGAGAATTAATATATATGAACAAAAACGATGATGAAGGGGTGTCAAAGTGGATGGTTGATGGAGTCAATGCAAATGGATTAACAAAGGGTGTTGACTTCAATATCATTTCGTTTATGGTTTTAGATAGAGATTTTGCTTCTCATTCTTTGGGCGGTTTCCTTGGAAAGAATAGCACTAAACTATTTAAAAATGTTGCAGGAGGATATCGCGCATTTGCTGAAAGTTTGGTTGCAGGAAAAAACGTTGAAGCAGTTGCGGAAACGCCATATCCAAAGATTGATAATCAGGTGTTTTACAGAATCAATGAGGAAGTTGACATTGATCTAGCTACAGAAATTGGTCTTGGTGTTGTTCTTTATAAGGGTGAATATCTGCTTTACTGTCCATCCAATACAGGGAATCCAATGGATGCAGTATCGGAAATGCTTACAATTAAAGTATACTTTCAGCTAAAGCATCCAGATGATATAGACATGAAACTTAAATCTTCTTTCGAAAAATATCAGGATATTATTATGAGCAACATGATCGCAAACAGTGCAAAGCATATGAATCACCTGAAAGAAATTTTTACAGATGTGTGATTTGCTTCTATAGTTATATAACTATTATATGAATTAATCATGAACAGGGAGTGAAAATGATGTTAGAGTTTGATGATAAAAGTGTGGGTACTGTTACGATTAAGAAGAATATTACTGAAAACGACATTGCGTGTATCATGGTGGGCACCTTTGAAGGTGGAAGTAATTATTGGGTTGGACTCGACAACAAAGACAAACCAGAATGGGAAGCTAAACCAAAGGATGAGCCTAATTCCACTTGGGCAACGAAGATACTTTTGGATGGTGGTAGTATAAAATTCTATTCTCTTGAAGGAGATGAGGATGAGGATTGGATTCTAACGCTAGACAAGCTTATAAAGGGGTTACAGTTGAATTGTGAACAGCGTCCGCATGATTGCGATCTGGAACAAGGTGACGCTGGAACATGTGACTGCATCTTGCAGTATGCTTTGTTTGGTGAGGTTGTCTATGGATAATCTGATAACCATAACGCCGTATAATTAAGTATAAATTAAAATAAAAATACATACACTAGGAGGTGATGGAATAAAAAAGGAGAGTGATTATATTGAAATCGAATTTGTTACCTAAAGGCAAGTTAGACAAGTGGATTTTGAGTTATAAGGATGTTGAGGGGTTTGTTGTCTTAGAGTTAGACAACAAAGGAGAAATCTTCTTAGAGCTGATTGCTATTAGAGAAAGGGGAGTAAACATGGATTCTGTATCTGTATTTCCTCCAAGATCAAATGTTACTTACGCTCAATTTCTCATATCATAGCTTTGTCGAAACTTGTCCTTCATATAAGCGCGTGAATTATCATACCCTATATGAAGGACAAGTTCATTTTAAAGGGGGAAATTCACATTATAGTCGAATCATCAGTACGCGGTTGGCAAGTAAAAACCCCTAAAAGATTCCTGCCTACAGTATACAGGATAAATTTCTGTGATATAATGTTAATAGGATTCGCAAGGAGGTCGCTTCTTGCATGAAAAACATCGGAGATCGTATTTGTGAAGTTCATTTTAATATAACTGGTTATTCGTTGACTAAAGAGGTTCTTGTATCTTACATTTTCTTCTTTATATTATTTTTTATAGTATCAATATTTACTGGCGGCAGATGAAAACCGAAGAAAGTTCTAACAAGTGTGTGATTTTAATGAACTGTCATATAACTATAAACAAACGAATTGAAGGGAGAAATTAATCATGGCTAAAACTACTAAAACAACTGAGGGAACTGCTACAAATCCAACTTCAAGATCACCTCGTAAACCACCATTAAAAACAGCAGCTCAAAAGAAAGCGGAAGCGGCAGCGAAACTCAAAGAGCAACAAAAATCAACAAGTGAAAATGAAAAACCTACAGGCGAAGAAGCTGGACAAGTGGAACCTCCTGCTGAACCATCTAAGACTGACGCTGGCACAGAAGTTAATGCTGGCACATCTGAAATATCTGCTGGAGAAGAAGATAAGAAAGATGGAGAAACAGAGCAAGAATCTCTTGATAAACAAGGTGAGAAACTAGAAGATTTAGCTGACGAAGAGTTTGATAAAGGAAAACGTGATGGTGTAATAGAAGATGAAGATAAAGGCAAAGAATTATTGGAAGGGCAAATGATGTTAGAGGATGATGGCGAAGCGAAAATTGGGGAAAACAAACTGTTAAAAGATAGCGAAAAGAAAGGAGAAGGCGAGAAATTTGTTCGTAAGACAAGAATCGTGAAATCTACCAGCGATGTTACTATTAAGAGTTTGTTCAAAGAGTGGAGAAAAGATCAAATAATTAGAGCGCAACGAAAAGCAGATGTGGAAGAAGCGAAGGCAAAAGGGGAACCTATTCCAGATGACGAAGATGAAACAACACTTAGGTTTGATCGAGTGATTCAACGTAATGAAACATGGTCAGATATTCAGAAGAGTGATTTAATTCATTCTGTTTTGTATGGATATTATATTCCTCCTGTACTCGTAGAGGATTCTAGTGATGGGAAAAAGTGGTTTCTTGATGGTAAGCAACGCCTGACAACTCTTTTGACTTATATTGATGGTGTATGGGCATTAAGCAAAAAGACAAAGAATGTATATGGATTCAAAATTAGTGGCATGAAGTTCAAAGATTTGCCTATAGAAATGCAGGAAGAAATCCTTGACGAAACAATTACGTTAGTCCTTATAAAGAATATGACAGAAGCAGAACGAGACGAAATGTTTGTTAAACAAAACAGTGGTTCTCCATTGACTCGCATAGAAATGACAAGAGCAATGCATAGTGAGTTGATCGAATCTATTAACGAACTGGCGAATCTACCATTTTTCAAAGATGATATTGAATTGTCTCGTAAAGCTAGAAACAGATTCGTAGACCAAGAGATCATCCTTCAAATCGCTATGCTTTTGGAGGAAGGGAAAGAAAAAATCAAGGGTTTTGGTGCTGGGCATATCGAGCAATATGTATTACGTTTGAAAGAGTCTGATAAAACTATTTCTGACGAACTTATACAACAATTCGAAGAGGTATCCACTTATTTGACTCTAGCATTCGAAGATTATGATATAGATGAAATAAAAAAATCTTTGAAAAAAATTCACATCCCTATCATCTTCTGGAATGCACAAACTGCAATGGAAGAGGGTCTTCAACCGAAATTATATGGAGACTTTATACGAAGTTTCTTAATTACACGCTATAGCGTGGAAAGTAAATATGGTAAGTCATGCCAAGCTGGTTCCTCGAAGAAAGAAAATGTTTTGATTCGTTTGGATGAAATGTCTGCTTCCTTGAAACAGTTTACTCAAATGATTAGACAGGCATCTAGCATGGAAGAAGGAGTACAGCAATTCGACAGACATCTTGCCGATGTAAATGGTATCGACAGACAAATGGATATGGATGATGAGCAGGAGACTGCATGAAGAATGCTCACATAGGCACAATGCGTTAGTGTAGGATAGGCAAATACCAGTTGATCAGGACACACCTCAGAGTATATATTGGGTATTGAGGAATTTAATTTTGACTCAATACCCTTTGCCTTTTCCACACACATATATTATAATAGTCGCAGAACGTGTGTGAGTTCAGTACTTTATTCGGAGTCTTAAAACGTATATAATAAAGAAAAGGCAGAGGTCGCCAAAAAAACTTAGGAGAGTGTACCCATCGTGAGCGTTTACAACCTTAATATTAAAACAACATATCTAGACCCCTTTGAGAACGAAGAAACTAAGGAGGTATATACTAGACTATTTAGAAAAGCTTACGAAACAGAAACCAAATTCGGAAAAGATTTATTCGATTTTAACGAAGATGATTGGGAATATTTTTTTAAGAACATTCTTAGACCAAGAACTAAAGAAAGTGCAAGGTCATATTGCAACGTACTTGCTAACTATGTCCAATGGGCTATAGATAATAATCATTCTCAATTACTGATAAATCCCCTCAAAAGAAGGCAAGAATATTTTTTTGAGTTTGTACAAGAAAGAAAAACGTATTTTTCATATGCAGAAAAAGAAGCAATACTTAGCACATTGGTAAACAAGCAAGACAGCTTCATAATTGAAGCACTTTGGAATGGTATACAAGGGACTAAAGTAAATGAATTAGCTAATTTAAAAATAGATGATATAGACATTAAGAATAGAAAAATTTCTCTACGCAATGATAAGGGTGAAATAGTTCGCGTTGTAAATGTTGACAAAAATGATACCTCTTTAATTGAAATGGCAATACTGGCAAATCAGGAGAAAGAATATTATAGACTGAACGGCGAAGCAGATTATACAGCGAACCTAAAAGACACAGTTGAACTAGCTCCTTCTGAATATGTACTTAAAAGTGCTATCACGATGCATAAAGGTCTGCCAAGAGGCGGTCAACGGGTAAGCCACCATACTATATACAACCGCTTGGATATGGTTAGAAGCCTTGAAGAAATGGAAGAATACAAGGATGCCCTTGTATCAAAGAACATAGTCCGTAGTGGCATGATCTATATGGCATTAAGCCTATACGAACGTGACGGTCAAATTGAAAGAGCGCAAATAGAAGAGATTTGTAATAAATATAATATGAAATATAAGTGGTCTTTGCGTGATTTCTTGAATGTAGATGTACTAAAAGAATTGTACCCGTCTGAAATGAAAGAGATCAACCAAAAGATTAGTGAACGCAAAATCGCAATGGACAATTAATTGCGCCATTGCGATTTCCAATTCATAAATGCTTATATACTTTTTATAGTTACATACTTTTCATTCGTTCTAGGTCTTCAAGCTCAACAACATTGAACATAAATGTAAATATTAAAACAAGCCATATAATCAGTAATATTAGGAGCGCAAAGGCTAATCGAGAATACCACTTTGCTTTTACGACAGATAATTTCTTAGACTTGTTTCGATTAGCCATATGCAATCCAATTATGATTTCAACTTTCTCGAAAAACGTCTTGGGAAACTTGAAATCATACTGCACTATATCGCCATGTTTGTTTCTTATGAAAACGAGATTTTTTAATTTGCTGGTAAATAGATAGTTTGGTTTAAACAGATAGGCAACCTTTAGCTGTCCCAACATGTACCCAAGAAGAAGTGTGCATAGTATCATCAACGCATCTTCTATTCGTACTGCGTTTTCATAGCCAAAAAGTGTTGCTAACTGCGCAATAAACCATCCCTCTAGGTTGATTGTGTTTATCATGCTGTATCCCCTTTATTTATCCAAACCATTTCTTCTTAGGAAATCCAAGTAAACTTCATATACTTCTTGATATAATTTTTCCCTCATTTTTTCATCTTTTACCTTTTTAGACAGCTCACCAAGCAATTCCTTCAAGCCTTCATGTTCGCCTATCAGGGTGTTGACATTATCTTTGATTGTTGGAGGAATTTTGCCCACTATTTGAAATAGTATGTATTCATCTATTTCCAAAATTTCAGACAATTTAACAATCACAGTATCACTAGGAGATTTTATGCCACGCTCAATCAGACTTATGAAGTTCAACGACACATCACAATATTTTGCAACATCTTTTAAATGTAATTTTTTTTCCTTTCTTTTTATGCTAATGAGTTCGCCAAAAATTTTTTTAGACTCATCAGGAACATATTCTGAGCGCAAAAGGACACCTCCATGATTTATTTTACCACAAGTGAAACCCTTTGTAGTATCACAGCGTATAAGTAACTGTAGATAAGTCCTAAATTTTTACTGGAAATTATTGCGCCTTGTATATATTTCTGTTCAAGAATATCATTATGTATAACGCTATTCTTATATTAAACCTTTGGTTTAATGTAAGAATAGTAACATACATAATGTAAGTCCTGAAACACGACTAGACGGGTCGTTAAACGCACAACTATATGGGAGTGGTTGTCGAAGGTATATTTTTTCCAAATCATTCATTGATTATACCACTGGTTTAAGATATAATCAGATGTAGATCGGAAAAACCAAACATACGTTCTTATTTTACGTCAGAAAAGAGAACAACATGATAACACATTGGAGGACTGGAAAAATGGGTAATGAATCATGCGGTTTATCAGTGGAATTAATTGAAATGGGTTTTAAGGGGCTACTCCTTAAAAGGCTTATGACTTGTATTGTAGACTATGCCACATTGCAGGAGTTCCACAACTTCATTATTTTACGCGAAGAGGAATTGATGACGAAGGTGTTGTTAGTTCATGAGTTTATATCTCACATGCAAAACAAGAACTCTTTCGACTCTGGTATTATTTTTATAACCCAATATGAAGAAGCTGAAACGCAAGAAGAAAAAGAATTTTTAATCTGCAAATTGATGAATACTGAAAATCCACTGGTGCTGAAAAAAGTATCAACCCTTTTTAGTGATAATATGGACAAGCTTCCTGCGTTGTATGATAGGGTGGTAAGGTATCGCAAGATGTACAAGCCTGACGAGATTGTTGCGTTGTTGGGTATATTGCCCACTTGACAATGGGTATATCGACTTAAATTTATACTTCAAATTATTACTAAACGGAGGAGGAGTCCTAAATGGGAAATAGTACATGAGTAGCGGTCGGCACTACTCAACCGACTATGATATAATGGATAAAAGAATTGACTATTATAACTACATCCTTTATACTATGGAATGTCGAGAGGGACTTTACCTACAACGGCATTTAAAATTTTCTAAGGAGCCGAAGAAAGTATTGACAATAAATAAAGGTGGTGTTATTATTAAATAGCAGACAAGCAGTAAGCTAAGATGCCACGACAACATGAATTACAACATGAATTAACGAAGGGCAACAAACGAACATAAACCTGAACAAAACAGGTAGCACCTTCTGAACATGAGAACATGGGAGCGAGAAGATCGCCAACATGTAATCACAATTCAGGGGAGATGTTCAAGAATGGGTAAGCAAAACTTGGAGCAAACGAAAGGCAAAATTAAACTGGTAGGTCGCGTTAAAGGTATCGGAAACGATAACGCTAAGAAGGAAGGCTTCACGAAGTCTGACAAGCAATTTAAGTCGCTTCAATTCTTCTTGGAAACTTCGACAGTAAACCAAGTGCGTGTAGAATTGTTTGGTATGGAGCGAGATGAAGTTGTTGCATACTCAATGAAGGCGCGTCAATCGAAAAAGATTCCTTGGAAGAACCGCAAAAATGATTTCGGAGATTACAAGGTCTTGGGTACTGGATGTTACCTTGAAGTTGATCCATCAGATTCTAGCAAGAAATTGCGACAAGTTCTGCCTGAGTTTGATGCTGTCGATTACATTAAAGCCAATCTGAAAGATGGAGATATCGTTCGGATTAATGGCGAGATCGACTTCCAAGAGTATGAGAACAAGCAAGGTAAGGTAGTGAGTTCCAAGAAGTTCATCATCAAATCCATCACGAAGATCGACGAAAAACTGGACTTCAACTCTCCTGAGTTTAAAGAGGAATCGAAGTTCGAGCATGATATCGTAATCAATGATGTGATGCTGGACGATGAGAACAAGCGTCTACACGTAAATGCTAAGGTAATTAAGTATGGTGGAGATATTGTAGATACATCATTCACAGTTGATACCGAAAAATATCCGAAGCTTGCTGGAAACATGAGCAAACGTTTTGGTTTCGGTGACGCTATCAAAGTCTATGGATTGGTCATCAACTCTGTTGTACTCAAAGAAGCAGATGAATCTCTGGAAGATACTGCGACCGATGAGTTCGACGATTGGGGCGGCGACGAAGAGATTAAGAAGGACTTTGATAATAATTATATGAAGGACTACATCCAAGAACTGCAAATCACTTCTGTTGATTCTTCGACCTATGAGCCGAAGAAGTACAAAGAAGAAGACCTGATTAGTGCAGATGAAGATGCATTCAATGGCGACATTAATAGCGGTAGCGCAACAAGCGGCGACGATTTTAATGACGATGACGAAATGGATGACCTTCCTTTCGAGTAACTTTTAATTTGACACTGTTGTTAAAGTGCCGATGAAAGTACCGAGGGGAAGCGTTGAAAAAATCCTTCCCCTTTGGTACATACCAATAAAACCAAAGGGGTAATGACTGAATGATTAATGTACTCAATATTCAACCTAACGAACCGAAAGCACTTATTTACGAATACATCTTCTTGGTGTATGGTGTAGGTAAAGCAGGTAAATCTAGCCTGTTCTACAAGCTTGCTCAGACCGATTACATCGGTGGATTGGACAAAGCACTACTGATTGCCTTCGAGAAGGGCTACAAGGCTCTGAGAGGTATCCACGCTGTTCCTGTGCCAAACGATGATCCAGAAGATAAGCGTGATGCTTGGACACAGTTCCAAGACCTCGTAAATCAGTTGGTTGAGAGTCGCAAATTGGTAACATACCGCATGTTGGCGTTCGACACACTAGATTACATGTATAAATACGCTACGGAGTACATCATCAAACGTGAGCGTATTGCACGTAAGGATGCGAAGATTAAACAGATCAACGACATTCCTTGGGGTCAAGGTCACGCAATGGTCGAAGAAGAGGTTGACAAACAGATTAAACGTCTGGTCAACGCTGGATACGGAATCTTCCTGATCACCCATGATAAGGAGAAGAAGGTAGAGACGAAGAGTGGTCAATCTTATGATAAGACTACTGTGACGCTTCCTGAGCGCGCGAAAAACCTGTTCGTCAACATGTCCGACTTCATTTTGTACATCAGCATCGACAAAGAGATAGTGGGCGGTAATGTCAAAGAAACACGCAACATTTATTTCCGTTCAGACGGTGACATTGAAGCAGGAAGCCGTTTCGAGAATGTACCGAACAAGATTGAATATGATGTAGATTTGTTCTTGGAAACCTTTGAGAACGCCGTACTCTCTTCGTACAACAATGACGAGAAAGCTGTGAAGAAGGCGAAAGTCGAACAAGAAAAACAGCTTGAAGAACGTGTTGATGAATATGTAAATGACGAGACGGATACAGCGGCTACTAAGACACCAGAACAATACATTGAAGAGATCGCTGGATTAATTGGCAAGATGGACGAAACGCAACAAGCTGACTTGAAGAAACAATTCAAGGATGCTAATGGTTCAATCAACTACAAGAAGTATACAGAGATTGAACAGTTGCAACGGGCACTTGATATCGGCAATAAAATTCTTGGCTAAGGAGCCGAAGAAAGTACTGGTGGAGAGCTTATGCTCTCCCGAAGTACAAAATACATATTCTGTCTTTCAGGGAGGACGCTCCAATTCTAGTTTCTTTTATATGAGGGAAGGGTGGTAGCTTCCCTGAAAGGCAGAATCAAAACAACCATAAAGGGGATATGAGAAATGTTGAAGAAAGTCGTTGATAAATTCCGCAAGCCTAAGTTTGCTAATCTGTCTAGCGAAGAAAAAGTGAAGCATTTCAGTGATAAAGCAATTGGTCTGTTTGACCATATGAAGAAGGCGCATGATGAGCTTGAGGGGATTAATAATGAGCTTCTTCTTATCGCAACATCTGAAAGTAAGAAGGCTGAACAAGAGATGGAGCGTCATCAACTTGAGATTAAGAAGATTTCTGACAACATGGTTCGCGCACAAGATGAGATAGATATGAATAAAAAATTCCAAGAAAAGCTTGCTGAGTTCATTCGATAATGTTCTTTGAAGAGGAAGCAAAGTTGATTGTTGGAGCATTTATTGCAGGGGTTCTGACTGGTGTGACTGCAATGATTTATATAATGTAATGCTAACATAATATCAAAACAATTTAAGGGAGCGAACAAATTATGAGTAACTACACAGTAATCAACAGCGAGAAAGATCAGTACCCACATTTCAGCGATACGATCCAAGAGCGCTTTGCAATGTTTGCTGACAAACCGCTTTTCACGACAAATGCAGAAGGATTGTTTGAAGCATTTCTGAATGGTCTTCCAGTGGAAGCAAGACAACATTACACATGCAATTGTTGCCGACACTTCATTGAGCGTTTTGGTGGACTTGTATCTATGCCTACTGATGATGGAGTATTTACAAGTGCGTTGTGGAACGATGAAGAAACGCCTGAGTTCTTCAAAAAGTCGGTCAAAGCAATGAAACGAATCGTACTGAAATCCAGAATAACAGGCATCTTCCTTTCTAGTGAACGTACACTTGGAACGCCAAGCTCTAATGGTTGGAGTCACATGAACGTACAGCTTCCAGCAAGTCGAGTACATCGTGATCGGCTGAAAACTGCTGGTCAGGCAATGGCAGAGAAGAAAGAAGACTTCCGTATTCTGATCGCTGGTCTGGTTGAATATCCTGTGTCTGCTGTAGAAAAAGCTGTAGCATTGTTGGAGTCTGAATCTCTGTACCGATCTGATCGAGTTCTTGGTGTAGCTAAATTTGTTCAAGAACTTCATGAAAAGCGTCAAAATGCCAAAGACAGTAGAGTTCGTGAGAATATTACATGGTTGGCTATAGCAACTGCTCCATCTGGCTTCACTCATATTAAGAGTAGCATGATCGGAACGCTGCTAGATGATATCGTGGCTGGTTACCCAACCGATTCAATTGCACGTCGATTTGCGGAGAAGATGAATCCAGCCAACTACATGAGATCGCAATCCGCACCATCTCAAGGTAATATCGAACAAGCTGAGAAGATCGTTGAGAAACTTGGCATTGCAAGCTCTCTGGTACGCCGATACGCACAGATAAGCGAAGTACCGCTTACTTGGAAAAGTAAAGAAGCTGTTGTGAAACATGGTAAAAAGACTGGCGGTGTATTCGCTAATATAGCACCAAAACAACAAAACGGAGTAGCTACTAGCGACATGGTTGAACTGACTAACACAGTGATGACATGGGAGAAATTCCAACGTACAGTGCTGCCTACAGCACAAAACCTTGAAGTTATGGTTGATAACCCTAATCGCTTTATGGCATTGGTTACGGCTTCCGACGATACAGCACCTAACATTCTGCAATGGGATAACACATTCTCTTGGTATTACCACGGCGGCATTGATGGTGAAATCAAGCGCCGTGTAGAAAGTGCTGGCGGTCAATATGAGAACAATGAAATTCGTTGTTCATTGATTTGGGAAGGCTACACTGACCTTGATCTGCATTGTGTAACACCTAACGGTCATCACATCCACTACGCAAACAAGCGTGGGGATAATGGTTGGTTGGATATTGATATGAACGCTGGCGGTCATAGAGATAATTCTCCAGTTGAGAATATCAGATGGAACCAAGGCGAAGCTAAAAACGGAAAATATCAGTTCTACGTTCATAATTTTACTGAGCGCGGCAAAGGAAGCACACCATTCAAGGTAGAGCTTGAAGTTAATGGTAAGGTTTATACAACACATGGGACGCTCTACGATAGTCAAAAACATGTTGCATTCGGATTTATTTACATTAAAGGTCAAGACCCTATCATGACTGTACCTTCAACATATACTTCCGAAGACACTTGGAGTGCATCCAGAAATAGCTTTGTCAAAGTCAATGGAATCACAAACTCTCCTAACCAATGGGGAGAAAACAAAGCAGAACACGTTGGTCATCACATCTTCTTCCTTTTGGATGGAGTACAGGATAGTTCGGAAGGCAAGGGTAGAGGATTCTTCACTGAAACCTTGAAACCTGAGCTTCGAGAAATCCGCAAGACGCTTGAAGCATATACAGCGAACACACCAATCGAGGGTGTCGATGAAGCTACAGCATGTGGTGTAGGTTACTCAAAAGATAGCGAATGGAATCTGGTTGTAAAAGTGACTACTGATAACTCCACACGACTCATCAAGATTGATCGTTGGGACTAGGCAAAACGCGAACTATTATAAACTAACTAAAAAAACTTTCCTAAAGGGGATATAAAAATGAAAATTGTTAAGACTGGCGAAATTACGAGAATCTTTCCTGACGATCTGAAAACTTTTGATGAAATTCCAGTAGGCAATTACAAGGTTGGTTTCCACCCAATGATGGGGTTCTTCTTGGAAGATGCTGATTCCTTCAATGTGAATGAGAAACCTTATGGAAAGCATCCTGACAAAATCGAAAAAGTTATTAGACTTTACAACAACATTGAGCGTAGTGTAGGTGTGATTCTGAGCGGCAGAAAAGGTATGGGCAAATCTATGTTTGCCCGACTCCTTTCAGCTAATTTTGCTGAGACACACAACATGCCAACGATCATTGTGACCGAAGCATACCCCGGAATTGTTGATTTCATTGAGTCGATTAAGCAAGAGTGTGTTGTTATGTTCGATGAGTTTGAGAAAGTGTTTGACAATTCTGATAAGAAAGAACCACAAGATAAGCTGCTTAGTTTATTCGATGGACTTTCTCAAACTAAACGCCTGTACGTGGTCACCGTCAACGAGATCAGACGAGTCAATCAATATATGATCAATCGTCCTGGGCGTTTCCACTATCATTTACAATTCAATTACCCATCTGCTGAGGAAATTGAAATGTACCTGATAGATAAGCTGAGTCCCGAGTATCACAACCAGATCAGCCTTGTTCAGCGCTTCGCTAATCGTTTCGATCTGAACTATGATTCACTAAGAGCAATTGCATTCGAGCTGAATCTTGGATATGGATTCTTAGAAACGATGGAAGATTTGAACATCTCTTCGTCAGAAAATGAAGCTGCTAAATACAATGTGGCTATTCATCACAGCAATGGAGTTATTGCTAATGCAGAAGTCAATCTTAATTTGCTAAGCTCTCAGACTTCGATTAGATACAGCACTCCTACATCGGAATATGGATACATTGAATTTTCTCCACTTGAAATTGAAATCCAAAGCAAAGAGTCATTTACAGCGCATGCCGATCAAGTACCTATGACAGTAATGTTTGATGAAGAAAATGAAACCATTACTGATGAAAATGGAATCAAAGTCGAAAAACTTGTGTTCGCTAAGAAGTACACAACAGTACAATATGGCAAGGAATTTAAAGATTTGGCATAAAGTCAATGATGTTGATTGTCTACTCCAACCAGCTAGATGTTGATTGGAGTAGACAATCAAAATGGAGGACAAGGCAATGAAATTTGAGTTGAACAATGTAGAGATCGAAAATTTAAAGCGATTCGATAACGAACACGAATGTATGAACAAGTATGCAGGAGCAATTGGAGGTCGTTTGAGTTTCGTGTTTACTCCAACATCAATTGGAAGTATGGTAGAGGTCAAGTGCAATATCTGTAAGCGAGTTGAAGATATTACTGATTACGATTGTTTCTAATTAAACATTAAGAATGGAGACACTAAATTGGATGTGGGTAGAGGTTGTTTGATATCAGATAAATGGATACCCAAGGGAATATACACAGGAGTTGAAGACCTGAATGGAAAGTCTATTATGACCTCAGACAAGATAACATTAACAGGATGTTCTTCTAGGTTTGCTTACGTGGGAAAAGATATGGATGGACTCTTCGTTCTATACTTTGGAAGCAATAGCGGCTCAGTGGCGTGGGACTTAAACGAAAAAGTTGTACAGAAAAATAAAGTAAGAGTTGTAGAACAAGTCTAAACAAAATGAATCTTCTATTTAGAGTGAGAGTGGTTACAATGAAAGTTGAACTAATTAGCTGTGATGATTGGGAAGCTTTATATGTTGATGGAAGGAAAATTGTAGAGAATCACAGTCTTTCTGCTTGGCATGTACTTAACGCATTAGCGAAATCTGGTGTTATTTCAGAGCTTAGTACACTTGACGTTGAACATTTGAGAGATGAAGATAGTGAATCCGTTATTTTTTATGAAGATTCATCATTTTTTCACCTAAGCAAGACTAAATAAAATACGTGTTCCATTTAGAATTAGGAGGATGAAAATGAAGGTAGATGTGATGGAAGCGCAGGTAGAATTATCACTATATGCTGGAGATGTTGTTGTATTTGGAACTGAACCTTATATATTAATGGAAGTAGCAAATAAATCTGGCGAGTATGAATTGCGCTCATTCAATGGGGTTTCAGGGGCTTGCGGACGTTGTTCACTCGAAGAGATAAGAGATTATGTAATCGAAAGAAAAGCAAAAGTCTATAGTTCTAACACACATAAACTTATACTGAAATCTAAAGTCAATTAAGGAGATAGCATATGGAAAAGTATCTGATCGAAATGCCGAAGAAAGTAGTGATAAAATGATACAATGGAAACTAAGCACTGTAAATCGAAAGCTGAACGAGGAAAAAGAAAAACTCATTAACATTCTTCCATCTCACTTGAGAGAAGAGTTTAATAAAGAAGCATACATTTCTGGTGGATGTATCTATAGCTTGTACAACTACAAGGAGCCTAAAGACTACGATTTCTTTGTACACAATGAATCTTTCGCTTTAAGTCTGAGGGAATTTTTTATGAGCTTAGTGATCAACGACGAAGATGATCCAAAAGAGAAAAACATATACGTTGTCCATTATGGTGGAGAGCGAATTGTCATTACGAAGAACGCAATCTCAATAGGTAAGAAATATCAGATCATCACGAAGTTTTTCGGTACTCCAGCAGAGGTTGTGAATGAGTTTGATTTTAAGCACAATATGTTCTATCACCAAAACGATAATATCGAAACTCTAAGCGATTGGGATTTCTTGGATAGCGAGTCCCTTGTATATAACGAACAAAGGGCTAGGGATATATCTGGAACGATCATAAGGGTTCATAGATTCTGTGAGCGAGGGATGACAATCACCAATGCTGAGGTGTGCAAGATGCTTCGTAAACTTCGTGAAATCGGATTTACCGAAAGAGAAAACGAAATTATAGAGAACGTTGGTTCTTATTAATCTTAAATCTATAAAAAAAATAAATTTTAGGAGATGTTGTTTAATGAGTAAATTCGTAGAAGGTCAAAAAGTAATGGTTCGTGAAGATTTAGAGAGTGGAAGAAATTATAATGACCTATACTTCGCAGAGAGTATGGAAAAATACAGAGGGAAAGAATTTGAAGTATTAACGGTTAATTGCGATGATTATATTCTAAGTGGAGACGATGAAGTGGTAGATTGGTACTTTAACGATGAAATGCTAGTCGAAGCAATTCCTGCACCTCCTGCGCTTCCTACTAAGGTTCTGGAGCTTGGGCAAATCGCTAAACTGGAGATTTATGTTGAACGAGTAATTGTGAATGATCCTGCTACAATTATGTTCTATCGTGTGGCTAACTTTGATGAAAAAACCAGTGAGTTTATTTCTTGGAGTGACACTAAGAAGGTTGTTGCGAAGGTGAACAAAGATATCGGAGACACGTTTGAAGTTGGAGCTGGTGTTAATGTTGCATTGCTGAAAGCATACCGCAAGGAGATTGACAAACAGCTACGCAAATTTTAATTGACAGATGTAATTTTAACTAGGGGCGTGTCAAATGATAAAGTACGAAATGGAAGACGGTAATAACAGTGCTAATATATTTCTCGTTGATGACGAGTTTAACATAAAGATTTTGGTAGCTGTAGTCTTTGACAGGGCGCATTCCAGAATTATTGTGCGCAAGTTGAATGAGTACATCGTATCTAATCCAGTGAGGACGACTGAGAACTAGCCAATGAGCCGAAGAAAGTATTGACAGTGAGAGGGTTAACATCTATAATGAGAATATAGATGTTAACCTTTTAATTATTTAAAAGAGTTTTAAACATACAAAACATTAGGAGATGATTATTATTCGTAATTTGGTTCTTTTGCGTGGCGCAATGGGAGCAGGGAAATCATTTTTCATCAAAAAAAACAAGCTGGAACAGTTTGTACTGAGTGCAGATGCAATTCGCTTGCTTTTCCAAACGCCTGTAATGACTGAATCAGGCAAGTTTTCAATCAACTCAAGAAATGATGGGAAAGTGTGGAAGTTGTTGTTTGAACTTCTCGAAGAACGTATGAAACGTGGAGAGTTCACGATTATCGACGCTACACACGCTAAACAGGAAATGATTTCACAGTATAAGGATTTAGCACAGAAGTATCGTTATCGTGTTCATGTGGTTGATTTCTCTGACATTCCTCTGGAAACACTTTTGCTCCAGAACAGAATGAGAGACGAACACAAACATGTTCCTGAACATGTTATCATGAATGTTCATGAACGTATGCAAACAGAGCATGTTCCAAAATGGGTTAATGTAATCAAGCCCGAAGAGTTTCATGATACAGTTCAGTTTGAACAAACGATTTACGAAAACTATGATTACATTCATCATTTTGGAGACATTCATGGAAGTTATGAAGCACTTATGGAGTACTTTGCGAAGACTGGACACGCTTTCTGCCAAGATACAGGGTATCCGATTCTAAAGGAAAATGAACTGTATATCTTTGTAGGTGATATCACTGACAGAGGCACACAGAACGCAGAAGTATTAAATTTCTTTCTAAGTATCTACGCTCTTAAAAATGTTGTAATTCTCGAAGGAAATCATGAAATTCATTTATGGAACTGGGCGAATGACGAAGATGTTCGTAGCAAAGAGTTCATCGACTTTACTCAACCACAACTTGAAAAGCCATTCAAGTATTTGATACCAGTTGATGTTGAATTTATTGATGAACTAGAAGAAAAATTGGATGAAGATAAATTGAAGGAATACAAGAAAGAAGTACGCCAATTCTATCGCAGACTTCGCCAAGTTGTTTGTTATAAGGCTCATGGTAAGGAAGTTGTTGTTACGCATGGTGGGCTTTCCAAAATGCCCGATAATCTTATGTATCTTGCCACAGAACAACTCATCAAAGGTGTAGGTGACTACGAGGTAGATATCGACAATGCTTGGGACAACAATCTTCCATACATTTATGGTGAGTGCATTTACGCAACAGGTGGAGATGGGCTAAAAATTCCTTACGCTTTAGAAGTGTCAAAGAAAGTAGAGTTGTATCAAATTCATGGTCATCGCAACATTTTCCGACTGCCTGTACAAGCAGGAAAGTACAGTTTTAACCTTGAAGGACAGGTTGAGTTCGGTGGTCATCTACGTGTGGTTGCATTAGATGCAGAGGGATTTCATGCGACAGAAGTAAAGAATAACAACTTCAAGATTCGCAAGGGTGTTGTTCCTAAACATATTGACGAGACAGATACGAGCATTGATCAGCTTATCGCATACATGTCTAATCATGAAATGATTGAAGAGAAGGACTTGGGTGGAAATATCTACTCATACAACTTTACTCGGAAGGCATTTAAGGATAAAGTTTGGGATGATATCAACGTGAAGGCAAGAGGTTTGTTTATTAACAAGAACACCAAAGAGATCGTTTCTCGATCATACAACAAGTTCTTCAATGTAAACGAACGCTCTTTCACGAAGATCAATGCGCTTGCCGACAATATGGTATTCCCTGTGCAAGTCTACGACAAACCGAACGGATACCTTGGAATTGTGGGATATGATTCTGAAAGCGATGAGCTAGTGTTTAGTTCGAAGTCGTCAACTGGTGGAGAATTTGCAGGATGGTTCAAAGAATTGTTTATCGGTCAGTTTGGAAGTGTTCTGGAAGCGATCAAACAAGAGTTAAAGGACGAAAATATCGCTCTGGTCTTTGAGGTAATCAAAGTGAAAGAAGACCCACACATCATTGAATATGCAGAAGACAAATTGGTGCTACTTGATCTGGTGAAACGTACTGTGAAATATGAAAAACTTCCATATGATGATGTAGTTCAATTCGCAAGATTCTATGGTTTAGAGCATAAAAATCTCATGCACACATTTGACAATTGGACTGACTTTTATATCTGGTATCGTGATGTGACAAATGACTTTAGTATTGATTACAATGAAGGATTTGTTATTGAGGACTCTGCTGGATTCATGACAAAGATCAAGCTTCCTTTCTATAGTTTCTGGAAGCAATTTAGAAACATTAAGGATTTGTTTGCTAAACGTCACGAGCATACAGTAAAAGGTGGAAGTCTGTACACACCATTGCACAATAGAGTGTTCAAGTGGATGAAGGGTCAAGACCGTCAATGGTTGAAGAGAACTGATATCATTACTATTCGCAAGGCATACTTACAGGAGCAGTCCAAAGAACTGTTATAGCTAAGGAGCCGAAGAAAGTATTGATTAAAGTATAATATTAAGATATAATGGATATAGAAAACATAAGCTGTGAAGAACAGCATCCTAACATGAGCGTGGTTGAGAGAAGATCGAGGTCATAGCAATCATTCATTTAGGAGAGATGTTCATGGCAATATTCTGTTTGATCGGTCAGTCTGCAAGTGGGAAGTCAACGGTGGAAAGGCAAATCGAATCATTGGGCTATCCAAGGATTATCTCATATACTACTCGCCCAATGCGCGAGAAAGAGAAAGATGGAGTCGATTATCACTTTATTAATTACCCCACTTTTACTGAACTGAACGAGTCTGGATTCTTTGCAGAGAGAGCGCAATACCGCGACTGGCATTATGGGTTGTCTCTGAAAGGTATCGACTACTTGAATAAGAATTACATTGTCGTTGTTACGATCCATGGATACGAAGAACTTGTTCGTGTCGTTGGTCAAGAAAATGTAATTGGAATCCATATCAAGGCTGATGAACGAGAGAGAATGATTCGCCAGTTAAATCGTGGTGATGATGTAGATGAAGTAATCAGACGCATCCACACCGACAGAGTTGATTTTGCAGGAGTAGAAGATATCTGTCAACATACTGTCGAGAATAGACATTTCGATATGACAGTTGATGAAGTGATGGATATTATTTATTTCCAAGGAGCCGAAGAAAGTACTAAGGAGGACTGTTTATGGCTGAACGATATGTGAAATGTCAGTTCTGTGAACAGACAGTCCCTTACAAAGAAAGAGACACCTTAGCCAAAGAAGAGGTTAGGGTGTCCAACAAGGGAAAGACAGCGAACAAGTACTGGCACAAAGAATGTTATCCGAAGGAATTGGCTAAACGAGAGTTTCTTTTGGATGAGCAAAAACAGAAGGATGAAATGTACGAAACAGTCAAGAAAATCTACAGCATCAACTTCTCTCCCTCTAAAAGTTGGTGGGAGATGATCGCAGATTTGCGAGAGGGAACCAACAGATATCAGAAGTTCTGGAAAAAGCGTTATAAGCAGGGCGTACCATACAACGTTATCAGAGAAGCCTTTCTTTTAAGCGTGCAAGATATTGAATGGGCGCGAATGAGTAAGAACTTCAAGTCACTAGAACAGGAAATGCGCTATGGTTTGATGATTATGCAAGGCAAAGTGAATGATGCTTTCCGCAAAATGAAAACGCGAGAGCAACAATCCAAAATCAACGAAGCAATGGAACAAGTCCACATCGAAGACATGAAGGACAATCGGGAAGTGTCATTCAAGAAGAAACAACAAGAGAATAGAGACTACAGCTATCTTCTTGGAAATGACTAAGGGGTTGATTGTTTGAGCATTAAGCAATTGTCTACAGAGAGTTACAACAAGGAAGCAATGTTAGTGGGTATCCTTTGGAATAAACCTGACTTGTTCGATGTTTATAACGAAGAGAAGCTTAATAAAAAAACATTTGGTAATGTGATTTGGGCTTTTTATATGGGGATTGCACGAAAACTCCATAAGGATGGCTACATGGTATTTGACGACATTACTGTTCAAGGCGTTGTAACTGAGCTAAAGCTTAACGAAAAGTTTGAAAAGTATGGTGGGTATTCCATCATTGAAGAGCTGATGGAAGAAACGAAGAATGCAACAGACAACTTCGAGGGTTATTATGACGAAGTAAAAAAGTACGCATTACTTCGTGAGTATTATCAACTATTCGGTGATAAGGTTGTCGAGAAAAAAGAAAATTACGATTATAAAACATTAAGTCGTAATGCAATCTCAATGTACTGGAACGATAAATTAAATAGTGTTGACATTGAACACAACGAGACAAGCATTGTCGCTTACAACCTGTTGGCTAATCTCGACGATTTCATTAATAGGCTGGATATCAATCCTGACTTGGGTATGCCATTCTACAAGGGTAGAAAGCTTACAGACATTATCAATGGTTGGGCTTATGGGACGCTCAGTATCATCGGAGCATTTTCAGGTAATGGTAAATCGAGTTTTGTAATGGAAAAGCTGATCATGTCCTGCATCAAGGAAAGTGAAAAGCTTGCGATTATTGCCAACGAGATGGACTTAGACCAGTATCAGAAGATGTTACTCATTACTGTCATGGGCGCGGAAATGTATGCCAAGTTTAAAGATTACTTTGAAGAAGATAAAATTCGATTTAATCGTAAATCTATCAATAAAGGTAATTTTACAGCAGCAGAAAAGATGAAACTTCAAATGGCTGTCGATTGGGTCAAAGAGATGATCGGTGGAAACGACAGTCTGATTAAGCTGATTCCTCTTGAAGAGTACACGATGGATAATGTTGAGAAGGTTGTCAAGAAATTCGCTCGTCGTGGCTACAATCGTTGGATTGTTGATACAGCGAAACCATCTGAGGGTGGGCGTAAAGAGCGTTGGCAACAATTCGTTGAGGACTTTGACAGACTGTACAAGCTGGCTCGCAAAGATGGTGGCGGTCTTAACTTGGCAATGATGGCGACAGTTCAACAAGCTGATAACTATGTCGGAAAATACTGGCTGAACGAACAGTGTCTTGCAGATGGTAAGAAGATTAAGAATGTTGCTGATCTTGTGTGGCATTTACGTCCTGTGCATCCACAGGAATATCAAGGTGGAGCAAATGAGCTTGAAGTTATCAACTGGATTCGTAAGAGCGATGATATGTTCAACAACGATGAGGTAGATGATGATGTATCGTTCACAACTGATGATGGCACTACGCTGATGAAGCAGAAGATCACATTAAAGCAAGGGAAAGTTTATTACTTACTATTCACCAGCAAGAATCGTCGCGGTATGACTAACCTGACTGGTCTTGATGTTCTAGTGTTAGAGGTTGACTTTAACTCAAACAGATGGAAAGAGGTTGGCTGGTGTAAGAATGTTAAGCGTGACGATTTTATGTAGAATGCCAAAAAGTATGGTGATAAAAAAATGAACGTAAATGACTTGCCAATAATCAAGGAGAGAATTTATGAGGAAGGTCTGGTAGAGCAAATACTTGAAGCATTAGAGTGTGAGTATGTTAGACCTATCGGGAATGCAAGATATGAAGCTATGTTGCCTTTACGATTCATGAAAGGGAATAAGAGGGCAGTTCAAGTGAAAAACACGCCTTCCTTGCCCTCTCACATTTACACAACAGGTGTGAATGGAGATATATTCCTTCTTGTTGGATACATCTTGTATGGAGTGGAAACACAAGAAGAACTTCAAGATATATTATTTCAATGTAAAGCTTTTGTTTGCAATCTGTTTGGATGGCATGAGTACATCACTTATGAACAAGGCGATGACTTCGAAGAGATTGTTGAGAAAAGGGATTATCTCGCGTTTTTAAGACCTACTCAGAAAGACAGAAAAAAACGGAATAGGCTTAAAGTTATGAGGGATAAGGAGAACCAAGTGTTGGACAAAGATACTGTATTCAGTTGGTATCGTCAGATTCCGCAAGGAGCCTTTATTGAGGATGGAATCAGTGTTCGTACACAGAAGGTTTTCGAAGTAATGTTTGATGAAACAACCATGAGAGTTGTGTTTCCTATCTACAACTCAAATGGTGAATTAGTCTCGATCAAAGGCAGATACATCGGAGATGATGAGTGGGTTCTTGACGAAATCAAGTATCTATATCTGTATAGCTTCGATAAGAGTATCGAACTATTCAATTATCATAGAGCATTACCATATATCAAAAAATCAGGTGAAGTAATTGTCTTTGAATCCGAAAAGTCCTGCATGAAAGCATATCAATATGGTTTCAAGAATTGCGTTGCGATTTGCGGCTCTGAATTGAGTCCTGTACAGGCACACATGCTCATTATGCTAGGTGTTAATATAACTTTTGCTTTCGACAATGATATGGACGATGAGCATGTAAGAAAGCAAGCGAAGCAGATACGTACACGAAAATGCTTCTGGATTAAAGACACCCTCGGACTTCTCGACGAGAAGGACGCGCCTGTCGATAAGGGGAAGATAGCGTGGATAAAATTAATGAACGAGTGTCGAAGCGTAATTTAGGGTTTACAACACTCGCTATTCTGTTAGCGGTTCTTGCTACTGGATGTGGTCAAAACCATGAAGAAAATAAGGTAGATGTTGTCGAATCGAATACAGTTGTGTATAATCCAATCTTGGACTTGCAAGTTAAGAAAATCGTGGAAAAGCAAGCTGAGATCGAACGACAAGAGAAGGAAAAGCAAAAGGCTTTGAAAGCCGCTAAGACCAAAGCAGAAGCTAAGACTAAGGAAAAAGCAGAGAGAAAAGCGGAAGAAAAAACTGTAGCGGCTAAAACGGAAGCTAAAAAGAAGGCTAGACGAGAGGTAACGACACAAGCAGGAAGTGGTAGTTGGGATTCATATGTTTTAACTCACTATACAGCTACTTGCAGAGGGTGTAGTGGATTCACTAGAACCGAAATTGATGTTCGTAAAACTACTGAATATCATGGATACAAGGTTTTGTCTGTTGATCCAAGAAGGATTCCTCTCGGTTCGATTGTAGAGATCAAAGATGGCGATAGAACGTATAAGGCTATTGCTATTGATACAGGTGGTGCGATTAAGGGGAATAAGCTCGACCTACTTGTTGGTAGTAATAAGGAAGCTGTCAGACTCGGCAAGAAAAATATTAAGTTAAGGATAGTGAGAAGAGGATGGCAAGACGCAAAAAACAAGAGCTAGACACAGTACCGATTGCAGATCATTACGAAACGGTCGTTGCATTCACGCAAAATTGTTTTAAAGATGGTCAGGTAATGTGTATTATGCCGAAGTTTGGCGAGACGTATCAAATAAGTGGCAAGAATGGAAACTATACTTTTACAGAACAAGTGCTGGAAGACATGCTGGAAACAGGACAAGTGAAGATAACTTGGCGCAATGAAAAAGAAGTAAGTCTCATGGGTGTTATAGTATAGCCCATGGTTCACTTCTTTTAATGAGCCGAAGAAAGTACTATAATAATAGGGAGTTGTTGTATTTGGCGAAATGGATAAAGCGCAACAACGTAAAGGTTAAGAATGATATGTTGCTGATTGAGAAGTTAGCAAAGGTCAGAGGGATTAAGAATCTTGAAGAGTGGATGAACCCTCCTTCTATTTCAGTGAACAGCCCATACAAGCTGATGAACATTGATTTGATTGTCCAGAGAATCATAAAGGCAATTCACACACAAGAATTGATTGTGATTGTAGCTGACATTGATACAGATGGAGTTTGTTCTACAGGAACCATGTTTAACTACCTGAAAGAATTGACTGACAATATCAAGTACATTCACGCACAACGGAGTCATGGTCATGGTGTAGAGACTGTAGTAGATCAAATCCAAGAGGATTGTCTGGTGATTATTGTTGACTCGTCATCTAACTCTGTAGAAGGTTGTAAGGTATTGAGCGATAAGGGCATAGATGTACTCATTATCGACCATCACCAGATAGACGAAGAGAATCCATATGCAACGATTGTGAACTGTCAGCAGGGGGATTATCCAAACAAACATCTTTCTGGTAGTGCAATGTGTTATAAGGTGTGTCAGGTTCTTGATGAATACTTAGACATTGATCTTGCTGACGATTTTCTTGATCTTGCGGCAATTGGAATCGTAGCAGACATGATGGATATCAGAAACATGGAAAACCGATATCTTATCTACAATGGGATGAATAACATACTCAATCTTGGCATCAGGGAAATTTTGAAGCAAAGCAAGATTGACTATCAAGATGGCATCACCTCTACCAATATAAGCTTTAAGATTGCACCAATTATAGGCGCTTGCTCTCGTTTTGATAAAATTGAGTTGGCTCTTGAGCTTGTCACCTGTGAGGATGAAGCAAGAGTGAAAGAATTGGTCAAAGAGATGATTGAGATGAATGAAAAGCGTAAAGTCAATCAGAAGTTTTATGTTGAAGGTGCTGTCGAAAGTATTGACGATTCTCACAACATTATCGTCTACGTGGATAATGAAATTGATTCTGGCTTTAGAGGATTGATAGCAACAGACTTTGTGGAACGATTCAATAAACCAGTATTCGTTCTAGCTGAATTTAAGGATGACGAGGGAAATATTATCGAGTATAAGGGTAGCGCGCGCGCAGTAGGCGTACTTCCTCTTAAAGAATTATGTGAAAGTACTGGTCTTTTTAATCTGACAAAAGGTCACGAAGGAGCCTTTGGTATTGGTTTTATTGCCGAAAATCTCCCTAAGATAATTTCTTTCTTTGATGACACTTTAGATAGTACAGACCTTCAAAAAGTAGTTCAATACGACTTGGAATTGCATTCCAGTGACATTGACGAGATGGATATTAAACAAGTTGAGAAGTTTTCTCGGATCGTTGGTCAAGGATTCCCTGAACCAAAATTCCTTATAAAAGGATTGGTTGCGGAGGAAGAAGAAACCAAGAAGCTTGGCAAGTATGTTCGTGCTATACAAGGAGCTAACAAGGATACAATTAAGATTCCTTGCGAAGATGGATTTGCTCTGATGAAGTTCAGAACACAAGATACGTATGCGAAGGATGTTGAAGATCATTTCTATGCTAATTTCGCTACTGAAATTGATGCAATCGGAAGCCTCAACATTAATCGTTTCTATCATGGCGGTTATAAGCGTTGGATTACAACCAAGCAAGTGTTTTTGGAGGATTACAATATCATTGAATAGGGGCGTGTGATAGTCAAATGAATGAAGACATTTTGATTAAGATGTATGTAGAAGCGTCTGATGAAGGTCATGTCATTACAGGCTTAACGGTATCACGATCAGGCTCTATTATCGAGACGATTATTAATGATGACAAACATAAAGATATTAGACATTTGAATCAATATGCTGGTGCAGTCATTATGGTTTTTTACAATAGAGAATTTCATGAATCAGGAGTTTTTGAAAAGGCTGGATTCAATAAAAACTTTGTAACTTCTGTTTATTACAAGTAGAAAGGGTGATGATGATTTGCTTATCCTTTTCTATTCTAAAACAGGGAATATAAGAAGATTTTCAAACAAGCTTACTAAAAGAGGATTTGTTTGTAAAGACATTCTTGAGCATCCAAAAGTTGAAGAGGATTTTGTGCTAATCACGCCTACTCATGGATTCGGGCAGATACCAGATGCAGTTCAGTTGTTTCTTAGAAACAATCTTGAACATCTGGTGGCTGTCGCTTCCAGTGGCAATAAGGTGTGGGGGAACGACTTGTTTGGGAAGAGTGGAGAAACAATTGCAGATGTGTACAATGTTCCCCTTTTACACAAGTTCCAGAGTCAAGGATTTGAATCAGATGTAGATATATTTATTGAGAGGGTGTTGAGTCTTGGCAAAATGGATTGAGTACAATAATGAGGTAAAAATAGCCAAGGATGGCTTGTATCAGTTCGAAAAGGATAAAGAAGCTGTTAAGGATTACATGGTCAATCATGTAAATCAAAACATGGTATTCTTCCACGATCTTCGTGAGAAAATCAATTACATGATCGAAAACGATTATTATGACGCAAATCTGTTTGACATGTATACATTCAAGCAAATTAAATCAGTATTTAATAAAGCGTATAGCTTCAAGTTCCGATTCCCATCTTTTATGAGTGCATTCAAGTTTTATAACAACTATGCGCTCAAGACAGACGATCAGACTAAATTCCTCGAAAGATACGAAGATCGTGTCGCAGTATCTGCGCTTTACTTCGGTAAACTCTACGCAAACTCTGACAATCAAGATGATATGTATCAAGAAGCATTGCGTCAGGTTGTTAATATGATGGAGCAAAACTATCAACCAGCAACGCCTACATTCTTGAATGCTGGAATCAGTAGAGGTGGAGAGAAGGTTTCCTGCTTCCTTTTGAGTACGCCTGATTCTACAGAAGGCATTAACTATGTGAATAATGCTGCATCTCAATTAAGTCGTCGTGGTGGCGGCGTAGGTATAAACCTTACTAGACTTCGTGCCATTGGTGAACCTATCAATGGTACGGAAGGCGTGTCTGGTGGGGTAGTTGGGGTAGCCAAACAGCTAGAAGAGCAGTTTAGTTATTTCAATCAGAATGGTAAGCGTGATGGTTCTGGCGTTGCGTATCTAAGCATCTTCCATGCAGATATTAATCGTTTCCTTGATACAAAGAAAGTAAATGCTGATGAAAAGATCAGACTCAAAACTCTCTCTATTGGTATCATTGCACCTAATAAATTCTTTGACTTAGCTATTGAGGGGAAACCATACTTTGTTTTCTATCCTCACAATGTCTATAAAGAGTATGGCATTGAATTGAATGATATGGATATGGATGAATGGTATGACAAACTCGTTAGCAATCATAATATCCGAAAAGATAAGTTAGACCCTCGACAAATGCTAAATAAAGTAGCACAGATTCAACAACAGTCTGGATATCCATACTGGATGTTCATCGACAATGCTAATGATGTGCATGTACTTAAAGATATTGGTCGAATCGAAATGTCTAACCTTTGCAACGAAATCTACCAATTATCCAAACAAAGTAACATTTCCAAGAATATGTACGATGGAACAAGTGAATGGGGCTACGATGTGTCTTGTAATCTTGGCTCTCTGAACATCGTAAATGTAATGGAAAACAAGAAAATCAAAGAAGCTGTTCATCTGGCTGTCAATGCTCTGAATGTTGTTGTGGATGATACAAATATTGAATCAGTTCCTACAGTAGCAAATGGTAACAAGAACGTTCGTTCTCTTGGTTTGGGAGTCATGAACCTTCACGGATACTATGCAAAAAACAGCATCTTCTATGACAGTAAAGAAGCGAAAGACTTCGCCAACACATTTATGATGAGTGTGAGATTCTATGCTATTCAACGGTCGATGGAGATCGCCAGAGATATGGGTACTGTATTCACAGACTTTGATAAGTCTGAGTACGCAAAAGGAAAAGAAGGAAACTTGTTCCCTAAATACTTGAACAATAATTACTCTCCACGAACTGATAAGGTGAAAAAATTGTTTGAGGGAATTTATATTCCCAATCAATTAGACTGGGAATATTTGATGGAAGATGTTCAGAAGTATGGCATGGCAAATGCATATCTTTTGGCAATCGCTCCTACAGGAAGCATTTCATATATTCAGTCTGCTACTGCTTCGATTTCTCCAATCACTGAGCAAATTGAGACAAGAACTTATGGTGATAGCGTAACTCATTACCCTATGCCTTACATGACAAATGACAATATGTTCTTCTATACACCAGCCTATGAGATCGACATGTTTAAGTACATTGATCTGGTGGCAACGATTCAAGAGCATGTATGTCAAGGCATTTCAACAACGCTGTTCGTTGATAGCAATAAGACAACAGAAGACCTTGCAATGTACTATGTATACGCAAATAAAAAAGGACTGAAAGGTTTGTACTATACGAGAACAAAGCTTTTGAGCGTAGATGATTGCGTTAGCTGTTCAGTGTAATGAGTGAGGGGCTTTGCCCCTCAATACTTAAAATAAGGAGAGGTTTAAAAATATGACTACATTCCAAGCTGTAAACTGGAATACACCAGAGGATGACTTTACCCTAACGTTTTACGAGCAGAACTTGAAGCAATTTTGGATTGATACTGAGTTCGTTCCAAGTAAGGATATCAAGGCGTGGGGCAAACTTTCAGACGCAGAAAGGGAAACGTATCGCAAAGTTTTAGGTGGTCTGACTTTGCTGGACACCGAACAGAATGGTGTTGGTATGCCGCAAATTTTGGATCACGTTGATGGTTTGCAACGTAAGACTGTTCTTTCATTTATGTCTATGATGGAAGGTATTCACGCTAAGTCGTACAGCACAATATTTACTACACTAGATTCGAGCGAACAAATTAATGAAGTTTTTGAGTGGGTATCTGAGAATAAGTACCTACAGAAGAAGTTGAACATTATTGATGGATACTACAGAAACATTGACTCTCCTAAAAAATTGTATATGGCTATGGTTGCGAGTGTTTTCCTTGAATCCTTCTTATTTTATAGCGGATTTTTCTATCCACTGTATCTAGCTGGTCAAGGCAAGATGGTAGCCAGTGGAGAGATTATTAACCTAATTATTCGAGACGAAGCGGTGCATGGCTTGTATGTTGGGCTACTCGCACAAGAGGTTTATAACAATCTCTCTATTGAAGAGCAAAATGAAATAGAATTTGAAGTCTATGCACTTCTAAGAGAACTGATGGCGAATGAAGATTTATATACAGAAGAGATTTACGCTGACATTAACCTTGATGCTGATGTTAAATCATTTCTTCGCTTCAATGCTAATAATGCCTTGATGAACCTTGGTAGAGAAGCCTTCTATGAAGAGAATGATGTGAATCCAATTGTACTTAATGGTCTTAGTACACAAACCAAAACGTTTGACTTCTTTAGTAATAAGGGGAATGGATATCAAAAAGGTAAAGTTGCACCTATCACTGATACTACATTCGCTCATGTGTTTAAAATGCTTGAAAAATCGGAGGATGATAATTTATGAAGATTGTTAAGTTTGTACAGCCAACTTGCCAACCGTGTCGTATGGTGGATGGGTTTCTGAGTCACTTAGGATTGAAGGTAGATGAAACGATGGATATCGTAGTTGATGATAAAGCGTTTGAGTTAGCTACAAGTTTTGGAGTTCGTAGCACTCCAACTCTCATCCTGTTGGACGATGAAGGCAATGAAGTAGATCGTGTTTCTGGTATGAATCACGAAGGGATTAAGAGATTATTCGAATTGCGTGGTTAAAACTTTGTGGCTATGGAGACATAGCCACAATATTCTGGAAGGGGAATGTGAAAATGGTCACAGAGAAAAGTTTGATGGAGAAATTTGATGAAATCGTGAGTAGTAACAACAAAGATTTAATTCAAGAAAATGCAAATACAGATGGTATGAGTCCAATGGGGATGATGTCACTGTTTGCATCAACATCTGCAAAAACATTTGCAGTTGAAAAGCTTCTATCCGAAGAAGCGAGAAATGCTTATCTTGAAGGTTACATTCACATACACGATCTTGATTTCTATGCAACAGGAACTACAACATGTTGTCAAATCCCTCTTGGCAAGCTGCTGAGAAATGGCTTTGATACTGGTCATGGACATATGAGGGAGCCGAATAACATTATGAGTGCGATGGCATTGACTTCAATTATTCTACAAGCAAATCAAAACCAACAACATGGTGGTCAATCCATTCCGATGTTTGACTATGACTTGGCTCCATATGTAGAGAAAACATATCAAAAGTGTTTAGAGATGTTGAAGTCTATCGGATTGGTTAATGATATAGAAGAAAAGGCTTGGAATCTGACTGATAAGCAAGTATATCAAGCCTGTGAAGCATTTGTTCATAATAGTAATTCTATGCATAGTAGGGGCGGTTCTCAAACTCCATTTATATCAATTAACCTTGGAACAGATACCTCAAAAGAAGGACGCATGATTACAAAAAATCTCTTGCTTGCAACACAGGCAGGGTTGGGCGATGGAGAAACACCGATCTTCCCGATCACTGTATTCAAGGTTAAAGATGGAGTTAATTTCAATCCTGACGATCCTAATTACGATTTGTATCAGCTATCACTTGAAACTACATCCAAACGTTTATTCCCAAACTATGTTTTTATTGATGCGCCTTTTAACCTTCAATATTACAATGGAACACCAGAAAGCGAGATTGCTACGATGGGCTGTAGAACAAGAACTATTAGCAATGTTAATGGAGACGAAACCCCTGTCGGAAGAGGGAACCTTTCATTTACATCTATCAATCTTCCTCTATTAGCTATTGAGTCAAGAGATATTGATGACTTCTTTTTTAAGCTAAATAAATATGTTGATATTAGTATTAAACAGTTATTTGACCGCTATTTATATCAGGCTAGTAAGAGTGTTGCTAACTTTAAGTTCCTATATAGTCAAGGAATCTGGTCTAATGGAGAGGAACTAGATTCAAACGATAAGCTAGGTGACATTCTCAAGCAAGGAACATTATCTGTTGGATTCGTAGGCTTGGCAGAAGCACTTGTTGCACTTATTGGAGAGCATCATGGGGAGAGCGAAGAAGCTTGGGAACTTGGGTATAGTATCATTAAATTTATTCGAGATAAAACAGATGTTGCTACACGAAAATACAATATGAATGTAACAACACTTGCTACCCCCGCTGAATCGTTTGCTGGTAAAGCACTTAAAACCACAAGAGAAAAGCATGGAGTCATACAAGGTGTTACAGACAGAGAGTATTTCACAAATGGTTTTCACATCCCTGTGTACTATAAGATCGGTGCATTTAATAAAATTAAAAAAGAAGCTCCATTTCATAATCTAACTAATGCTGGACATATCACCTACATTGAGCTTGATGGCAATGCTTCCAACAATGTAAAAGCGTTAGATGCAATTGTTCGTGCAATGAAGGAGAATGGAATTGGATACGGAAGTATAAATCATCCCGTAGATCGCTGTTTGGACTGCAAACATCAAGGTATCATTAATGAAGAATGTCCTAAGTGCGAAAGTAAAAAGATTGAACGCATTCGTAGGATTACAGGATATCTTGTTGGTAGTATGGATAAATGGAACTCAGCCAAACGTGCGGAAGAAAGAGAACGGGTTAAACACTCATAAAGGCAGTATAAAATTCTTAACTACACCCATAATGTAAAGAATGAAGGTAATTTATGGGGCTTTATATTCCTGATGCTGGAAAAAATGTAGCCAAAGCACTTGATTTCGGAGTATAAGTCCTGTATACTTGTGCAAAGAGCCAAGCACAAGTATACAGGACTTATACCGCGCTTTGTTGTTTCACGTATCATATGACGTATAACATGTGAAACTAGGCTCTGCAAGAGAATATTACTCATCAGCCAATCATAAATTATCTCATAATAAACATTATGGGGTGAATTTTTGAAAAAGCGGGGAGGGCGTATAATGAGTACTTTGACTATCAAAAGAGGTAATGTATTATTGTTCAAGGAAAGAAATGGTTTACATGCAACAAAAAAAACAATACAAGAGTATGTAGAAATGATAAAACCATTTCATCTTCAAAGCGAAGAGTACCAACTTTCAAGCATTGAAGCTATGTATGATGATGAGGAAGATGACTGATCTGAAAGGAACAACGCCATGAAGGATATGAATTTTTTTAATCCGTTCACCTATTCTGATAAAGAGCGATGGAAAGACATAGAGAAGCAAATGATATTTGAAGCGTGGGTTCCATTTGTATCGAACCGTCCGCTTCAATTTTTTGTGCCTTACCCGAAAAGTGAGGAAGAGGAAGAATCACCATTACATACAGGAATTACAAAAGGACACCTTACGAGCATCATCGGTGATGATTCAACATCAAGCACTCATAATGTTGTTAGCACTTTAAAAAGAAGAAAAGTAGTCGTTCTATCGAGGGACAGCGTGTGCAAAAACGACTATATGCCTGAAATAATAGTGGCAAGGATTTTCTCTATTAAAGATAAACATAGAGAAGCGCGTTGGTATCCTGATTTGGTGAGTGGAAATCATGAGTGGTTTGTTCATTTGCCAAAACACATTACAGGGAAAGAGTCATATGTTAATATGACGCAAACTATGCCAATTGGTAAGAACCTACTGATAGAAAAGTATGGTTTGTTAGATGGAGAACTTATGAAAATGGTAGAAGCAAGATATAAGCATGGGATTGATCTTGGAGTCATTAAGGAAACAAACGATGGCTTTATGGCATCTAGCGAATAGGAAAGGACAATTGTCCTTTCCTATTTTTTGTTTAGAGTAGACGGTAATCTCGTTTTCTTTCTTTTTAGGGAGATAATAATAAGTTGTTGACAAGGAGCCGAAGAAAGTACTATAATAATAAATGTAAGGAAGAACAAAACAAAGAGGTGAACAAATGATCGCAGTAGCTTGTGGAATGGAAGATGATGAAGCGCATAACATCGACAAGAGTTACGCTTCACATAAGTTGCGTCACGAACTTGAAGGCTTAGTTGTAATGTCAGAGTTTGATTTCATTAATAGGGTTGTAATTAGACGAGAGCCTTTGATACCGCCAATTAGATACTCTCGTAGTCATCGGCAAGGAGAGTAAATATGATAATTGAGAGAAGTATACTTGTGAAGGCACTGGTTGGCTCACATAACTACAATCTTGCAACGCCAGAGTCAGACAAAGACTACAAGATATTCACCATGCCAACGTTCGATGATCTTTACAGAGGTAAAATGTACTCGAAGGCAGATGTTGGATTAGAGTTCGATTTCGATGTGCATGACATTAGGAAAATGGTTGCTCTGTTCTGGAAAGCAAACATCAACTTCCTTGAAGTCCTCTACTCGAAAGAAAATCACATCTATGATAAAAACATTAAAGAAATATACAATCTGCGGAAAGATATAGTGAGAATGAATCTACCTTACTTATACAATGCATGTAGAGGAATGCACTTCGAAAAGATGAAGCGTCTGGATAACCCAACAGAAGGAACAGCACACTTGATTGAGAAGTATGGCTATAATACCAAAGAAGCATTACATGCTTACAGGGTTCTCGATTTTATTACTCGATTTGCATATACAGACTTCGAGGATTTCGAATGGGCAATGACTTACGATGAAAACCTTAGAGAAAGAATGCTTGAAATCAAAAATGGAGAATACCCAAAAGTAACGTTCCAAATGTTGATTCGTCAAAAGATGAGTCAATTCGAAAAGTTTGACCAAGCATACTATAGTCAAAAGCCCAATGAAGAATTAAAACAGCACATTGATTTAATTATATACAATATGATTAAGGAAAATTTTCAAGGAACTAAAGAAAGTACTTTGGGAGGAAATGAAGATGCTCAAACAATTACGCAGTAACCCAATTATGTTGACTGACGCATACAACTTGTCGCACCAAAACTTGAAGGTTAATACAGATTGGGAAATATCCCATATGTACAATCGTTCCAAGTCAATGATTCTGTTCGGACTTCTTGAAATTATTAACAACATCTTGGAGACACGAATCAACATGTCAATGATTGACGAAGCTGAATTTCATGCAAATCGTATGGGAATTACATTCCCTAGAAAACTTTGGGAGCGAGTAGTCAAGGAATGTGGTGGTTATATTCCCTTGGAGATACAAGCTCTACCAGAAGGTACGTACTGCCCTGTAGGAACACCTTTCGCTCAAATTCGTAACACAGTTAAGGGTTTTGGTGAAATGGTTACATGGTTCGAGGGCGAATTGATGCACGCTTATTTCCCATCAACCGCTGCTACACAAGCACTTCGTATGCGGCGTTATCTGGAACAAAAGAAGCGTCAATATGGTTATGATGACAGTTTTATGCTTCGTTTGCACAGCTTTGGATTTCGAGGTCATCGCAGCCTTGAAGACGCATATTGGGCAGGGATTTCGTGGAATTTATTCTTGTATGGTACAGACGACTTCCACACAGCATTTCACACTCCAAGTGCGAATCTCGTAAGTATCGCAGCTACTGCACACAAGGTAACACAGCAATTTGACAATGAGTATGAGGGTTATAGACATGTGATCAAGGCAACAGCAGATGTAGGGGAGAAGATCGTAGCAATCGTAATTGACACATATGATGCATATCGTTTCCTTGATGAATACTTAATTCCATTGGCTAAATACGCCGCATCGCTTGGAGTTCATATGGTAATTCGTCCAGACAGTGGCGACACATGGGAACAGGTTGTGATTGCATACAAGAACATTTCTCGTCACTTCATTCCGATCACGAATGTTACTGCTATCATTGGTGAAAGCATGGACTTTGAAAATGTGAAAAAGGCAGATGCTTATTTTGAGCAACATGGCGTTCCATTGAACTTCGTATCATATGGAGTTGGTGGAGGATTCTACAACTATGCAAATCGAGATACGCTTGGATGGGCAATGAAAACAGCTTACTCTAATGGTAAAGATCGCATGAAATTCTCTGAGAATCCAATCAAACGTAGTATTCCTGGGGTTGTTGAACTTTATCGCAATGAATATGGTGATTTAGTTGTAGGCAAAGAGAATAGTGTCAAAGAAGGAAAACTCTACGAGACGATCTACTTCCATGATGCTGTAGCTGATACGCCGATCATGAAGCAATATTCCGATGAACATTGGTTGTCTGTTCAGGCGACAGCTCTTTCGGCAAACACAGAGCAAGCAAATATCTATCTCAGCGATGAAGTTCGTACAGAGATTGGCGAGTTCCAAAGACGATACAGAAATCGGGTGTAACTATGTCAATGAACCTAAGAAAGTATAAGTTTGGATTTGTTATTGGTCGATTCCAGATGCTACATGCAGGACACGAACATCTAATTAATACAGCTTTAGCTCAGTGCGAGAACTTACTAATCCTAGTGGGTTCATCGCAAGAGTCTAAAACGTTCAGGAATCCATTTGATGCATTTACTAGAATCCTTATGCTTAAAGAGATTTATGGTGATAATCCAAACGTTTACATTGCACACATTGCAGACCTAACCAATGAAAACGATCATTCACATGATTGGGGTAGGTACTTGTTAAACGAGGTGAATGATTGGGCTGAAATATGCGATATAAAAGAACCACTTGACGCGATGTTCTATGGCAATGACGAAGAACGTGAAGACTGGTTTGACCCAAAAGACATTGAAGGAATTGCACAGATTAAGCTTGATCGAGCAGACATTCTAATCAGTGGGACAACAATGAGAAGCTATCTCGCATGGAACAACTTTACTCTGTGGTCGAAGTTTGCTAATCAGAAGCTTCATAGTTACTTTGAAACTTTGAGACAAAAACTTTTTGAGGTGGGAAAAGACGATGACGAAGAGACAGTTAAAGATTGGCGACGAAGTAGAGGTAATTAGGAATACGTATAATGACTACATCAAAATAGGTATGAAAGGTGTAGTCAAGGATTTACGTTGTAACAATCAGGAAATTGGTGTTTGCTTCAACGAACATGATATTCATGGACACGATCTCAATGGAAAGGTCAAATATGGACATGGGTGGTATTTTTATTTAAGTGAGATTAAACATATTGAGCATTCAGAGAAAATCACTGTCATGCTTGAAGGGAAGAGAACAACTGTCACACTGGAAGATGGAAGTGTTGGTATATCTAATCCAACGTATAAAGATAAATATAATTTAGAAAAAGGCATCGAGATTGCGAAAACAAAAGCACTGATTGCACGAAACAAAAAGAAAGGTGAAGAGATGGAAGGGAAGGCACAAAAATTGAGTGTTCAAATTGCTGATCTACAGCGTGAATACTCAGAAGTAGTGAATCATATCCCATTTATTTACAATGAAATTACTGAATTAGAAGGAAAAGTCAAGGAAATCGGAGGGTAACACATGACAACAACACACGAATCATTGTACAAGACTCCATGGGTGGAGTTGATGAAACGAACATCGGATGAAGATGGTACATATATCTACATTCGTGAGCCATGGCTAATCAATGGTCAAGCAATTTCGATTCTTCCATATCGTCTTGATTGCGACGAAATCGAATTGTTGGTTCGATGTGAAGTGGCTGATGTTCCTGTGATGGGTACTATTAAGGGTGGTTGTGACAAAGAAGGGGAAGCCATTGAAGAAACAGCGGTTCGTGAACTTCTTGAAGAAGCTGGTTACTCAATTCATCCTTCGCAATTAATTCATTTAGGAACTGCTAGAACATCGAAGCTCAACACAACAACGATGAATCTGTTTGCAGTCGATCTGACTGATGAAGAGCAAGGTGAAGCAATTGGGGATGGCACGAAGAATGAAGCAAATGCTTACTGTAAGTGGATTTCAGAAGAAGAGTCTTTAGATGTACAAGACCCAATCATCCACACTTCGATGGTCAGACTTATAAATCAAAGTGGAAGATTTTAAGACGACATAATAGTCTAAATTAAAAAAAAAAAAAAATAAATTTATGAATGGAGAATGTTAAATGACTAAAGTATACGCAAATGAAGAGGTAGTAGTAGTTCAGGATGTAGAATTGGTGCAAGCTGTTGTGGAATTGGCTTTCCTGCGAATGATTGATTATGATGCATACGCTGTAGCTAACAAACTTCTGGCTGATCTGCTTCGCGAAAGTCTGGAAACAGAATTGGTGATCGGGATTGTGGTTCTGGATGAAGGGACTGTAGGACTGCTGACGTACAACATTCTGGCTGATGACTATAATCACTTTGTACAGGGTCAAGACGAATACGGATTCTATGTTGAAGTATAATTAAGGAACCGAAGAAAGTACTTAGTTAATATCTTTGGAGAGCTAATTCTACTCTCCAAAGAAACAAAAATTTTATTTAGAGTGAAGAGGGTTGGTAAAAATTGAAATGGATTGTTGTAGTAAAAGGTAACTATTATCCATCTGTAATTGAATGCAAAGATGAGGAAGAAGCGGTAGAAGTATGCGAACAACAGGTTAAACTCCTTGCAGAGCTAGATTCTGATGAATTTCGTGTATATATCGCAAAAGTGACGAGATGGGTAGGAAAACACAGTGAAAATGTCGTTCATAGCCTACTTTAAGACTAAATAAAACTGCGATTCCATTTAGATTTTGGAGGATAAAAATGCCACATTACAAATTGTTCAAGTACAGCTTAGGTGACTATGAAAGAGAGATAGCGTCTGGAACAGATGAAAATCTAATTGCAGAACATGCTATTGCTTTATCATCATTTGATGAGCCATACATGTACGCGTACAGACTTGAAGCATGGATTGGTGATAGACAAATTGGTGGATGGAGATTCTTCCAAAATGGAAGAGAGTTTACAGAAGATATTCGAAAAGCAGCAATAAAATCATTGAAGGAGATAAATAAATGAACATCTACGAGATTCAAGAATACGCAAAAGATCATGGATTTGATTCTCTTAAATTCGCAATGACAAATCGAAATGGAGCTACATTCTATGGACACTTCTTAGATGCTTACTTTGGCATGATTATGATCCCCGAAATTGGCGATGGATTCATTGTGATATCTCATCTCATTCAGGAATATGGTTTCGATGAATTTGAATTTACAGTATTAGAGGGGAATTAAACAATGGCACAAACACAAGTAACCAATGAATATCTTCTACAATTACAAGAACAACAAGCGAAAGAGTATGGAATGAAGGTTGATGTTTATCACAGTGAAATTGGAAAAACAATCGGGGTCTTCCCACATAATGCAATGCCGATACCGCCAAATGCACTTCGAGTAATTAGATATTAAGGAGATGACTGTTGAGCATGGATACAAGATATATAGTGACTAAGGTCACCGAGCTTGATCGAGTTACACCGAAGACTGCTTTGCCTGAACAAAACATGGACTATGATTTAGTCGTGAAATGCGAGTATGCCGCACACTTCAATCCATATTTGGGGCGATCAATGGTCTTAATCCCAACAAAACCGAATGACGATATCAATTCAATGAATATCTACACCTCATCTGTATTCAGCATTGAAGACAATGGAGACGAATTGATTGTAGTGACAAGAAACACAGTTTACTATTTCGAGAAAAGAGAGGTAGGAAACTGTTAATTATTACTAAATAAAAGGGGATAAACACAATGACAATCAAGCAACGCCTGACAGATGAAATGAAAGAAGCAATGCGTAACAAGAATAAAGGCACACTAGCTACGATCAGACTGCTTATTGATCGCATTCAGAAAAAAGAAAAGGATGCATTGCGTGATCTGACAGAAGAAGAAGCTGTTCAAGTGCTTCAAACGTTCAAGAAGCAAGTTCGTGAGGAAGCTGATGCCTTTGCAAATGCAGGGAAGTTCAGTAGGGAAGCGGAACTGGTTGACTCTATCTTTTTGGTGGACAGGTTCTTGCCACAACAAATGAGCAAAGAAGAGATTGACATTCAAGTTCAACTTGTAATTTCTGAAATAACTTCAAATGGACAAGTGCCAAATAAAGGTTTGGTTATGAAAAACCTGATGCCATTAGTAAAAGGAAAGGCTGACAACAAGCTGGTGAATGAGGTTGTCACTGAGACATTGGCATGATGTTCTGGAAGAAAAAGAAAGCTCAACCTAAACCTATTTGTGATCATGAGTGGGTCAACCTTGATGAAGGAATGTCAAGTGCAATGGTTGAAATATATTGTCCAAAATGCACTCAAAGCCGAAATGTAACTAATTCAGAAGCGAGAAAACAAGTGAAGAAATCAAAGTTGAGAAAGGAATATCTCGACAAGATGAAAGAAGAGAGGTTGTTATCATGAAGTATGGTCAGCGAGAAATAATTGATTTAACTATTTATGATGAGCTGGGAAATAAAGTTGCACATTTGGATTCTCTCAAAGAAAGCTATCTAGGCAAGCACACTGTATTTGTAAAAGATGCTTTGCTTGACTTAGACCTTCTTAAATTTATGGGTAAAGCTGAAGACAAATTTGTTAGTGATTATGAATCGGAAAGTTCTCGTGAAAAATACGATACTACAATTGTATTTAATCATAACACAACAAAACCCTGTAAACTGATTGGCAAAGGTGTTATTAGAAGTCAAGAAACTGGTAGAGATGTTGAGTTTATGTATGAAGTTCCAAAAGCTGAAATCTCATTAAACTACACTATGATCGTAGAAAGTTCTCCTAACGTTTCAGATCATGATTTCTCTTTCGATATTCTCCCATTCAATGAAGAGGGAGATATGTATAAGTTGCATATCTAGGAGGTTGTCAAATGAGTATACAAGTGCCAGTGAAAGTGACCAACTGTGATAAGTGTCCATATGCAGAAGTAAGGAAGGTATGGACTTTGGATTCTTGGGATGATGTTCGAGCAATCAAATGTACTAAGTTGGACAAGGATGTTTATGGGTATCTTGATTGGTACGATAATTCTCCTGTTCCTGATGAGTGTCCATTTGTAGTGGAGGTAGGAAATGAAGCTGATTAACTTCATATTGCATATGTTTGGCGGTTGTCCTGATGAGGATTTAGTTGAAGCAAAACGTGGAAAGATGAAGTGTTCGAAGTGTGAGCGAGAGTATTTTGTATTCAAAACATATTAAGGAGTGTTAAACATGGGAGTAGTATTGAAGATTAAAGGTGACAATCTAACTATTGAAGATTTGCAGGAAATGAAGGAGAACATAGAAGAAGCTATTACTAAAAAGAAGAAAGAAATGGCTTTAGCTATGTCTGGATGGCTTGAAGATGTTATCAGGGATGGTAAGGAACGAATTGTTGATCAAGAATACTTTTTAGAAGTTACGGATTTATCAGAAGTTTTATTTATCAAATGGTATGTGAATCACAAGTTAAAGCAACGAGATTATCTACCTAAATACATTCACAAATGTACAAGCAAAAAAGTTCCAGAAACTACTTATGTATTTGATGATAGCAAGAAAAGTATCGGATTGAGCGCTGGCAAGAAACATGCTTTAGTGATTCATGACGAAAGTCTCCCTTATTTGAAAGAAGAGTTTGAAGAATGGAGCTGGAAGCAATGAGTGAATATGCAAAGATTTATGCTTATATTGAGATAGGAAAATACTTGTATCGAGATGGAACGAGCAAATTCTATAACGACTTGAAGGAAGTTTACGGACTGCAAGATCATCCTAAGTTTGACCTTCTGTACAGCATTTCGTGGGAGCGTGGACATGCATATGGATTAACTGATGTACTTGGAGTGTTTAATGATCTGGTGGAGTTGATTCGATAGGAGTGATTTCTTATGTTCTATAGACACTATAAGGGTGGTATTTATTACACTTTAGGGTTGACTTCGCTCTACGAAGGAACAGGTTTGGAAAGAGAGTGGACACACAACTATTTAAGCGCTATCCACACAGAAACAGGGAGAAAGATTGCTGTATCGCTGATTGATGGTAGATTCCATGTGCTAGATGAAGAGGATACAAACTTGGTTCTTTATTTAGATATGGTTGGTCGTTTCTGGCTCAGACCAAGAGACATTTTCTTTGAAACAGTAAAAGTGGATGGAAAAGAAATAAGACGCTTTTTAAATTATTATAAGTGACAAAGAAAGTATTGGGGGAGTTATATGCAGACTGTGATGGAAATATTTAGGGAGATTAAAGAAACATCAAGCAGAACAGGCAAGGAAGCTATTCTAAAAGCAAATGTTGATAATCAAGATTTTCGTAAAATTTTGGAGTTTCTCTACAATCCATTCGTCCTGACAGGAATTAAAGCAAAGAAGTTACAGAAGTTCTCTGATTATAACGCTCATCACATTCAATTTTTTAATGTTTTTGAAGCTATTAACTTCATCGTTAAGAATAATACAGGTCGAGATGAAGATGTTAAGGCGATTGCTAACTTCATTAATAGTCGCACAGGTGAAGTTCATGATTTCCTCCAAGATATGTTCACGAAGGATTACAAGTGTGGCATCACTGCCAGTACGATCAACAAGGTATATGGCAAGGGAACAATCCCTGAGTTCGATGTATTGCTTGCTAAAGCGTACAAAGATCATGGTCATAAGCTAAAAGGTCGCTTCTACATTACGTTAAAACTTGATGGAATCCGATGTGTTGCGATTAAGAAGAATGGTGTAGTTCAGTTCTTCACTCGTCAAGGTCAACCTATTGACGATCTGGTTGATATTGAGGATGAGATTACACGCAACTTCCCTGACAACTTCGTTTACGATGGAGAATTGCTTCTGAAAAATCCTCTTGGACTGCCAAGTGATACTCTGTTCCGAGCAACGCAGAAAGTTGTTCGGAAGGATGGAGTCAAGAAGGACTTAGAGTTCCATGTATTTGATGGACTTCCAATTGATGAGTTTATGGAAGGAAAGTCTAAGCTGACATATGAGCAACGTAGATCAGAATTGGATAGTGGGATATTCAGTACAAGCCATGAACATGTACATTATCTGCCGATCCTTTACGTGGGTGAAGATAAGACTGTTATCAGTGATATCCTAGCAGAAGTTGTCTCATTGGGTCATGAAGGTCTGATGATTAATACAGCCAAAGGACACTATGTAACCAAACGATCTGATGTGTTATTAAAGGTTAAAGAGATGCACACAGTTGACCTGAAAGTCCTTGGACTTGAAGAGGGTAGTGGTAAGTATAAAGGTACTCTAGGCGCTATCATCGTAGATTACAAAGGGTACGAAGTTAGAGTTGGTTCTGGATTCACCGATCCCGAACGAAACATGCTGTGGAACACTAAAAATATCAAGGAATTGAGTCTTGTAAATAAGATAGCTGAAATTCAATATTTCGAGGAATCGACAAATCAGGATGGCGGTATCTCGCTGAGATTCCCTGTATTTTTACGCATCAGAGATGACAAGACGGAGCCTAGTCTACATTGATGAAGGCAGAGATTCGCAAGGAAAGACTGCGGTTGTTGTCGGAAATAGACACCATAGAGAAAGCTTGTGAAGGTTGCCCAACACGCGCTCATTTCAACAACCTGAAAGACGCTACAGGGTTAATTCAAGCCTGTAGAGAGTGTCCTGTATTTGCTGATTTAAGTCAGTATGGTGAGAGGTTATTGAAGTTGTCTGAACCGAGAAAAAAGATATCTATAGGAACCGAAGAAAGTATTGACTAGATGTAAAAACAATGATAAGATATTAAATATAAGGCGGTCGTGATAAAGAATCATTCAAGGAGCCGAAGAAAGTACTATTAACTGGAGGAATGTAAATGTCAACACAAAACACAGCAAAGCGATACTATAAGGTTGAAGAAACAGTTTGGGTGAAACCTGAAAGCAAGCTTGGAGTAATTAAGGAACTGAAAATTGATCCAAAGTTAAATATTTATGAAGCTATCGTTCATTTGATTGACCCAAGAGGGGAAGAGTACACCAGCGATGTTATCAAAGTAAACCTTTGGGAAATTGATAAGAACAAGAAGGCTCAGTTTAAGGTGAAAGAGAAGGGCTATGTGAAGCAAAAGAAACCGACTATTCTTTTTGCAAAGGTAGCTGAGGATGCGATTATTCCATCGAAGATCGAAGAGAATGCTGGATACGATATCTATGCAAACTTTGAGAATGAGTTCCTTACATTTGCACCTCATGAAACAAAGCTTGTTCCAACTGGCATTGCGTCTAGTGTGACAAAAGAATATACTCTTGTCGCTAAAGAGCGTGGTTCTACTGGTAGCAAAGGAATGGGATTGCGAGCAGGGGTTGTTGACTCTGGATATCGCGGTGAAATCTTCATTGGAATGACGAATGAGAACGACAAAACTCTGGTAATCGCAAAGAACCCTGAGCTGTTCGATGCAGAAAAAAACATCGTGTATCCTTATGCGAAAGCAATTGCTCAACTTCTTCTCCTTCCAGTTATCGACGCGTATGTGAAAGAGATTCCCCTTGAATCACTTCAAGCAATCCCTTCTGTTCGCGGTAAAGGCAAAGTAGGGTCTTCTGGTAAATAGCGTTAAGGAGCTAAAGAAAGTACTAACGGGGAGTTCGCTCCCCTTAAATTATGCTTATGAGGTGAAACAACGAATGACAATTACGAGGGGAACAAAACGAAACTCGTATCGCATCACCAAGAAGACATTGGGGGAAAGGCAAACCCAAGTATTAAATGAGCTGATGCTACATCCAGATGGTGTGACAGCTAGTGAATTAGCTCTAAGTATGTGGGATAAGGGATTCTTCGTAATGCCTGACAGAAACAATGTTCATCCACGATTGAATGAACTTGTCGAACTAATGTTAGTCGAAGTCACTGGTAAACGATCTTGTAGCGTAACTAACAGGACTGTCGCAGTTTACCAAGTAAAGGGAGAGATTTAATATGGCAAGAATCACAGTCAAATCAAGAAGTCGAATTGATGCAAGGTTTACACAAGCGGAGATCAACACTCTAACTATCGCACTTGCATTGCTGGACATTGAAACAATGGAGACAGAGCTAAAAGAACAAGGAATCGACTTTTCTAAGGCTGAGTACGACCACTTGACTTTGTTCAAGAAACTAACAGATGTAACAGGTTTATATCCTCAAGTACAGCTTGATGATCAACCACAGGAGGATGAGACAACATGAAGATTTGTGGAGTTTGCAAGGGTTCAGGAGCTCTAAATCAAGACATTTGTGAAGCATGTGATGGCGAAGGTATTGATAGCAATTCGACATTCGCAGTGGGCAAGGTTCAACGCCGAAAGAGTGCAGAGTTCGAGGTCGAACAGAAGAAGGTCAAGTTTGACAAGAAAAATGCAAGTAGGAGTGAAGCTTAATGTTCTACATTATGTTCTGGCTTGTAGCAGTAGCTTTTTTCATTTTGCTGATCGCTGGTGGAGCGCACAAGAAGGTTCAGGATAAAACAACTAAATTCATTGAAAAAATCTTCGAAGACGAAAAGGAGAATGTATAAATGAGTAAACGTATCGTAGGTATCGCAGGGGTTGGAGCGGCAGTGATTATCGGTGGAATTTTCACGCTTATGTCTTTAACTACCATTGATCAAGGACATGTAGGTGTTATTTACAACCGAAATGGTGGTGTAGAAAACCAAACATTGCCACAAGGTATGCACTTGATATCTCCAATGAAGAAGGTTACTCAATATCCTGTAGCTCTAGAAACAGTTGAATATAAAGATGTTCAACTCGCTACAAAAGATGGTAAACCCCTCACAATGGGTATGACATTCAACTATATGAATGACCCTACCGAAGTTGTTGATATTTTCAACAAATTTAAGGGTGCAAAACCAGAGGATATCGAACAATCCTTTATCCTTTCTCGAATCAAGGAAGCTGCGCTATCTGTAACATCTAAATATACAATTCTCGAAATCTTCCAAAACCGCGAACAGATCAAAATTGAGATTTCTAAAGAATTTACTGAGGACATGAAAAAGCAAGGTTTCACTGTTACTGACTTTGTTCTTGGTACGCCAACTCCTGACCAAAGTACAGCTAAAGCAATTCAAGCAGTTGTAGACGCTCAACAGCAACTTGAAGCGCTAAAAGTTGAGAAGCAAAAAGCTAAAGAAGTTGCCGAAAAACAAAAGATTGAAGCAGAGGGTAAAGCACAAGCAGCTATTGCAGAAGCAAAAGGTACAGCAGAAGCCAATCGTCTAATGCAGCAATCCATCACTCCTGAACTTCTGAAAAAAATGGAGATGGAAGCACGTATGAAGTGGGGATGGGTCACTATCCAAGGTGCTAATGCTGTCGTAACTGAAAAGAAGTAATACATTAATTTCGATAAAGCCCACTATAGAAAGGTGGGCTTTTCTACTAGGAGGTTTTACATGAAAAAAGTGACTAAAAGAAGATTATCAGTGTTTGCATTCTACTTTTTTGTTTTCGTGTCGCTTGTGCAGGGCGTGTATCCATACAGCATTCCTCCTGCGATCCTTGAAGAAACCAAAGATCACACACCACATCCGAAAGTAGTGAAACGAAAATGAATAAATCTGATAGATATTTCCTAACCAATCTGGACTTGATTCTTGAATATGGTAGTGAGGATGTAAACCCAAGACCAAAGTATGAAGATGGAACTCCTGCTCATACAATCTACATTACACAGGTATTTGAAAAGTACGATCTAACTGATAACGAATTTCCTATCACAACACTTAGACCTATTCCGATCAAAAATGGGATCAAAGAGGTTCAATGGATTTATCAAGATCAGTCTTCCGACCTGTCCAGATTAGAAGGGGAGTATGGGATTAAATGGTGGCGACCATGGAATATTGGTGATGGCACAATTGGTCAAAGATATGGAGCAACAGTCAGGAAATATGATTTGATGAACAACCTTCTGAAAGGTCTTCTTAATGACCCGTTTGGTCGAAGACATATTATATCTCTTTGGCAAGAAGACGACTTTAACGAATCAGAAGGATTGCTACCTTGTGCGTTCCAAACAATTTTCTCTGTTCGAAGAAAAAATGGTTACATGTATTTGGACATGACACTTATTCAACGTAGCTCAGACTATCTGGTAGCTGGTCACATTAACAAAATGCAATATGTAGCGTTTCAGATGATGATTGCTAAACACTGTGGCTATGAAGTAGGGACATTTGCTCATTTTGTTCAGAACCTTCATATATATGATCGTCATATCGAACAGGCAGGAGAGATTCTTTGGAGAGATGCTTCAAAGAAAAACCCAATTTTGCAGCTTAACGTTCCTGATGGGACTAACTTCTATGATATTAGCGCGAAGCACTTCGAACTGATTGACTATGAGCCAGTCGAACCACAATTGAAATTTGAGTTAGGAGTGTGATTATATGACGTGGATAGGATGCATTGCGTATCTGATAATTGGTTTTTGGTTTCTATTCATTATTAAAGGTTATGGTAACATCTTACCACCAATGCGATTTGTTCCTGCTGATAATGGTGGATACAAGCTCAAAGAGTGGATTCCAATGCCATTATGGTTGTGGAACGTTGTACTGACGGTCATTTGGCTCCCATATATTATTTATTACTTAATTATGATTCTCAAAGAGTTTAAACTATAAGGAGAATAGATATGAAGGAAGTAATCGCAATAACAGCAATGGACGAAAATAATGCAATTGGCAAGGACAACAAACTACTTTGCACTCTAAAAGACGACATGGAATACTTTCGATCAGTGACCGAGGGACACATTGTTGTCATGGGAAGGAACACATATCGGAGTATTGGCAGACCTTTGCCGAACAGGATCAATATAATCCTGACCAAAGATAAAAACTTTCCTATTCCTAAATGCCTTGGATGTAGAGTCATGCATTCAGTGAGCGAAGTGTTAAGCTTTCATAGCAATCTGAACAACGATAAAGATATGTTCATTATAGGTGGAGAACAGGTATACGAGTCGTTTCTGCCATACTGCAACAAGCTTATCGTGAGTCATATACTGGCATCTTTCGATGACGTTGATGCACACTTTCCAGAGGTAGACTGGACAAAATGGGAGCCTATAGGTCATCCATTAGGTGAAGAAGGATGGGTTTCTGCCGATGATCGGAATGAATATGCATTCAGTACAGTTATATATAGGAAGACCGTCTAACAGGGGAGTAATCCCCTGTTTTTTATTTAAAATTATCCTAACAACCGTTGACAAGGAACCGAAGAAAGTACTATAATGAATACATAAGTTAAATGAATGGAAGGGGGCAACTAAGTTGGGCAAAACGAGAGAGCGGCGTTATGCAAAACCGATAGGCGAATATGAGAAACAATTTAATATACATATTCGCGAGATGATAGAAATGATTAAGCACGAACGAGTGAAAACCAATTTGTATGTAAAAGCAGTAAAGTTGTCAGCCCACGCTTTTGCGCGAATGGAAGAACACTTTGATATTTCTAATCTTGCTACAGCAACAAAGCTGGCGAAAGATATGTTGAAACACGCTGTTCGAATTGGCACAGTGTTGTCCTACGATGGTCGTATCAATGTCTTGTATGCTTATCGACAAACAGCATTCTTCCTGTCTCCTGACTTGAAGACAGTAGTAACAGTCAACAAGTTTCAAAAAGTTTCTTACAAACCATTCATGAAGATCGCCAAAGAGGGTGCAGATCGTGACACATTGCTTGAAATGCACTTTAACCTTCTCCGTGAGATCGAACAGAAAGAAGAAGATCAAATTCGTCTGATTCTTTCAATTGAACAGAAGGTAAGAGAAGCGAATGAACAATGTACTACAATGTTGAAACTGATCAAAGGTGGAGGACGCAAGAGAAGCATCAAGCAACTCATATCCGAACAGAACCATCAATTAAAGATGGAAGGTCGTAAACTGTTTGATTTAAAAATTAAGAAACGTCATTTGTGTAAGTCTATTGTTTCCTTACATTAAGGAGCCGAAGAAAGTACTAAGGAAAGGTGATATAAATGAATACAGTAGAAGTAATGACTAAAGAAATTGAAGTGAAACATATTGACATTACCAGAGAAGCGAAATTTATCTTTGGGGAAATTGTTGAACAGGCTTATATAGCAATGCCCAAATGGTCTGATGAACATGATTTCCTACGGAACAACAAGGTTGCCTGTGAAGTTGCGATTGAGCCAGAGGATGGTTATCCTGTGTTGGTTAAGTTCGGCAATGGTAAGGCTGTCAAACTTACTTCCTCGGAATGGGGTGGGGTTTACTCAATTACAGAAGACGATTATCTCAGAGATACATTCGCAGATTAAAGGAGATGTGTAAATGTTTTTGTTTTTCTTGTTTTGGATAGTATCCACAGTAATAGTGTTCTTCCTGCTATTTCTCATTTTTAATCTCGATGAGAAATATGCTTATGGATTAACAAGAAACTTGGTTGAAGATAAATGGGTGTTATTTTTGATCTTATCAATTATACCCTATATTCAGCTTGTTGTAGTCCTCTTTACGCTTGTAATCTTCGTCATCATATGGATTTTAGAGATGATAGATGACTACGACTTAGATGGCGAGGATGTACTAAAAAAAATCTTCTTTATAAAGGATGAAAAGAATTAATGACAACATATCAGCAAGAGCGTGTAGGCGATTATATTCAAGTAAACTCTGGTCGAAGATTTTATGTACTCGATCCAAGAGCAGAAGACATTACGATGATTGATATCGCTCATGCTCTATCAAACTTGTGTCGATTCACTGGACATGGTGATCGCTTTTACTGTGTAGGAGAACATTCAATCCAATGTGCAAGGGTAGCGCGTAAGCTTGGATACTCCACACTGATCCAATTATATTGTCTTCTACATGATGGAAGCGAAGCAGTTGTGAACGACTTGGCACGACCTGTGAAACAGAATATTCCACAGTACAAAGAGGTTGAAGATCGAATCATGGCAGTCGTTTGGGGAGTAGCTGGACTTCCGAGTCCTACAGAGGATGACTATAAAATAGTTAAGACCATAGACAATACGCTGTTGGTTAATGAAATGGAACAGTTGATGAAGCGTAGCGACATTCCTGACGTTGAACATGAAAAGGTATTTGTTGATCTGTCTGTTGGATACAATGCAGGAGAGTCTAAGATGCCTTTCTTGAATATGTATGTTTCACTGATGGAAGAGTTTATCGAAGGGATTGAAGTTTAAGATGTATCAATGCTCACATCCCGATTGCTCTCATGTTGCCGAGTTTATCACTAACATACATTGCGTTGATACTCATGGCAAATCAAAGGCGGCTATACATGCTGAATTTGGCAAACCAGAAAAGCTAGTTGTAAATGGCATTAAGCTCAGTCAGAACACTAAGCGAGAGAAAGAAACAAATCCCTTTGCAAGAAGAGGGAGCGGAAGAAGTGACGTACAAAGACGAATGGATAGATACTACAGTTAGGAGATAAAAGAATGAGTAAACAAATGGCGAAAAAAGAAATACTCAATCTATACTCTTTGATGATAATGATTTCCGTTAGCAAGAATGGTGAATCTGTTATCGAAGCGACTGGATTTACAGAAGAAAACATGGATAAAATGATGCGTGTTCTCGTGAGTTCGTTCGATGAAGATGAAGTAAAGGCAAATAAGTATATTGTCAAAGAAGTAAATAAGCTTTTGAAAAAGCTTGATGATCATGAAGTGTCAGAGAACCAAAGAAAGTACTTTCCAAAAGGAGATAAATAAAAATGAAAACATTTGCTACTGCTGAATTGCTAGACAAGTTGGATATTGGTCAACAGGCTGAGATGTTGGAGCCTGTAACAGATATTGTCATAAAAAGAACTAATGATGGAATTGTCGTAGTGAAGGATGCAATGTCTTCCAAACACATTGGTCTTCCCTTACCGCTTTCACCAACAGTATTGAGAGCAACTTGGAGATTGGAGCGTAAACAGATTAGCTTTGATCGAGCGCTCACCTATCTTCGTGTAGGCAGAAAGGTAAGTTGTGAATATGATAGTCAGCTTATAACCTATGAAAGCCTGGGAGACATTATTTTCATTGCAGAAGCGGTTGATGGTAAATGGTATTTGGAGGAATAACAAATGGCGAAAGAGATTCATCTTTGGGGCGATGGCTCAAGCGTGAATAATGGAAAAGAAAAAGGTCTTGGTGGGTATGGATATACTCTCTTGTTCGGTGAATTTGAGGGTGTAGATATTAAGACAGAATATGGTGACAGAAATAAGATGCTTACAGGTTGGGATGGATTTACAAATACTACTAACCAAAAAGAGGAAATTAAAGCGATTATTTATGGACTAAAGCGTATAAAGCCAAGCGCTTATAACATACCTATTCAAGTTTTTTCTGATTCAGCATATCTTGTGAATTGTATGAATGATCGTTGGTATGATCATTGGAGAACCCATGACTGGAATACAAAAGGAAAGAAGCCTGTAGATAGTCCTGAATTATGGAAAGAATTATTGCAAATTATAGAGGATAATTTCTTGCGAATACACTTCAATAAAGTTAAGGGACATTCAAAAATATTTTATAACGAACAATGCGATAAGCTTGCAAGACAAGGCTTAGACAGAGCTAGAGAAATGGTGAGCCTATGAGAAGATGTTCAATATACGATGTTCTTGATGCTGTTGACGCGAAGACTGGTAGAGCATTCGTTTATACAAGTTTAAAAGGTTTTAAACAATTAAAAGGTGGCGACTCCTTCTATATATGGACTCCTATGTACTGTAAAGAAGGCGATATTGCCTTAGAGGTCTTCGAGAAGGACTTGGCAGAAGACAGCAACGGGTATGTTTACTGTGTTGATGGATTGGATGTAATTGTTTTAGAAGGGTAAGGTGACAGTTATGAGACTTAACGAGCTTGATATTGAAGGGAAACATGTCGCAGAAATAACGTTTGTTGATCTTCACAGCAACAAGACTGTTCTGCATCTTCGCACCTTGAAAGCCATAGATGTTGAGATAAAGAAAAATGAGGTGCGAACATATGGCGAAATTGATATTTAGGTATGGCTCCATGAATGCCAGCAAATCTGCAAACCTTATCATGGACTGGTATGGTCATAAAGCTAATGGTAAAAGTGTTTTAACCTTCAAGTCCACCTTGGATGCTAGAGATTATGGCTACATAACATCCAGAGCAATCGAAACAAAGATTCCAGCGAGTCTTATTGCTCCTGATATGGATGGTGTGATGTTCAATATGACAGAGACATTCATGCCGAGAATGGTTTTCATTGATGAGGTTCAATTCCTGACTGCCAAACAGATCGAGGAACTATCTGCGATTGTTGACAAGCTTGGCGTAACTGTACAGGCATATGGGTTAATGACAGACTTCAAACGCGAACTATTTGAAGGTAGTAAAAGGCTTGTAGAACTAGCTGACGTTGTAGAGCGTATTCGATCTGAATGCACTGAATGTTCTAATGAAGGGCTAATGAATGCTCGATTCATAGACGGTGTGTTGCAATCAGAGGGGCAGACGGTAATGATTGGTGCAGAGCAAACATATAAGGTTCTTTGTCGGAGTTGTTATGCGAAATCAATAGAAAGGCTAACCGTCTAAGGAGAGATAAAGTGTCTCTCCTTTTCTTATTAAAACATTGACAAGGAGCCGAAGAAAGTACTATAATAAATGTATACAAAATGAAAGGAAGAACAACATGGGAATCAGCAATATGGCAAGAGACTTGAAGGGACATGCTGGCGTTCTGATCGAACAGTGGGCAGATGGAAAGTTCTATATTGTGAAGAACCGATATAGCGGATATTCATCCATAAATCAAGAGAAGATATCGCCAATTCACCCAAACGAAGTCATCAAAATGCTAACTAATTACAATGATGTTGTTGTTGTGAATTACAAGTCGATTAAAGGCTACAACCACAGACCTATTTCAGCGGAAATGGCAGAGCCGCTATGGTTGCAGCTTGAAGATTTTGATGAGGACGATTGGGGTCTTTAATTAAATTTAGGTCAGGAGTGAAGTTAATATGTTCTTAGAGATGCTTATTGAGTTTCTTATTGGATTCCTTATGTATGTAGCAATTACAGTTGTTTGGCAGATCACAGAAAAGCTAATCTATGGAAAAACATCACCTAGATTAATAGATGATGTGGTCGCTGTCATTTTGTCAATCTCGTTGTACCATAACTTTTTCTAAAGGAGAATGGTTTTCTTGTTACTTTAAATTTGAGACTAAATGAAACAAATCTTCAATTTAGATAGGAGAAATGAGGTGGGATATTAATGGCAAATACCATTAAATTAACTGGTGTTGTCAAGAGTGATGAAGAGGGTGTTAGTAAGCGTGGCTACAAAATTGTTAAGTTATTTGAGACAAACGAGGAAGCGGTGCTATTTCTCAACGAAAAACAAGCAGAGGTTGATGAAACTAATAAAAGTAGATTTTCATTGAAGAATTTTGCAATGACTATACTTTCAGTCTCAATAAAATAAGGGTTCCATTTAGAAATTAGGAGGGAAGCAGATGACAGAAGAACAGCGGAGCGAATTTGTTAAGGCGCTTGAAAACAGACAAATTTTCAACGACTATCATAAAAGACATTTAGTGCGTTTGTTGTGGGAGGAAAATCAAGAACTTCGCAAAAAGTTAGAACAACATGGGGAGGGGTGAAATAAGTGAGCGCCCACAAAGATGTTTGTGATCTATTCAACGAAGTGCTTGAAGAACTCAAGAAAGAATATGCGGCATATAACTTTGAGCGCGGAATCTGCAACGTAAACAAGGATGGAATTACAGAAAGAGAAAGACTGCATCTGCATAATTATAGAGAGAAGCTTAGTCAAATTTATATTCCATGATGGAGGAATTGGATGCATATACAAGAACGCATTGCTAAGATTATCGAAGCTGTCCGAAAAGAAATAAAAAGTAATGAGACAATGGCTGATTATGAAATGAGAGGTTCTAGCAGATACAAACACCGCGCAGAACTTTTATTCAATCAGATAAAGTTTTTTGAGTATGGTAGAGAGGGTGTTGTTCCTCCTGAATGGAATCACGAATATGGTCATTTGCTAGATGATGAATGGACTGAATACCAACGTCTAAAAGAGAAATTCAATGGTAAGTAGTTAATGACCAGATTCATGAAAAATGATGAAAGTCTTGGTGCAGTTCATCTTTACACCTCTCTGGATGATCGAATACTTCGGGTTCGAAGACAAAAGAGAAATAAGCTTGAACATCAATGTGAATATTGCAAGTCAGTTATTGAAGCAGGGAATGGATCATATTACATTACAGGCATGAGTGCTGGAAGGTTTTACAACTTTCATACTTGTCTGAATTGCTATGAAGAATAGAACAAAAACATTTGGAGGTAATAAGATGAAGCCAAACGATATTGTTTATGTTTTGTATCAGGATATGTGGGGTGGGTACAGAGACTATTACACAGATCATGCAACAGAAGCAGAAGCACGTAAGGCACAACGAAAACATCCGAACAACGTATCTCTCATTATCATGACCAAGGAAGAGTATGACAATTTAGAGGATTTCTAAGGAGCGGAAGAAAGTATTGATATGTAGAGGTGAAAAAATGAAATGTTCGTAAAATTAACTCATGATTATTCAGGCGAGATGATGTATGTCAAAGCGGACACAATCCATACGATCAGGGTTAAGGAAGATGGAAGAACACTGATTGTTGGTGAGCGAGGAATGTATGTAAGAGAAGATGCTGATCTTGTCAGAGACATGGTTGAAGCAATTGTGTCTAATGCAATAAACATTCAAGTTGAAAGGACGATGGAAAGTGTTCAAGAAAAAGGGTAAGGATGCTAGTCAGAATGCAGGAGCTAATGTCGATAATAATAAGTATGAATTTATTGCCAAGGTTCAATATAGCAACGAAACGAGTTTTACAAAAACGATAGAGTTACATTTAAAATATAGATTGTTAAATAGTAACTCTTCTTATAAATCGAAAAGATTTGTGATCGTTTCCGAGTTTACTGATACAGAAGAGCAGTTTGTCAAGAGGGGTAATGAATTTATGGATAACTTTAAGGATAGAGTTATTGAGTATGCCAAGAGAATTATTTTGTCGAACAGGAAAGAAATACAGAGCAAGGAAGACAAAAAATATCTATTAAAAAGAATTGCTTCGATGAATGAATATGAATTTGTGATTGAAGTTGACTAAGGAGAATGAAAAATGAAGCTGAAACTCACAGAAGAACAAAGAAAATCAATCTTGCTTGAAAAAGACATTGAAGGCTTTGACTATGAAAGTGTAGAGCAATCTGATTGGGAAGACCAAGGCAAGTTCCAATCTTGCGAAGTGATCTTTAAGCATGAAGGAAAATATTATGCATTCTACGCATATCGTCATGGAAGCTATTGGTCTAGCTATGAGATTGATTTTTATGACGACGATGTTACAGAGGTTACAAAGGAAGCTTACACTTCATATCGTTGGGTTCAGGTTAAAGCGGAAGAGAATCCTCCTGAATCAGTCTCTTGCTATTCAGAAGAATAACTAAGGTGCTAAAGAAAGTACAAGGAGTGATAATATGGTTAAGGAACAGAATTATTCACAGTGTTATGGTCGATGTGAGCGACTTGCAGAATTGCATCGTGATTATTTAGTACCTCGCGAAGAGTATGACAAGATGATGGAGCAAATGCAGTCGCCAACAACATTGACTACAACAGTCAATATCACAATCAATAATGATGTTAATAGCGATCCTGATGCAATAGCAAAACAAATAGTGAATGCCATTCACGAAAGGGTTAGACGAGGTGGTTCTATTGTCTAAAAGAAAATCAACAAAAGGCACACAGCTAACAGATGATCAGATCGAGTTGATTCGCGTGAAACCAGAAGATACAGCCAAGCGATTGGCTAGTCTTCCTTACACAATCACACCTCGACCTGACGAGAAGCCACCAAAAGGCAAGTTGTGGTGTCCATACGATGCTTCTTGGCAGAAGTTCATAACGAATCATCCTAAAGTTCCGCTGTCATCGTATCCAAGGTGTGAATGCTGTGGCATATCGACTGAGGATTATTACATCAAGACTGAGAACAAACTTTGGGGCGACAAAATCAAAGAAAGATAAAAGTGAGGAATGAACATGAAGGGTTGCACAATCTGTAACGTAAGGAATCGGGCTTTCTACGTTTCCTCTAAAGGTGTGTACATGTGTCCAAAACATAGAACGATGTTTCTTGACGAGAAGTTGGAAGAAGCATTGCAATTCAAGAAGAATAAATTCACTCCTATTGACAAGTGGACTGCCGAAATGTCTGTCTACAACAAAAGGTATGAGGAAAAGTCATACAAGGTACTCGTTGATATCGAAGACATTCCTTTATTACAGGAAGTTCGATGGAGACAGTATGCTGATGGCTTTGTAGTAACCACTGTCAATAGGAATGGTCAATATCTGACTGTGAATATGATTGACTTCCTTATGTATATGACGATGGGGATTGAATCACCTACATATCATGGGAATCAGAAAAAACTTGATTGTCGGAAAGTCAATATCCGCGTCAAGAAAGACAGGAGAACTGACAAGTCCTCAATCAAGAACCTCATATATTAGGAGATGATTGAATGGGCTATTGCACTAGCTATGAGTTGAGTATTGTAGGTGGTCATTACGATTTACTGGAGAGCATTATTGATTCTGATAAAGAGATGTTCTATGGTTTGGAGCCAGACGGAAGTACTTACGATTCTGTTAAGTGGTATGACCATGAACAGGACATGAAATATATCTCAAAGTTATACTCCAACCATATTTTTAAGTTGTGTGGCGAAGGCGAAGATAACAGCGACATTTGGGTCAAATACTTCAAGGATGGAAAGATGCAGGTGTGTCGAGCGAAGATAACCTTCGATGAATATGACGAAAAAAAATTGGTTTAGGGGGCGATTGATATGGGGGTAGACTTTTACACTTGTAATAACTGTAGAGATACATTTCCTGATTGTGGAGACTTCACAGGCTGCGAATGCGGAAAACACTGGTGTTGCGATGAATGTGCTGAATCACAGGGATATAGATGGGAAGAGGATGGCTATCTTCCAAAGGGTGCTAATTATGAACAAACCACGAGCTGTAGTTATTGTAGAAATGAAAATTATCCAGACGAAGATTTGCTGGAGTTTGCATTGCATAAACTGCGACTTACGAGAGATGAACTTATCGTAGAGTATACGAGGTTCGCTGACTATCCACATCAAGAAGAAGGTGCTTAATATTGTGTCAGACTTGCGGCAATGCATTATTAGTCCACGCGACACCAAAGGATTATGATGGATTTGTCAACCTTCATCTTCACACAGCTTACTCTTTGCTTGATGGCATGAGTAAGCCAGAAGATGTAATTAAAAAGGTGGCAAGCCTAAAACAGACTTCTGTAGCAGTAACAGAACATGGCAATGTGTTCTCTGCTGTGAAAGTTCACAAACTGGCGAAAGAAGCCAATATAAAGCACATCTATGGTGCTGAGTTCTATGTCACTGACGACAGGTTCGCTCAGGATAAGACAAAGAAGTACTTCCATATAACTGTTCTTGCAAAGAATGAGCAGGGGAGACGAAATATTAATAAACTTGCTTCACTTGGTTATCTTGAAGGGTTCTATTTCAAACCACGTATCGACCATAGCCTTCTTAAACAATACAGTGAAGGGCTTATTGTTATGTCGGGCTGTATGGCTAGTGAAGTTCAGCAAGCACTAGCAGGAGGTAAAATTGGTGATGGTGATATTGAAATCACTGATGCGAATATCCAAAATGCTAAAGAGATTATATGCATGTATAGAAAGATATTCGGTAATGATTATTATCTTGAAGTTCAGGCTCACAGGGACAGTAGGCAGCAACAACTCAATCGGGCAATCGTTGACATTGCTCTGGAATTGGGCATTGAGTATGTGGCTACAACGGACTCACACTTCGTAGACGAAGAAGACTTTGAATTGCATGGTATCTTCATTCAGATCGGAACTAATCGTGAGACAGGAGAGACTTATCAAGACACTCACATCATGGGCGCTGATGAGGTAACTGTTAAGCTGCTTGGGTCTATGACTAATGACGAAGCGGAGTTGGCAGTAAGAACTTCATTGCTGATCGCTGACAAATGTAATGTTAGTCTACCACTGTCTGAGCCTATCATTCCTCACGTTGATATTCCAGAAGGCTTCCCCGATGAGATGAGTTACCTGAAAGAACTTATCAATAAAGGCTGGAAGCGAAGAGAAATCAAGAAAAGAAAGAATGTTCAAGAGTACAAAGGGCGCTTAAACTATGAGTTCAATTCCATTACCAAGATGGGATTTGAAGGATACTTTCTCCTTGTAGAAAGCTACGTAAACTCTGTTAAGCGTAGAGGTATTGCGCGTGGTTCTTCTGGCGGCAGCTTGATTGCTTACTTGTTAGGGATCACTGAGATTGACCCTATTCCATATGGTCTGTACTTCGAACGTTTCATAGACGTGGGCGCACTTGATCTTTTAGCAGATGGGACGATTACTCGTAAAGAGTTAAAAATCCCTGACGTTGATTCTGACTTTGGAGCGACAGATCGTGATAAGGTTGTTGATTTCATCACCAAGCGATATGGAGAAGAGAAGTTCGCTGCTATCGGACAATTCGGATATATTTGGGATAAATCTGCTGTTAAAGACGTTGGTCGAGTACTTAACATTCCTTACACTGTAACAAATACAATGACTCAACAGATGGGTGATTTGACGATCACTTACATGAGAGAAGCAGGATTATTTCCTCATTGGTTTGAAGAGTATCCCAAACTGTTTGAATATGCTGAGAAAATTGCAGGACTGCCCAAAAGCTTTGGTGTCCATCCATGCGGCAAGATCATTTCGATTCAGGATGTTGACTACTACACAGCTATTGCATCTAATGATGGAACAATTGTCTTTCAGGGCGATATGGATGACACTGATGATCTTGGCTTGGTAAAGGTTGACCTTCTTGGGTTGAAGTCGATTGACGTTATCTATGACACATTAGAGATGATCGGCAAAGACTACGATTACATTAATCCTGATAAACTAGACTTTGCTGATGAAAACATCCTCAAGCTATTCAGAGAGGGAAGAACAGATGGAGTGTTCCAATTTGAGTCCATTGGTATGAAGGAAACACTTCGACAAGTACTTCCTGATGGAATCTCTGACTTGGGTGTGTGTAATGCGTTGTTCAGACCAGCATCTATGAAGCATATTGAACATTATGCGAAGCGCAAGAAGGGTGCTGAAAAGTTCAAGTATCTTCATCCTGACCTTGAAGATGTTCTCAACCCAACCTATGGTATTTTGGTCTTCCAAGAGCAGTTGATCGAAATTGGAAGAATCGCCAAGATGAGAAACCCTGACGAAATTCGTCAAGCAACAGCCAAGAAGAAAATCGAGAAGATGAAAAAGGTTCGTAAAGAACTGTTTGCTGGTCTTAAAGCAAGAGGATGGACAACTGAGCAACTTGAAACTCTATGGGAAATCATGATTGATTTTGCATCCTACTCCTTTAACAAATCTCATGCGTTGGCTTATGCGATCATCGCTTGGCAAATGGCAAAGCTGAAACACTACCATCCAGTAGAGTTCATGACAGCCTTGCTTAACAGTAAAATTGGTAAGATAGAAGAATTGTCTCACTATCTTAGTGAATGTAAGCGAATGGGCATTAAAGTGAATGTTCCAGATATCAATGAGAGCCAAAGAAAGTTCACAGCAAAAAAAGGTGAGATTGTTTTTGGACTTACAGCTATTCGTGCAATAGGCGATCCTACTGTTGACTTGATAGAAGAGTTACGAGTAAATTTCAGAAAAATTAACAAAAGAAACTTTGAATCATTCAAAGAGTTCTATGACTTCAACCGCGAGTTGCCTTTAGTTGAAATGATGCCATCTGACGCAATCATTAACCTTATCAAGTCTGGTGCGTTTGGTGATAACAAGAACGAAATGCTGACTCAATATGCTGAAACCTTGTACATTTCATTGAAGTGGATTCCGAAGAAGGGCGTACCTTCCAAGAAAGACTTCGACACCAAAGGATATAAGATCAGTGAAGAACACTTTGCTGACAAAGCTATCAGATGTGAAATCTTTAATGCACTCAAGCTGGCAGAACACATCGAAAAAGATAAAGCGAGAAGACAGAAGCACATTGACACCTTCTTCGATAAGTATGTAGGCGATCCTGAGTGTTATGAGTTCGATACGATGGGTGCTTATCTTACAATCAGCCCATTTGACAAATACATCAAGTCAATCAAAGACTTCTACACTTATGAAGATGGAACTGACAAGGTTCTGGTTGTTGGAACAATTGTGAGCAAAGACGTTAAGAAATCTGGTAGAGGTGGACAATATGCCAAGCTGAAAGTCCTTACTCCACATGGAGTTGTTAACGCCAAAGCTTACTCCAACCAATACAGTGAGTTCAAGCACATGCTTGATAAAGGCACATCTGTTGTCATTCTGGCGAAGCGTAGCAAAGACGAAGCGATTGTTTCTAAGATGAAGACATTTGATGAATGGACGATCATCATCGAAAGAAAGATGGCGAAGAAAATTCAAGATAAAACTAAAGGGGTTGCTGTTAAATGAAGGTACTTACAGAAGTGCAATCGAAGGCTCTGTTTCTAAGTTTGTTGATCGAACTATTCGAAAGAGGACTTGGGATTCCAATCCTGACAGAAGAAGAGATGGAAAAACTGCTGTTGAAGATTGATGAGGTAAACGAAGGTCAATCTCAAACCGAAACGTCAGAGCGGACATTAGGCACCATTAAACTTTTGCTTATTGAGTTGGGGATTCACGATGAGCAAAAAATACTCCATTAAAGCTAACGAAAGACTGTTCGAGGATTGGATGAGGGTTTCAGCAAGCCCTCATTCCAAACTTGGATTACATGGTGCTTGGATTGTCCAGAACGACATGGAACTGACTGGACAAGAATTGAACGACTGGTATAAGGAAACTGGTCGCCTAATAGAAACGACAGAAGAACACTTTGAACAAGTGATAAGCGACATGAAAGCACTTCGCGAACGATCTGTGAAATACATTAAACAATTAAATAAATAATTAGGAGATGATTTGATGCATCATTATTTTATCTACTACAAAGGTAAAAAGAATGGAGAAGTTTTTGATGGTATGGCTGGATTTGATTTGGAATATCCTATCGCTACCTTTGGCGACATTCAAGCTATCTCAGAAAAGATAACCGAAGAGACTGACACTGACAATGTTATTATTTCTAATTTTATCAAATTGTAATGGAGATGATTTTAATGAACGAAATCAAACGAGGGCAAATGGTAAAAGTGGTTGACACAGGAGAGACTTACAGCACTTACACAGATATGTTTAATCATATGAGAGCAAAACTCGGATTTGCAGACTTCACACATGCGCGTGGACTCCAACCAGAAAAAGATAAAGTATATATGGTGCTTGCTGTCGAAAAACACTTTAATAATAACGATTCAGTGGCATTGATTCACAATGACAACCAAAAAGGCTACCTGATTTCAATTGATGGACTTGAATTAATTTAAGCTTTACCTCCTAGTACTTTCTTGGCTTCTACACTCCTACACGCCAAATGAAATTACTAGGAGTGGTTATAAATGGAACTTAATCTTACTTTGCCTGTACCAACATCAATCAATAAATTATACATTAACGAGTATCAGTATGACGCAAGGATAAAACAGCGTGTGCCAACTGGACGAAGAATCCTCTCTAAAGATGGTCGAAAAGTGAAAGCACAAATTCAAGGTCGTGCAAGGATACAGTTGCTTGACCAGCCTGATTGGGATTATGAATGGACAAAGGAAAACTTTGTTTATCAGGATGCAGTCATTTATTTCGCAAGACGCGGTAGTGATGACAATAATATCTACAAACTTCTGAACGATTCTCTTGAAGGTATTGTGTATGACAATGACTCTAGGGTTTTAGTTCGGACTCAGCACATTGTATATGACTCTAGTAATCCTCGTATCGAGGTTTCCATTAAACCCGTTGACTTTGTTGGCATCTTCAAAGACAAAGACGTTTACAAAGAGTTCTCTGCTAAATGTACTGGATGTTCCAGATATCGCAACGGGTCTTGTTCGATCTTAAAGGATTCGGTTGCAGGAACCGTCAGAGAGGAAATCGGAAGCATTAATAGTCCGATATGTACAAGCTTCAAAGCCAAAAAGTAGACTGCCGCCTATGGCAGTCTTTTTATTTATATAAGATTATTGACGAGGAAAATTCTGGAGTTTATACTATAGCTAGTAACCATTGTTACTATAGTAATACATGTTACTATAGTAACATGAGAAGGTGGTATGTGTTATGGCTAGAAGAAAAACTTTCCCGTTAAAATTTGAAGATAATTTTTCAGAGAAGATTAACTGGTTTGTATTCCACATGAAATCAGAATCAAAACAACAATACATTATTGATGCAATACGAGATAAGATGGAAAAAGATGAGATTGCCCTTAGAAAAAAGGGGATAATTTATGATGAAACATTGGGAATATGAAAAGTTATTCAACGATGATGTTCGTGAAAAGAAGCGTGTAGCTAACAACATTCACAAAAGAGTTGCCACTAGAAAAGGTGGTAAAAATTCACCTTTGCGGACTCCATATTATTTCATGTCCAACAAAGATAAAAAGACTTTAAATGGAAAGGTGACGACGATCAAATTGAAAGAAGTAATGAGTAATGCTGAATTTAAAAAATTAGATGATGAGACTCAAAAGTTATTGCTGACTGAGTGGAGAGATAATTTTCAAATGAAAGAAATAGTTGAAAAGATGGGGGTTTCTCCTGAGACATTCTATTCCCATATGAGAAGGCTTGACATTCCAAGAACAATGCGGTCTAAACCCACATTTAGTGGAGATAAACCATTCAAGGTCAATGACTATTATACGTTGACCTACAATGAATTTAAAAAAATGAAGAAGAAGCATAAAGTTGATGTAGCCAAGATTATCTTTGATAAATATACTACAGCGGAAATCGTTGAAAAATGGGGAGTTACCGAAAAAGCAGTATGCAGTTTAAGGTGGAGGTTACTTGGGAATATCAATGACAATGAACAAAAAAATGATACGATTAACGAAGGAACGCTGAATGAGAATCTATCTAACGATACAAGGTTGATTGTCGAAGTTGCTCCAGAAAAAAATGAGATTGTTAGCACACATGATTCTGGATCAACCAATGAAATTTTAGAGGATTTCTTTTTCACTTTTAACAAAAGAGGTGGAGACAGAAAAGCAATAATACGAAAATTAAAATATCTTATAGAAGAGATGGAAGAAACAAATGAAAGCACTGTTTTTGATATCCATGTTACAGTGAGAGGAATAGATAAAAAATGAAGTTAAATAAAAAGTTCTTTGAATCTACATTTGACAGCACAAAGAGAATGTTTGAGAGTAAAATGATGAAGATTCCACATGAGGTAATCATCAAGTTTCAATCGAAAGAAGATTACCTTGTCGCAGTCAAAGAAAATCCTCTTATTCAAACTCAAATCAATCTTGGATTTTACAAGGATATCGAGAAAGAATATGTTGGCTTCGCTGTGGTTTATGCCAATGATAAATTAGAGTTACGCACTATCATGGGGTTGCCTTACGCGATAACTATCTGTGATGAGATTGCAAAAGATGTGTTGAAGCCTTTTACTTCAACAGAAATAAAGGCGTATTTAACCCATGTATATCTTCACGAATTGACCCATATTTTCGATAATAAACTAAAGGAAACTTTTCCAGATATGTGGCAAGAAAATCTTTCCAAGACCAATCAAAATGTGCCAATGGCTAATGAATTGTTTGCAGAGAGTATTCCACCAATCGTTATGGGTGAGAAAGACATTTCCATTTATAAAAGCGTTGAAAAGAAACTCTGGTCTAAAGTTATTCTTAGGGCAGAACAAGCAAAAAGACAGAGGAGATTATAATGGACGATATAGAATTATGTGAGATTAAAGTTGGAGAAAGGTTTCCTCTTTTTGCTAACAGCATAGAAAAACTTAAAGGAATTGACGGAGCAAAATTTGAAGCAACCGATTTCAATCAAGGTTATTTCTTCTGCATACATTTAACTGACATTAGCTTTATGGATAAACAATCGTTCCGAAACGACAAGATCGCGGTCAAAGTGTTACAAGGTGATGGTGGAATGATTCTTCCGATGATCATGTTTGGGAAGTCTATGATATTTGAAATGAAATTTGATCCAACTCTATATGATGATGAAAGAGTTTTTCAGCTTGCGGAAGGGTACAATATTCTTACGATATTCCTAATCGAGAGTAATAATGGGGTCGTCAAGGCAATCCGTCAATGCAACTTACCTTTAAAAATGGTTCAAATTTGCAAAGAAGCTTGGGGTAGAGCAATGCTTGACTTAGACTTCTCAAGCAAATTTCAAGCATGGACAACACGTTTGAACAATTATTCTTTACAAACCTTATGGGACAGAGCGACTAAGGTTGGCTCCATGGGGGAGACATATGATCTAAACGAAATAAAAACACCAAACGCCTATAGACCACAAGGAGACATAGAATGAAGAAGGCGATTATAATTTTAACGCTATTATCATTATCACTTACAGCCTGTGCATCGGCGGAAAAAGAGAAAAAAGAAGAAGAGCTTCAAAAATCATATGAGCAAATGCAAGAAGAATCACGAATTAAGAATCAACAGAAAAAGGAGTCAAGCGAATATCTATTTGGATTTTTGCAAATTGACGACTTCACTATTGACAATTCAGGAAGTAAACCCAAAGCTAAAGCAAGATTGACTAACAATTATAGTGGAACATTAGTTGGTCATATCGGTTTGGTTGTTTATGATAAGGATATGAACATCCTTGACACTCAATATGTCGCTTTGCCAAGCGTTGGAGTTAAATATGATGAATCCTTCTTAGTCGATGAATATATTCAAAAAGAAGACTACTACACACTAAAGTTTGCTGATGCAGATATGCTTCGTTTGAAGTAGTATAAAAGATTATTATTTCGTTTTCGAGAGAAGAGATATGAATGAGCAATAAGATACTTTCATGTAATTTAAAGAATATTTTACGAGAAAAGGGTTTAGATCAGAAAGATCTATCTCAAATGACTGGAGTCAGAGAAGCTACAATTTCTGAAATGGTCAGAAATAAAAACAAGATGTTTTCTCGACAAGTCCTTGAAAAAATAATGAATGCCTTGGACATAGACGATATTGGAAAACTGCTAGAGATTAAATGATTGAAAATGACGTTTTGAACATGATATACTAAAAAAGAGCAGGGATGCGCAAACATCCCCACTCTTTTACAACAGCCGCCTTGAAGAGCGGTCAGCAGTAGGCTTGGTTCAGAAATAGACCGTTACCTTTGGATGAGGCGGTCAGCCGTGTTCTGGTTCAACGAAATAGACCGTTTACCTTTGCACAGGGCGGTCTATTTCTTTTTGTTTTTTTGTAAAAACTTGTCACCAAATATACTTAACTAAGTAATTGACCGCTGCCTAAATATGTTATAGTATGGTTAAAAATGTAATCAGGAGGTAAAGCTACATGTTCAAATCAGCAATTTTGGAATCAGTAAGCGACATAAACCTTTTGACAGACATATTAAAAGAAGAGTTTTCTAACGAAAACTGGGAATCTATGGTGCATATTGCGGACAAGCTTTATACGTCGATTAAAGGATTGTACGAAGAAAACCAACTTCGGCAAGCAAAAGAACAGCCGAGAGTTGATACTGGAAGACTTAAAAGAAGTGTCGCTTTCTATTTCGGGTTTTCGATGGTAATGAAAGGTATTGCATTACAGAAGATGGGTGATTACGAAGGAACCCGTGACTGCATTGAAAAATACTCTGAGTTGGGATGGATGTACGGGTTGGGCGAGGAAGGTCAAGCTGATGTGGCTCATTTCAAGATGCTTGCACGAGCAAATACATACGTCCTTGACTTACTAGAGGGAAAAATGGATGTGCTCCCTGAGTACGTTCAATTCATACACAATGCCGAGGAAGTAGAGTTGCTGCCGGGAATTATAACAATTCTGGAATCAGCTATAAAAAATAATCATAATGTTGATTGGGCATTAGAAGAATTTGAAATTCAGCTAAACGCTCTGGACGGAGAGTACGAAGAGGAAGCCAATATACGTTATTATATAGACCATCTATATCTTATGGCACTATATAACTTTAAAAATGGGAGATATTTCAATGCACTAAACATTACACTTAATGGTTTGCGAATGTCTGATAAACTTAAAGATGATACAGGGTATAAAAAAATCAATGCATTATTTGTTACATTTAGTACCCATGCAACTAAAGAGCAGCTAAATGAATATAATGCATTGAACAAAACTATCCTTGAAAGGGTGTTAAAAGATGAAAAAGGCATTAGGTTTGATGGTAGTAGCTTTGTTTCTGTTCGGTAGCGTGAGCGGTATCGGAGGGTTCGCCCCGAACAATCATGGAGCGAATAGCTTCCAACTCCAACCTTATAATCATGGAGCGAATAGCTAATTTCAATCATCTCTTGAAGCCCCTTCATAGTGGAAGGGGTTTTTATTTTGGTAAAATAGTTCCAAAGAATCATTTTCCAAAATTCTTATATTTTTATACAGACATTTCCTTTTATTGTGGTATAATGGCTAAGTATTCCACATATTATAGAAAAGGAAGTGCTCGTTGAAAATGAAGAAAACAGCAATTATCCTTACTGGTGTCTTAGCTCTTATGGCAGTAGCTCCGATGGCTGCTTCTGCCCAAACAACAAGCATTGAACCCACTACTGAACAGACTACCTCTAAAACACAACAACAGCAAGTCGAAATTAACTCTCCGTCAGATTACATTAAATGGCTTAAAGGTCAAGATGGTGCCGAGGAAACTTTAGAACAATTTTCCAAGTTGTCTGAATCTGATCAAGATAAGTTCATTAAGTATTTGAACGATGTGGATGTACAAAAGCAAGTTGTAAAAGCGTTCGGTAGCGAGAAGGACGTTTCACTTTTTGGTGGAGATATTGTAGTAAGCCATAAAGAGGACGCTCCGTCCAAAGATACTTCATCTAAAGTCACTCCGCAGGCAATGAATTATACGGTTTCTGATAGTTCCAAAGGAACGTTTTTAGGTATAACCGTAAGTGAACTTCGGTCTACTGTTACCTACAGAGTAAGCGGTACTCCAGGCAACCAACAGATTGAGGTGCTTAGTGGAGGTGGTATGGTCGTACGCAATTACAACCCTATTATCGGCATTACAGTAAACCAAGAAAGACCTTACACATCAGCAGATCGCCAGTATGCTTACCAAGTCAACTACTTTGCACATGACTTTAAAGGTACATGGGGATTGACTTACGGAACAGTTAAACACACTTTGTCAGGTGATACACAAGGAAGAGAGGTAAGACTTATCTCTGAAACGCTCTAATGCTACACTGACAACAGGGGGGGTGCTGGATTGAATAAGAAAAAAGTATGGAAGATTGTGGGATTTTCTGTTTTGGGTATTGTTGTGATTTATCTTTTTCTGGTCGTTGTAGGGATCTCGCAATTTGTCACCAATGTAAAACCTTGACTTTATATAGTTGCAGTAAAAAAAACAACAAAGCAAAAGGATTGCCTGAGCTTCATACTAGGCAATCCTTTTGCCATTATTCAGCAGGAGGATTTTAACTGTGAAAAGCACTGGAATGACTCGCCCATTAGACAACCTTGGAAGAATAGTAATTCCAAAAGAAATGAGAGAAACGATGGGGATTGACATCGGTGATCCATTAGAAATATTTGTAGACAAAGATTCTGGAATGCTGGCTTTTAGACAATATATTGGAGTCGCCTGTAAAACTTGTGGTTCGATTGATAGATTATTATATTTTAAAGATAGTTTTATTTGCTCTGATTGTGCATACGATTTGAAGGAAGGTAAAATTTCTCCAAAAATATCAAATGACAAAATATCTAAAGTTGAAAAACCGAAGAGACGCATTTATCAGAAGCCTGAAATAATGCTTAAAAAACTCAACGATTTAATGCTGGAACACCCATCGTATACGCAAAAGCAATACGCAGAAATATTGGGTGTATCTCAATGTCGTGTAAGTCAACTAAAAGGTAAATTAAGAGAGCAATAATAATAAAAGACTAACTATCCTTGTAGTTAGTCTTTTATTATTATTTTATAAATTCTTTTTTAGAATATCTTCAAACGAATTGTAGCTTTTTCTTCCGATACTTTTAATCATAAAATCCTCGAAAAACTATCCTAAAGGTATCTAAAATACATATATGAAATGTATATGATTTTATTCCAAAAGATGGTACAATCAAGAAGGGTATTCTACTACTTGTTTCAGAACTACATAATAATTTTAACTATGCATCGTATTGTTAGTCTACGTTGAAAGGGTGGTTTATTGATGAAAATTGCACCCACGATTCGAGCAGAATTAGACAGATTTCTACAACAAGAAAGCTTAACATTATCGCAATTTGGACAAATCGCAGGGATGAATAGGGGAGCAGTAAGCGCTATTGTAACAGGGAATAAGCCTTTGTCTGTTAACCAGCTTGACTTAATTACTAAGGCTATGGGTTTGCCAGAGGGTCACTTTTACGACTTGTTCGCGGAAAATTACATCATAGATCACCCTCCAAATATGAAACGAATTGAGCCATTTTTGTTTCGCTGTGCAGAGTTGGACAAGTTAGATGCGATCCGTCGAGTGGTGGGAGCCATCATGGACAATCTAATGTATTCGCCCAAACTATTTGAAATTGCAGAAGGATTGTTGGCGCAGAAAAAGCTAGAAGCTGCATTGATACTCTATGAAGGGGTAGCCGAAGCGGAGAGATATCAACATTCTGAACGTTTAGCCATCTGTCAATATCGGATTTTCAAAATCCAAATTGGAGATGATCAAAACCGTAATCTTAGTGCAGCTACGATTTTTGAAGTTTTTGTTGAGCGCCTTAATGAAATAGACCAACTTGACGCATTGAAGGATTTAGCAAACGTATACAGGTCTTTACGTAAATGGGATAAGGTTGAGGAAATCGCTAAAAAAATGAGAGCTAAGGCGGAAATCCAATACACTTTGAAACATCAACAGAACAGTCGAGAACGTGATGAATCTACTAAAAGTCTAACTCGTCCCTTGTTTGTATACATCACCTATGCTGATCTATTGTGTGCTAGTGTCTGCGAAGCCAAAGGCGATTATCAACAAGCTCTACAATATACTTACGCCTACGCCAATTTAGATTGGGTCAAAGAGACTGACGAAGATACCCAATACTGGATCGATTTGTACAAAACTTGGGCAGAAGGTAATACTCACGTTAATAAGCTCCTGTCTGGAGATACCAGTGTGCTAACGGAGTATGTTGAATACATTGCTGTTTCAGCCAATAAAGCAGATAAAGAAATGGTCACCAAACTGTTAAATGTTTTGATGGCGGCTAATCGTTATAAGCTGGATGTAGATGACATACTTCGGCGCTTTGAAATTGATTCTTTTACTCAGCAGCAACAGCCGTCAACGGATATGTATACGAAACAAGTTATACCAGAGCAATCCGCACGTTTGAGTTATGAATTAGCTTATTACCATCTACATCGAGGTTCATACGATGATGGTTTTAAATACTTGATGTATTCGTTGGTAAGTTACCATATACTAAACAACGAGAGCTATTATATAAACTGTATAGGGCTGTTTGAGCATTTCCGTACTCATGCGGTTCCTGAGACATTGAGCGAGTTCTCAAAAATAATTGAAAAGGTGTGGTTAGATAATGTTGAAAAAGGTTGCTTTTCTGATCATCGCGACTAGCTTTTTGTTATTTGTCACTGTACCTGTTCAGTTGCATAGTCAGGTTATTCATCTTAACGATCAAATTGGAGGTTCTTAAACGTGTATTAAATTTCGCTAAATGTTGCTTGTTTCACTGAACAAAAATCGGACTTGACTCATTACTTACAACTATTGTATATTATATAAGTAGGGTTGCCAAACTTTTCGACGGGTCGGGTAATCCGATGACTAAAGAAAAAATGTAGAGGATTACCAAACTTTGGCGGGTGGGGTAGTCCTCTTTTATTATCTACATAGAAATAAGGAGTTGAACTGTTGTGAAAATGAGCGTACAGGACGTTCAATGGGTTGCTGGTCAACTAGAAAATATAGCTAACAGTATGACTGATTCCCTAAAGGCTAGACAAGATTTAGGTGAGCTTGTAGATGACCATCACATTCGTATTTGTCTAAAGCAAGCTTTAGAGTTGTCTAAAGAAGCTATTGAAAAACATTATTACCAGTCGAAAGAAGTTGAATAATCTGTTTGTTATAGGGTATAATAGTTACATCAATACAAAAGAAATTCCCGATAAAAGGATTACCTGAGCAATTAGGTAGTCCTTTTATTTTTCTCCCATAAACATATGCACAAAAGTCGTGTTTTGTACATATGTTTATATATGTAACTATAGACATATTAGATCAGACAAAATAAAACACGCCCTATCAAGGACGTGTCTGGTTAAGGGGAAAATTCTAAGGTGTACTAATATAATACCCATTTTTTCGTTACGTAAACATCAAAATGCTCCAGCGGCTTTGCCGCTTTCTCTTATATAGGAGAAAGTCATATCCTTTTTATTTATAAGTATCCCAAGTTGCGTGAAACGTGCATCCATGTCTTTGGATATAAGAAGGATTTCTTCTTCGCTCATTCTTTCAAGCAGAGCTTTTAAAAGCTTCCGATCAGAGGGTTCGCTGCTATCTTCGTTATATGGAAACAATCCATCCTCAAACACTGTGCTAGGAGTCAACGTTGAAAGTTGTTCCTTTGTAAGCCCAAGAAACGTACCTAACAGTAACGCTATGTCTTCTTGCTTTTCTAATTCGGTTATAAAATTAAAAAATTCAATTCTCTTCATTGGTTCGTTCATTTGGTATTCTCTCCTTTGAGCAATATACGAACGATTTATGTACTTCCGGAATTTGAATGTTCGGTTATATAGATTTTGGCCACCAGGAATGAGCTGATGATTGTTCGTGTTTAACGAGAAAAGTATTCATCGGCATCCGTGAGCTGAAATTCCTCTACAAGCTCCACATCACCATCTAATTTGAGTTCGATTTTTGCCATCACGTCTTGGCAATCACTAATAATCGCTTTAAGCAAATGATAAGATTCCTTGTATTTTTCACTCTTTGTCATTTCTTTTAATTTAGAAGATTGATCGTCTAAATTACCAATCATTTTTTCTAAAGTAGCATTCAAGTTAAGATCGTTTTTATACGCTTCTATAAATTTTCTTTTTGCTTCACCCATTCTCTTTTCACCTCTTTATATTTATATTAACAAAAGCCCTCCTATGGGATGGAAGGCTTTTGGGTGGAACTCTGAATATGGCAATTCAGCTTAATTATAAGTATGAGAAAGTGTAAAGTCAAACTTTATTCCGAACCCTTAACATAAAAATAAATCCATACCATCACTATATCTATCTTTGATTTCTTTTTCCTCTTTAAATTTCTCAAAATCCTCTTGTGTTTTTAAAGAAAACCTAGACAAATAATCACCTCATATAAAAAAATGGTCTGCCTTTCAAAAAGTCAGACCATTAACATTGGGTAATAATGTTGAATATGCACTATCCTTTATTTTAGCATAACCCCCTTCCTTAGTCAAAGGGTTTGGTGAACTTTACTTTTGTGAATTTTTCAAAGCCTGAAAATTTCATTATAGTTTTATTAATTCGGTTCTTGTTACTACTGTCTATGAATCATCATGCCATCATACCTAAACGAATAAAAGACGGTAGCAATTTTTGACCACATAAATAGCCGAAACTATATGGTGGATTCGCTACCGTCCTCTTGCTCAATATACCCTCCAAATAAGGTACAAAAGTATTATGTCCGCTCTGATCATTTTATATTCATTATTTAATCACTCTATAAACGACAAAATTGCACCCTCCCATTTAAGGGAAGGTGCTTAGTTTTACTTAGTGCTTTCTTTCTTGCCAAGAAGGTCAGCGACGATTTCGATGGTGAAGCTTACGATTTCTGCGACAGTCTTGGAATCGACCTTATCTTTAATACTCTGAGGGAGTTTATTATACAACCCATAGACAATCTCGCCTTCTTTACTCTGTAGAGTCCCTACCAACGAACCGATCACAACGTCATACACCTTGTTTGGCTGTTTGATGTAGAGGATAACAATAATAGCGATAATCAATAAAGCAACAATATATTCCATCTTGAATCATCTCCTTTATTTCATTTGTACAAGAATCTTTTGTAGCAGTTGAACGTAGTCACGCAAATCAGGCTTGCTCATCGTTTGAACAACCGAGAAAGAAACCGATTCGTCAATGCTTTCCAGCTTGACGATATCGGCATCTCCTGCTTGGTTGGATTCAATGCTGATGACATTACGTTTATCTGCGTCAATAGGAATCTGAACCTCTTTGATCACTTCCGAAAAATCAGAATATCGAACTACAACTTCCATTGACGATCACCCACCTTAATTAATCTTCTTCAAAAGCAGGAACAGCTTGGACACAAGACCTCTATCTGTGAGCCATTCATCACCTTTGTCTTCGAGAATGTCAAGCTGTTCACCCTGCTCAATTCCCTTGCCATCAACGATAAGGTTGGTTGTAGCGATACCCAAAGAAATAGGTTTAGCTTTCACTTCTACCCCTACTTCCACTTCAACCTTCTCTACGACCTCTGATTCCTGAACTGCCTTAGCGCGTGGTTTTCTTGTCTGTACTTTCTCCTGCATTTAAAGCCCTCCTTTTAGTTCTGTGTTCTGCTAACGATTGCGAATGTCAGTGTAGCCAATTCACCAGCAGTAAGTGTTCCTTTATTAACCTTGTCAATCCACGTTTGCGGACTGTTGATTACAGGCTCACCATCAACGATCACTTTGTTATACTTCTTGACTCCTTCGATGATTGTGGTTTTCTGCCATTGTGCCAGCTCCATAGGTTCATCATCTCCCTTGTCTGTCTTAGTATCAATATTGCTTTCAGTCTTAGTCTTAGCAGCGTCCAATACAGCATTAAGCTTTTTCAGTGTTGTTTGACCAGCAATACCATCAGCGGTTAAAGCATATTTTTTCTGGAAACTTGCTACAGCATCATAAGTAGCTTTTCCAAAATCACCATCAGCAGCAAGACTATAACCAACAGCATTAAGCTTCTGTTGTAGAGCAACAACATTGTTATTATTGTCTCCCATTTGAATTACACCACTTGAACTGGCTGAGTTGCTTGTGCCACTTGTTGAAGGAACAGATGTAGGTGGCATTGCTCCTGCTCTCAACTGTGCTGTAGTAAGACCAAATGTGAGCTGGAAGTGAGGAATATCTTTAATTGACTTAAAATCTCCACCCCATTCAAGACCCAACGATTTACCAATTGCACCAACTCGTTTCCATCTGCTGTCTATAGTCCAATTGATGGTTTTACCATCAGAATTATATACTGCAAAATCAAACGCCAGTCCAAAGTTGTGGTAGCTTGTACCACCCTTTGCATTTGTCACGATCTTGCCAGATGTTGTTCTTCCTTGGGCATACAATGCATTTTGCTCTGCAATTGTTCTTAGCCCTTGTGTAACTAAAATCCAAATACCTTCGGAGTAAGCTTTTTCAATTAATTGAATGGCTTTAGCTTTCAGTGTGGGGTTAATTGCATTCAATTTTGTCTCACTCTTTTTGAGTAATGACTGCAAGTCCATACACCATTACCTCCTTTTATTATAGTACTTTCTTTAGCTCCCTTAAAAGTTAATTACGGAAGCTTTGTGCCTGTGTCGTCCATACTTGATGAATCATCGTATGTAACGACACTCTTCTTCGTTGTGAATGTCTCTGCAACTTTGATGCCTGTGAATGCTCCTAGCTCGTAGGCAAGTAACATCAGCATATTGTCTGAAATATCACCAAAATTTACAGCCTGATACAGAGCAACCACCAATGTAATGAAGAAAGCTAGAATCAATGCCGATATTTTAGTTTCATCCATCGACAGACCATCCTTAATCCATTTCATAGGTCATCACACCTCTCTGCCTTTGAACGCTTGCAGTTCAGTACGCAAATCGTCAACCTTCACTTGCAGACGCTTGTTCTCCAACGTCAAATCAAGATTGATTTTATGAAGCTGTGTAACTTCTTCGCTCAAAGTCCTGATTTCTTCCCTTGCTTCGTCAAGGTCATTCTTATACCCATTAAGAGTATCCATCAAGCCTTGCCTAAACGCTTTCTCATCCTCGGATAATGACATTCTATCGTTCAGCGTTATATCTTTCTTGTTAGTGTTTTTTGTTGCCAAAAACGTACCAACAGATGCAACAATCGCTGTCAGTGCAGGAACGACGATTTGCATAACCTCTGGTGTCATCGGGAATCACACCCCTTTACTAGAAAATTAGTTTATCACTCCCTCTCTCTATATAAAGTGATGAGGGGTTATTCTGTTTGATGTATTGACAACGATTCTGTACAAACAAAAATAAGAGGAATGCCACATTGGACATTCCTCTTATTTGCCTTACAGTTGTACTTCTGTAGTACCAGTGAAGCTATCCGATTTCGCTTTCAAAGCTGTGATAGCAGTTTGTACTCGTTCAGAGATTGTGTCTGCGAATGCATTTGCAACAACTTGCGCTTTATCGCCATATTGCGCTTGCGTGAATACACGAACAATCGGAAAGTCCGTTGGAAGATACTTGAAGGAATCACCAATGGTTGCTTCTGGTGTGGTACCACCAGTAACCTTTAGTTCACCGCCGATGTTGATCTGAATCTTGCCATAATCATTAAAGAGTTCAGTTTCAACTTCCTGAATGTCGGCAACTGCGATACTCACCTCGTAGTTATTGTTCGCCAACTTCTTCTCGATAACCAATTTCATATGCACTACCTCGCTTCATTGTCAATTTAGGGTTCAATATAGAAAGTGTTTACTGGAGTCTATATTCCCCTATTTTTAGACCCTAGTAATTTACTGCATTTTCTCTCCTATACTTCTCAATAAAATCCAGATTCCATTTAGAAATTAATCCTCGAAATGAGGAAGGAACGAACCTGTAATGCTCACTATCTTTTGATCACTTTTCGATTGGAAAACCATACAATTATATCTCTTGTTTTCACCTCGAACACCACCAACATAACATTTTATAGGCACTCCCGAACTTTCAAGCTGACGATTAAACTCATCTACAAGGTCAGCCCTTCGTACTACGCCATTAAAACCATAAGTACCAGCAGGAATACCTACGGTGTATGTTGTACCATCTGCCACTTCGAACGTTAGTAAATTCATTGATGCAGGAATGTCTATACTATTTGTGATATCTCCATCTCCCCAAACACGATTATATGCATCAACATATTGAGTCATATGAACATCTCCTTCAATAATAATGATAGCCCTATAGCTTTTCGCCATAGGGCTTGTTTGTTAAATGATGAAGTAGTAAGCCCCCATCAATCCTCCAACACTCAGGTATGATCCAAGGTCACTTGCATCTCTTGCTCTTATATAGGCAAACGTCTCTATATCATCTTCTCCACTAATTCTAGGATACAGGAATCCATGGAGATTTTTCTTACTGACAGTAAGTGTGCCATCGACTTGAACCATGTATTTAACATCCATTGTCGATATCAACTCTGTTACACTTCTGACAAACATTGTTCCAGTCATGTATTCACGTTCTTTTACATACAGCGTTGCGTCTTTCTGCTCTACATTATGAATATCAAAGAAACCAAGAAGCTCATCCCTTGATACTCCAATCGTACTTTCTACATAACTGTAGTTTGGAACCTCAATAATCGCTTCCAGAGGTGATTCATTAATACCAATGATTCGCATTGTACCAACAAGCTCTTCTCTTGAAACAGCAAATGTAGCTTCACGATCTTCATTCAGATCATAGCGAACCATTAGCGTTGCTTCGAGACTAATATTAGGGTCAACCGTAAGTCTCGCTGCGAAGTCTGGTTTACTGATGCCTAGTTTAGATTGTTTGTCTTCGTTTCTATATCCATATACAGTCAGCGTTGCTGGTCTACTATCTTCATCACGAATGGTGATTTTCATAGTAGCGTGTTGATCTGGCTTAGACGCAATCAAGTTAGCCTTCACATCATAAGGAACTGGATACTCGGCTCTGTGAACATAGAGTGAAGCAGTAAATTGATCGTCGTTAGTGTAAGTACTATCTACAGTCAACCTACCATTTATATCAACATCTCCTCCACCAATGATGAACATTGTAGAGTTTATATCAGCTCTACCAGGACTGTAGATTTTGTTGGAGATGTACTTTATATCTATGAAAGGCTTCATTCTACCTTCTCTTGTGTAGAAGCTTGTTGCATACTTATTGTTCGATGCGATAATTAAACCAAAGTTGTCCGTTTGTTCATTACGCCATCTCATTACCAATTCCTTGATATCAAACTCAACATACCTTTCGACAGTATTGATGGTGTAGGAGCTAGTAATCAATTCAATTGGGCTTGGTCTGTTTGCATGTGTGATACCATACTCATACCAGATTTTGTCTGGAAGGTACAACGAAAGGTCAACGTCTTCTATGAAGTCACCTACATAGTACAATCTTAGGTTTGCTTTCTCTAGGAGTTGCAAGTCTTGAAGATAATCTTTGATGTTCCCAAACTTAATGAATGATTCCATGTACTCTTCACCATCAGTAGTTGAGGTTGATCTACCAACCATCATACGTTGAGAATCACCATAGTTAATCGTCATTAGGTCTGGTCTACTACGAGTTGTTGAATCTTCTGTGCTAAACGCTTCTTTTAATACTCTTGGAGGTGGTAGGATTTCAAATATACCAAACATCCTATTGTTAGGTCTGATTTCTAAATAAGAATCAAGGTATGTTGATCCTATAACTTCTAGGAAACTTTCAAATTGATCGTCGTTTCCACGATACTTGATATCCATTGTCGCCCTTAAATCTGACTCTTTTTGAGTCCTAACTGAAAGGTGAGAGACAAGAGGATTTTCATCTTTAATCTTGACAATCATGGTTGAATCCATGTCTTTGTCGTCCACTTGATACAGCTTAAAAACACCCTCCATTCTGTTAGAGGGTGTCCTTATCATTAAGGTGCTGTTTACATCATCATAGAACCAAATGTCGTTCATCTATCTCACTTCCGATCTCATTGTATTGAGACTAAATAACTCTGTCTGCATTTACCCGAATATCAAACTTGCCAGATGGTTCTTCATCTGCCGTAATTGTAGTTGCAATCCGCACAGCAAATCCCACTGAATCCCCTGTCGAAAGCACATCTGGATAAAAGAGTTCAGGAAGTGGAATAAATGGCGTTTGTTCTTTTGACAACTCGACAGTTACACCATTAAGTGGGGTGCCATTACGCATTGGCTGTATAGCCGTAAGCGATACGTTTTCCACATCGTAACCAATGTTATTTACCAATAGAACCTTATAATCAACTGTTGTTTGTCCTGCAATGATCTGACCGAAGTCTAGGTTCTTCAACACTTCGCCAAATGCTGTGGTGTAGAAGCTGCCCGACTCATCTGTAAACACCAATCCAGAGTGAGTTCCGATAAAAGTCATCGTCCAAGCGTCTACAAGACCCCAATAATCCTGAAACTCTACTTTTACTGTATTGTTTACACCAAAGTTAATCATCCTATCATCGACAACGATGTTAATGTCGTATGGAGAAGCAAGTAACTCCGTAAAATGACCAGTCGCAGGATAGTATGGGTTTCCATTAAGAAGCACACGATACTTAACCTTACCTTTATCTGCATCATCAAGAACACCTTTTAACTTGTTCCCTGCAAATGTAAGGTTGATCGTCGCTGTAGTGTTAAGAAGGTAAAATGCCAAATCGCTAAACTTTACATCGTTGGCATTAGCCATTGCTGTGTACTTCATAAATTCGATCTGAGAATCTTCGTCAAGGTTTTCTCTTTCGTCAATATAGTACGCAACTCTTGTTTCATCATTGATCGTTCTTTCCCACATGCTTGTTTTGATTCTATTCACCTGATCAGCAGTCATACCTAAAGATGTAATTGAATCTTTGTCATTGGTATCTATTTGTCTCCATTTATCTGCTATATATCCAAGCCATGAATTGCCTCCATCAAAAGAGAACATGTATCTTGTTTTCCCTGTAGTAGACCCATTCTCCACTCTTTGAGCGACAAATGATTTAATATCACCAAGAAATTCAATGTCTTCTTGATTGATGAGCAATTGCTGGAATGGCAATGCATTGACTTCAACAAATCGAGTCACACCACCATTTGAAGGAAGTTCATTAGTCCAAGTGACAACTTGAAAATCACTCTTGATCTCGTCTAGCGGACTGTAGTTTGCTATAATTTCCACATTAGGGTTAGTTATGTTTTCTTCCGTGTAATAGAGAACATCAACCTTGTCGCCCAATTCCTCGTATACTGACATTGGCTCGATATCTGTTGTGATAACTGAGTCTTTTGTAGTAACGCTGTCAGTGTACTCAATGACTGAAATGCTATTGGTTCCCCACTCACCCTCCAGCGAATAAGGCAAAGAGTCAAGTAGTAATTTAAAGTAATCTAAGTATGGGTCATCCGTAAAAAAACAAAAATCAACATCTCCTTGAAGTTGATTCCACGCAGATTCAGGAATTATAGATAGATCATCCATTCCGTTGTCAATATACTCTTGATCTGTAGGCTCTGATCCAGTAATAACTACATCAACAAAAACATTCCCATCATATTTAATATATTTATTATTATTGTAAATCAAATGCTTCCTTTCGTATTCTGGTGCCAACATCTCAATCTCAAAAATATATAGGTAATAATACATGCCATTGTTTTGAGTGATATTCAACCTATAATAACTATAGAAATTATCATTAGTAAAACTGTACTCCCTTTTCTGCGTGGTTCCCCATGCACCACCTATCCAATTGGTTTGATCTATCTGAGTGTCTAATACAGCCCAATTTGCACCATCATATGAACCCTCAAAAGTCCAATTCCTTGGAGCGCTAGTTCCATCCTCACCGCCAGCTACTATAGTATACTTTTTTATATTCTGAGCTTTTGCAAAAGCGTATTGAATTACCCCTTTGTTAGCTCCTCTGCCAGTTCTCCAAACAGTATTTGTTTTTCCATCAAACGCTTTCCAAGCTTCTACCGAAGTATCTTCCGAAGAAGATGCACTCGCCATTCCTGATGGAGTAGAGCTACTTGTCATATTAGGAATCATATTCTTCAAGTACACGCAAACAACCCCTTCCCTAATTTAGCTATTAATCAACTTTAGATGCTCTTTTGATTGGCATGTTCATAGTATTGATTCTCTTCTTAAATACTCTCCCTGAGCCAACCGAATCAGTGCTGGAAACCATGTATACCTTTTTAGTAGAGAACTCTGCATTTAATGATAAAATCGTTCCTACTTTTAATCCGTATTTTTCAAAATCTTCGGCTGTTGGATTCTTTGCTCCAAGAGAAAATAGTGTGGAATATGTCTCATACATTTCTAATTCTCCGATGCCACAGTATCTATTACCAGCGGTAGTAGATTCGAAATATATTCTGTAATGTGTGTATGGGTCTATATTATCAATGATAAATGTTTTTCTTTGACCTATAGCCCATCCTGTAACACCTAATTTCCTGTCGAGAACGACCCAATTAACTCCATCATTACTGGCTTCAAATCTAAAGTTTTTTGGAGTGTATTCCAAATCTGATGGATGTGGGTAAATTATATATTTTCCAATTATCTTTGGATATTCAAAAACATATCCAACCCACTGATTTGAAGTTTGGTTTGTAGCGCCCAACCACCCTGTAGATGCTGAATAGTCAAATGCTGCCCAACCGTAGTGAGGATACCCTTGATAGGCGTTGTAAATAACTTTTCCGCTAGGAGTTGTGTCACTTGTCATTTTCGGAACAACATTGAGATTAGGGTCTGAAAATGTAGCAGTAAAAATCTCTCCATTTTCATTCTTAATAAGAAATTTTCTGTCAGGAATATATTCAAACAACTGAAATTCGCTAATCGACAAATATTGTGAGTCTCCACTATTAGCAGTTATGTTCAACCTGAATGTTTTATAAGGCTTAGGTGTTGTTATTATAAATTCTTTCCCCACACTATTAGCCCAACCAGTAACATTAACTTGCGTGTCAAGAGTGTCCCATGTTGCCCCACCATCATTAGATGCTTGGAGTGTCCATGATTTAGGCGCTCTTACAAGGAAAGTGGCTTGAGGATAAATCACATACTTACCTACCGTAACTTCTTTTGCAAATGAGTATTCAATCCATCCAGTTGTTACTCCATTCGTTACCCACGATGAAGACATTGTAATTGAGCCATCGAAAGCAAGATGAATACCTGATGTGCTGTGATAGCTACTAACACTTGCCAAACCACTAGGAGCGGTTGCGCTAGTCATATTTGGTATAAGACTTTTAGTTCCATAAGTAGCCATACTTTCACTCTCCTAATATAATTTTACTTGCTTTATATTTCTCCAAATCGACTCGATGAGAGAAGGTTTTCCCTTTCCCAAGACTGGATGATGTTTTGACAACATCTCTGATTCTCATAATCGGAACATCTGGTTCGACTACATACATGCCATACTTAGTGAAGTCATCTTTGTCATAAGAGTCCAATACGATAAGATCGGGAGAACTTCTTTCGTAAAATGTCAATTCTCCAATTGTCAAATATGTTGCTCCACCAACCATAGTTGTTTCAGTAACATTAATTCTGTAATATAAAAATGAATTGAACTTAACTTTTAAGTTGTATTCTCTTTTCTCGTATGGATTCCAAGTTGATTCATATTTTCTTTCATCCAGAACTTTCCAATTTATACCATCGTTACTTCCTTCAAACGTCCAAGCTTTTATATCACCTCTATATGTTGCATTTCTTGAGGTGACTGCATATTTTTCAATGATTTTTGGCTGGTTAAACTTAAATTGCAACCAACCTGTTAAGACATTGTTTGCTGTTACCCAACAGTCATTTATATCTGTGGTCGTTCGATTGAAAGCCTTCCATGCTGGAAAATCGGCACTAAATTGTGAACTTGCACTTGCTACACCAGATGGTGTAGTGTTACTTGTCATTGCTAAATCCACATTACTGATCCTAGAAGGTGTTATAGATTTGACTATTCCATTATCGTCTTGCAGAAGGAAATTCCCATCTCTAACCCTCTCTACGTACCATTCATCCATAACAACATAATTCGATTTTGGTCTAATTCTATATCTTCCAGCTTCCAGCACTCCCGTAAGGTCATACCATGTTCCATTGTTATATGTGCTTCTTTCAGAAACAGTAGCCCATCCAGTATCACCAAATTTTTCAATAAGAATATTCTTAGGAGTGCCACCGCCACCATCACTATATGCCTTACTTCCAATGCACCAAATCTTAATGTCCTCATAACAATCAAAATCAATATAATTTTGACCAACTCCTCCTATCATAAGAAGCAGAGTTCCATATACAGATGTGGTCGTGGTCGCTCCATCGAATAGAGCGCTTATGTCGTTATAAACATCCATGGCTCCATTGTGTGAACGTGCGAATGAACCATTTAAATTGATTGATGTTTCGCCTTTAATACCTGCTACACTTGGTTTTGCGTTTCCAGCCATACATCTTCACTCCATTCCTAAAAAAATAAAAAGAAGCAAGGCATTTTAGCCTTACTTCTTGATATTGATACTTTTAATGTCGATTAACTTTGTTAAGTCTACATTTGACTTGAACAGCATTCCCTTACCATAAGTTATGCCATCTACCATAGGCTGTACGAACGTTACGTATCCTCTATCAAGCGCAGATAAATTGTCCATACCTTCATTCATAAAAGTGTCTTCTGATGGTAAAGTTGTCGATATGGTAGTCCACTTTGATGGCACCTCACTAACAACACTAATCCTAATAAGATTTAATTCGCCAACAGTTGTGTAGTTTAAGCCATTGTTTGATGTTATGTTCAATCTGTAATATATATAAGAATAGTCTTTGTCCAACTTAAACAACCTTGTTTCCTTCTGAGTCCATCCTGTTGGATCGGTAGCAGTATGAATAACAGTCCAATTTGTCCCATTGTCACTTCCTTCGAGAGTCCAATTTTTAGGAGCAGACCCTATGTCACTTTCATCTCTTGATGTTATTGAATAGGCGTTTATAATAGTGGCTCTATCAAACTTATATGATAAAAATCCACTTGGGCTTCCTGCACCTGATGCCCAACAATCTTCTGCTCCTACTGCTTGACCATTAAACGCTCTCCACGCTTCATAGGCGCTACTATAAATGCTACTTGCACTTGCTACACCAGATGGTGTAGTGTTACTTGTCATTTTGGGGGTCGTTATAATGTTGGCTATACTTGCAGGATTACCTTTTTCGTATTTTTTATATTCGCCATCAATGAAGATAAACGACTTGTTTTTAATTGGAGACTCAATAATTAATACTGGACGATATCCAGAAAATGCATCCGAATATGTTATAGCCTTATCTTCGTAAAAACCACTTACAGTAGGCGAACCTCTTCGAACCCTGTTTCCAGAATTAGTAATCGGAATAGAAGAAGTCCATGATGCAACTGTACCCCAATTCCAAACATTCTGATCGCCTTTAGCAATAGTGTCATTTAATGTTGATCCAACAATAATTTCATCCCATTCATTATTTTTATCAACGGATGAAACGCCACCACTCAATAACCTTAAAGCTTTTACCGATGCTCTATATTTATAAGCACTCCAATTGAACTCTCCACCGTAAACGCCAATGCTGATAGGTTTACCACTTCTTCTATCCTGCCCCTTATCTGCCCATCCATCACTTGTAATGTTAAATTCTTGGTCGAACAAAGTTCCAACAATATTGGTCGCAAGTGGGATTTCCATAGTGGATGATATCTTTGGCTCAGAAAAAGCACAATTAAAGTGTCTAGTTCTAGCAATCCCTCCATTCGCTTCCAATCCATATCTTCCAGCGTTTGACGAACAGTTGATAAATGAAACTTGTGGGTTACTAACTCCACTGTTTGACCAGCAAAATACAACATCTGATGGGAATGCTTTATTTTCACTTTTCGAAAATACAACATTTCTAAAGTCCATAAAAAAATTACCACTACCATAGCTACTGTTGTACCAAAAAAATCTTGTATCACCACCATAAGTATTAGATGGTCTAATGATAAGATTTTGGAAAAACGCCGATGTTCCTAATGGTTGATCATAACTTTGAGCGCCAGAAGCAAGTTCAATTATTGTATTTTTACTTTCTCCAACATAAGTTAAACCTTTCAACGTAACCAAACCATGAAGCGTTGGTGTCGCATAAACGCCACTCGACAATTTGACAACACCATAATGCGAAGAAAGATCAATTGCTTTCGCGATTGTTTTAACAGGTTTTTCTTTTGATCCATTATTGGTGTCTACACCGCTTGTCGAATCAACATATATGATACTAACAGGCAGACCATCTACTGCTCCCTTAGCATTTATAGTACTAAATGCGATGTAATTCTGTATATTACGGTCTGCAATGAGAACGCAATTCTCCCCTTCGTAACCTTTGAGAATAAAGTAAAAGTCTCCATTTGGAATTTGTGCGCTTGTCGCAGGAATAAAATCAGATGTTTCTTCCCCTAAGTTCGAAAACGAACCCATCATTCCTGTGCTTGAAGTATAATGGCATCTGATTCGCTTCCCAACAGAGATATCAGCCAAATCAGTAACTTCATCTGGATGAAACAATCGACCATTCGAATCAATGTCAATGAAGTCAAGAGCAAATGAACTTGCGCTAACTCCAAACACGCTCTTATCAACAACTTTCAAAGTTACAGTATGTTCTCCATCAGGAAAGTCCGTTTTAACAAAACCGACTGTGCTTCCCATGTTACTCGATTTCATTCCAGTCTGAAAGTTTCCATAATTAATGCCATCAACCTCAATGTTGAATCCTGAATGCTCACCAGTATTCCAATATAAAACTCCTACGATCAACTTTTTCCCTGTGAACTTAAACCTCACCCCATTGTTTGGGTTAGAAGCGTAGTCAGGATAAGAAAGAGTACTGCTATATGTGCCGCTACTTGAATATGCTTGTCTCATCGGTGTCCCATCAAATACGATTGAAGGGCTTCTTTCGTCATATCTCTTCCATCCTGCTTCGGGTGTAGTTAGTTGTTGTCCAATCGTCGCCATTTATATTCCTCCTTAAATATCATCCTCTTTTTACTTTCAAGGAATCAATTTTCTTAAACTTCGATCTCTCAATAACCTGAGTGCGAAGAATCCCATTATCATTAACTTTTTCCATTTTGTGGCTATATACTTTCTTTAGTGACAGCGCCCCACCAGCAGTGTTTAAATATTCATTGTTGTACTTTCCAACTTCGTCAAATTGATCGACATAGAAATTAGAAAGGACTTTTTCTGAAAAGATTTCGATTTTGATCTTAGCCCATCTGTCAGGAGAATTGTTGATTGTTCCTGTCGAATCAACCTCCATATAGTCACTCCACACAAATCCATCTGATGATGTTTTCACATATGTCTTATATGTTGCTCCACCAACTGTGTACACAGTTCTTGCAACATTCTTAAATGATGCAACCTTGTCGTTAATCGCTATTGGTTCAGATTCCCAATAGCCACTATCCACATAGATAATATTCCCATCCCCATCGACTCCTCTTTCAGCGAGTTGGAGACGATCATTCTTATAGACAGTATTATTGTAAGTGCCAACATTTAATTCGATAACTATGCCAATCTCTTGAACAGCCATTTATATCACCTCACATTAACGAATAGTCCAGTTAAGATTGCCTGACATGTCAGCCTTCAATGGAGCATGAATCTCGTCTACAATAGTTCCATTGCGTCTGATAATCAGTTTTCCATCTAAGTCTTTGTCTGCCGAAATCTTGATTTGAAAAAATGGAGAATCGTATGTTGGAATGCTCAATACATTTTGAAAATTAATATTAACATCCAATAACTCCATTTTCTTTTTATATCCAATGTTAAATTGAAGTATTGAGTTAGTGAATGCACCTTCTCCACGCATGAAAGGAGCGGCATCTGATACTGCATCCTTATAAGTAATCAAGTCGTTGTACACTAAAGCTCTGCCTGTGAGTGGATACTCAACCCCTTCGGCTTCATATGAAACTGTAATTCTATGATTATTGATTGTGAATACGCCATTACCTACATCAAAAAATGCTTGCGAACTCTCTCCTAAAAGACCGAATCTAACAACCTTCTTCTTGTCTACTGCATAAAAACTATTTGGTTTTCCTGTGTCGAAGCTGTATTCTGCAAGATTTGTTCCATCATAATATTCAGCCACCCAAACGTAACTCTGATCTTTTACTGGCGATTGTGTCATTTGTCGATTCCCCAAAATAAACATATCCTTTAGCCCCCATCCATTGTATTGGAATAAATTGTTGATAAAAAAATAAAGGGTGAAGAACATAAGTCCTCCACCCTTTAAAGTGATAACTAACCGTTATTTTATTACAGTACTTTCTTCTGCTCTTTATACATAACGATAAGAAGCACGAACTTTAAAATCTTGTCTACCAGCGTCAGCATTTAATGGAACAACAGCTTGTAAGGTAACAGTAGCAAAGTTGCCAGCGGCATTTGTAGGACTACCATCATTCTGCACACCCAAGATTTCTTTAGCATTTGGTTTATGCTCGATCTTAACAGTATCCCACACGATTGAGCCATCAGTTACAGCAGTTCCCTCAGTTGTAGACCATGTTGGGGCAGTACCACCCGAAGTTCCTGCTGTTGTAACAACATATATAAATCCATTTGCTACTGCTGGTTTAACAGCATCACCAACTGTATAAGCTGTACTTGCTACCCAAGTGGTTGCTGTCAAACTCTTGCGGTGTTTAGTTGTTCCAGTTGTGCCAAGTGCTTTAGAGTAGTTCGCACCAATCTTAGACGAATTTTGCGACAGGTCAGTTTCAGCCAAGGTGTCGATCTGAGCATGGAACCAGTCATCACGAACTGCTTGTACAATCTTACCAACTGTATTACCAAGACCACCATCCATATCGCGTGTAGTGATCGTGCAGTCTTCCATTTTCGAAACGTCAGCTATACCACCTTTGTTGTTCCAGATATTAAAGGTAAATACGTTGCTCTCATCTCCTGCGTCAATGACACCAAAGTCAAAAGGAGTAGGAACTTGTGCGGTATGTGTAGAGTCGTACCAGTAGATAATTGGCTTTGCCATATTATATCAATCCTCTCAATTATATTGTTGTTGCTATGATAATCTCCAACGTGACATTCTGTATGCCTACGCCCTGTTGAATTACATTGATCCTAAACAGATCGCCTTCATTAACCACGCTATCAAATACCGAAGCTGTTCCATCATCAAAAAATGATCCTGCCTTGAAGAATAGATTGGTTAGCATGATATTATTCCAATCAACCATATCTCTTGATTTCTCAATTGCTATTTCGGTATCGCTATCTCCCTTAATTCCGCAAAGAGCCTTGATGCCAATAATATTCCCATCAAATGGAAATCTAGCAACGATTGTTTGAACGCCTTGCAGTGGATAAGATGGAACAACAAAAACTAATGCTCTTTTGGAATAAGTTTCTTCATCAATTATCCTGAGTCTCTTATAGTCCTCTTTGGACAGCAAGCCATCAATCGTTTCATCAGCTAGTGGAATACCACCACCAAATAGATCAATAGGAACCCAATCAATCCCATCCCAACGATAGCGAATACCTGTATCGTAGACCTGAACAGTCCAACCAACATCAGGGTTTGGGTACTCAACAGCAATATCATCGTACTTATTGACATATGGCAAAAACACCAGTCGTGTCGTCTGATACGCATCCAGAGCCTTGTCTGTTGCCACAATCGCTCTCTCTGTAGCATCTTTGGCATCATTTGTTGTTCTTTCGGAATCGACTATCGTTTCGAGAATTAATTCTCTCATCTTCTCGTAGTCTTTAATTCTCTTCTCAGCATCATATATGCTTGTCTTAGCTCTCTCGATAATCACATCGAGTGATTCGACAACATCATTAAGCTCATCTTGATGATAGATTCTACTTGATGGATATTGGATAAACCCCTTGCCTTTATAAACAATGTTGATCTTCTTCGACTCCATTGTTTCATGAAACTGAATCACACCAGTTGAGTAATTAACACTAAACTGGTACGGAAGAATAGATTTCTTTGGCGTTCCATCATAGTTAATCTCAATCATTCCAGCAATCTTGACCCTTGTAAATCTGTCTGGAATCTCAGCAAGTACAACTTTATGGTTCAGAATCTTCAAGTATTCTGCCCGATCTATATAAGGGTCTTCTGCCGTTCCATTTCTCCAAATAATATGCAAGGGGTCTAAATAGGAATAATCTGAGTATGGCATATTTTCACCTCCCCATTTTAGTTTACAAATACAGTTGTGCTTCCCCCATTGATTTTAGATGTACTCCCAACGGTAGTTTTAACATCTGCACCATCAAAGGCTACTGCTTTACCTCCAATGAATACAGTTGAAGATCCAATAGAAACCGTTCCTGATCCTGATCCTGATTTTCCGGGGCTTGCGCTAGGTGAACTAGCCCCATGTCCGTGTGTTGGCATACTTCCAGCAACCCAATGCTCATCTGTTTGATCGCCTTTAACAACAACAGCCTTCCCACCAACAAAAACCTTAGTGTTAGATGCCTTCACCGTTCCATTTACAATTGCTTCTGTAGTGCCACTACCACTACTATCTCTATCCCAATCTCCATCACTGTCTTTTGTCTCGTAAGTCCATGTATAACTTACATATCCACTCTTAGCGGACTCTGTAATAGGCAAACTATCATAAGCCACTCCTGCCATCGCAATTCCCTCCCATAAAAAATGTGTCGGAAGAAAGACTCCCGACACATCCCTATTAATTCAAATCAATTCTAGTACCTACAAGTTTGATTCCTGTTTGGGAAACTTCAATATAGTTACTAGCATTCGCTTCAAATCTAATAACATGACCATTGGTAACCATCTTTATTCCTGCACCATCAGATTGAAAGATCATACCGTTTGCGCCTGTTCCATAGTCATTGGTCATCCAGAATCGTCTATAATATCCACCAGAAGCCTTGTAGTCCAACTTGAACGCATCTTGATCTTTTCGGATATATCCAATCTCATTTCCTGCTCCATCTCCAATACCCAACTTGATCGTTGCGAATCCATCATGTCCTTCACCCTCAATGATAAATGCCAACTTTTCAAGGTCATCTGTAGCTCCTGTACCAGTGTAAAACTTAAAGAAGTTTTCCTTAATATGAATGTAGTCTTGTGGTTGATTACCATTCATAGTTCTAACTTCGTTTACGGTCAGCTTAGAGATGTAAGAACCATCAGGTAATTGAAGTGGATCAACATCATCTTGAGAAACAATAATCCGTTTCGCTCTCAACGTTCCATCATTGTGAATCCAAAATCTCGGATCACCATTAACATCAATAGCAATGCCCTCGTTTGCATTCAGCCTGATTTGTTCGCCATGTTGACCGTTGATCGTAATACCATCCTTCCAATCAAGGATAATGGCATCACCAAGCTTACCATCAAGAATCCGTAGTCTTCTTGTACTCAACTCATCAGCAAACAGATTTCCTTCAAGATCAACATAGAACCTCAATTCCCAATTTGGGGAACCAGCAGAACCAACGTTTTTTTCGATTTTGATGCCATCGGTTGCATTCAAGGTGGTTCGATTCATCATGTTACCTCTTGTTACCACAATCCCATTTTCAGCATCAATAACAGTATTGTTATAATTTCTGCCCAACTGCAAAGAAGACTTCTCAAGGAAGTCTGCAAGTTTCGCTCTAGCGCTCTCATACGATTTATAGAAGTTCTCCCACTGTAAATGAAACAAGTATCGCGTAGATTTAAGGTCAGCTACAATATGAGTTGTAGCGTTCATATTAGCAAACACAGGAGCCATATAAGTCGTCAACGCATTATAGGATGAAGTTAGGTCATCCCCTGCGGATTGGAGCTGGTTTTTCGCATCGTCCAGACCATAGTAGGAAGAATCCCTATCATTATAAATAGTGGTTACATAGTCGTTAATTTGCTCTTTTAGGGTCAGGTATTGTTTTGTAATACTCTTATAGTTATTAGCTAAAGTTATCTTTTCTGTGGATACGATAACATCATCAATAATAATGGAATCCAAAACAGAAAAATCGAAGTTGAGTGCATCGGCATCAAGTAGCACCCCACCAAGTTTAGTTTCAATACGCAAGCGTTTAGCTACCAAATCTTCCGCAATGAGTGTTCCATCCTCATATGTCGAATTTCCAATTGAAGCATAAACTTTGTTTGTCCATCTGTTGTTTTCCCACTTTTGCAATGCCAAACCATTAGTAGCATTTAAAACGGATCGGTACTTTCCATCGCTCCTTAAAGCGATAAATCCATATTCGCCAATAACAACGTTGTTGTAGTACTGACCCATGTTCAGACCTGAATAGAATTGAGCATCCTCAATCTTATTGCGAAGGTTTTTCTCTTCGTCATAATATGTTTTGAATTTCAAAATGAACTCTGCGCGATCTGGAATCTCGCTTGTTTGCTCTGTTTTAGGAGAGTTAACGTTAATGTTCAGAGGTGATTGTGTTACAATGTCAATGTACTGAGACATGTAATTCAGCAAATCGAAATATGCGTTAGTGAGTGGGGTTGTAGAGTAAAGATCAATTGTACTGGACACTTTGGAGAAGAACTGTGCTTCCATATCGAAAATATCGTCACGCTGAGAACGAACATATTCATCGGCTTGTTCGATCATTCTATGGTAACCAGCTTCAATCTTATACAACTCAGTGATGACTTGCATCTTTTCCAGAGTAGTCAGCTTGTTGTCCATTACAATATCTTTGAAGTCGCCAATATCCAAGTATTGGTTTTCTGCATCAAGAATCGTTTTTCCAATATCATTAACGATTTTGATATTCTCAGCAACCAGATCATGAGTATAGAGTGTTCCATCGCTTGGGTCAGCCCACATGATCTTCTCCCATCCATCAGGATGCTTGTTCAGATCAGTCGTTGCTCTGTCGATTACGAACCCCTCTCTGTCATCCACTTTTACCCTTGTAATGTCGTTGAATGACCAAAGTCCGAATACATCAGGATTCTCATTGACTAAACCAAGTTTCATTACAAGTCTTCCATTGCGATCAAAGATTTCCCCCTTTGAACCTTGGAATTTCAGAACACCATCTTCATCTTCAAGTGCTAGATTTACACCCATAAAGATTTTTCCGTAAATACGTTCGCCTACGATACCATTAGCGGTGATCGCATGTTTCCATGTGTTTCCACCATCATTAGTAATAGCGATCATAGAGTTGAGCCCTACCAGATAATTAGCAGGGTCGTTCGGGTCACGGATTATAAGTCCTCTATCAGAAATCTCAATAACTTGGTCTTTAGCACCTTTGATAGCTTGCTTGTTTGCATCCCAAATATTATTGATAATCTCATTGATTGAACCTTTGTTCTCCAACGATAAATCCCATTTCCAAGAGTCGATAGAGACAGTGGTCGAAGTACTATAAGACTTATATAACATGTCAAGAAACTTGTCTTTGTTTGCAGAATCCTTAACGTTGCTAATCGTGATACTAATTTCTTCATCGTCGAATGTATATTCAATTTCAATGATCTTAGCTTTAAATACCACTTGAAGTCTTTCTTGTTCAATCCCAATTGTGTCACCTAAACCAAGCTTGTCCCAATTCCGCTGCTCTGTAATCATTGAAAGAAAGTTTACAATATCAATTTTCAATGTAATCTTCTGTTCTTTTGCTTCATTGAATGCTTTAATACCCTCTTTTAACAGGTCGTCAGCGTTATCAATGTTCGTGTCTTGCCATTCCTTCTCAATGATGTATTGATTTCTTTCATTTAGAAGTTCAGGGGTGAAATTATTCTTCGCATCCAAAAGGACTTTGAGTTTATTGATATCATTAAGAACCTGCTGATAGTAATCTTCCTGAATGGTTATCTCAGCTTCTTTCATGCTAATCTCTGCTTCCTTAGCTTTGATCTCAATCAGCTTTGCATTAAGCTCTGCAAGCAATGATTGTAAATCACTTTCCAGCAGCGTCTTATCTTGATATGTGTTATCCAAATGGTCGATATCATCGTTCATTATCGAGATTCGAGTATTCAGTACATCGCGCTCATCAAGCAAGATTTTATACTGAGTGTTTAACGTAGTCAGTTCGGTGTTCTTGGTATTAAGAATCGAATAGAATGTGCCACGTTTAGCTACCAAATTTGTGAATGCATCTTTGTTAGCTTGAAGCAGGGCATCATACTCGATGATCATGTGGCAAAGCTCATCGGTCATATAGTCGCTATGACTTATAATTTCATGCTCCTTAATCTCTACTTCGATACTGCTTGCAGTAAATGATTGATTTTGACCTATAAACCCAAATGTACCAGATGTATGTGTACTATCTTTGGCACTAAAGATGAGTCTATTATCAATCCATACTTTAATAGTGTCGTTATAAGTTTCCACAGCCATCTTGTAGCTTACATTCTGACTCCAACCATCTACTGAATTAGCTTGAGCAAGCAACGTAGAAACACCATTCTCTACTTTATAGATGCGAACATGATTACTTCCCCATCCCATACCACCATTAACTTTGCCAGAGTCCCAACCAACATAATAATAATTATTGGAATCTTGGTAACGAACTACAATTCCCATCATATCGTCATCACTAGACGCTCTAAGAGTAGCGGAAACCTTGTAGTTGACGTTTTGACTGTAATCAGGAATGATAGCAATTCCACTACTTATAGTTCTATCTGAAATCACATTTTTAAAGTATTTACGATTCTCTTGATATGGGTAAACGAAGTAATTGAAATCTTCAATGTACGTTGTTCCTGTAGGATTTATTTCACGAATCGAAATATCTTCCTTACCATACATCTTCATTCTGGTAATTATTTCCTCTGCATTTTCTTCTTGATTTAAACTTTCGAGATACTTACCATACTTGATTCTGAACCCCTTATCCTGACCCACTAGATCGGGTCTGAGGAAGCTCACGGTGCGATTAAGTGTGTTCCATGCCACCAGAGCGTTGAATGTCTTAGCGACCTCAAAGACAAGCTCTAGTACGGTGTTGGATGACACTTCAAGCCCTCTGTATTTCAGATCGAACTCTCCATCTACATAGCCAACTCTCCAGATTGTATCAACTAACAGATCATTCAGTAATCCTGTTGCATTCTTAGATACGGCAGTATAATCACGAATCAACTTGTCGTTCATTTCGTATCCCAAAGACATGGCTTGAATCTCGATAGTTTCTCCATCTTCTTGCCCTTCTTTAGTCAAATTAGTAACGATAAAGTATTCTTCATAGGAGCCTAATACAAGTTTGACAAGATATCGCCCTTTCATCATATCTGCATTAGGGTTTCTCTCTACTATATGATGCTTATCAATAAACACTGGCAACACGAAGTTCAGTTCATTCAACGCTCCAAGTTTTTGGCTAAAGGTTATACTATATGCTTCACCCATTTTAGATATTGTCTGTTTATTTGGTTTGCACAGAAACAATTGTGGCGTAACTGGCTTTTTCTTAAAATCAATATCGCCAAGTCTCAACATCAAGAAAGCACCTCCATTTTATCCTTGTAAAGTCTTAAATTCATGTCGTATCGTCAATTCAAAATCTCCCTCACCAGTGAGAAGATTGTCTCCTACTTCTAATTCAAGGAAGACATTATTATGGTTGTCGTAGCGATACGTTAATGGTAGATTCGAAATAATATCTTCATTTTCGCAATCAACATATACTTCTTCATTGTTATTTAAATTAGTAAAAATCAACTCTTGACCATTTGATTCGTTTATAAGCTTGATGTTCCCACTACCATTCCTTTTGGTAATCCACAACTCAGGCTTACATGCCATATCCCCTGTGTTCACAAGAAGATAAGAACCTGTAAGATAAAAAGAAAAACTCTTAAACTCAGGACTAACAATACCGTTATTGACCATCTCTACTTTGTATTGAAATTTTGCAAATTCCATGTCGTAATACTCATCCCTGAATAAGATGGGATGGGCAACTTCATTAACCTTGACCCATTCTTCCCAATTGTAGGAGTCATACGAAATTCTAATATAGATATCAACTGTACCTTCGTTCACACTATAGTCATATATTAGGTGTTCAATGTATGTTTCAAAGTTCGAACTAATATCGAACTCATCAGAAATGTAAACACCTTTCTGAATGTAAAGATCAATCCACTTTGTCATACCTCAACCTCCCAACATAATAAATAAAAGGCTACCATCTCTGGTAGCCCCATCATTTAACCGATCACTATTACCCTATATTGTCCTGTGGCTGGCGCAGCAGAAAACTCAACAATAACGCTGTTTACGTCAGGTGCCTTCACAGTTGATGGAACAAAATTGGCTTGCGCTCCTGTTTCCCTTACAACAACTACAACGTCTTGTGTTCCAAAGTTATGATTGATAGTGAAAGATTTCTTTACACCATCACCAATCGTTTCAGAGTATTTGCCAGCAGCACCTAAATTAATTCTTGCGTCTTTAGGGTTGCTTGCGCCTGTGCCACCATGATCTACAGCAATATCCTTTGCTTTCCATTCACCTGTAGAGATTGTACCTACTGTACTAATAGTGTTCGCTCCTGCATAGCCGCCAACTGTACCGAAAGGAATAAACTCGCAGCTAATACCTTTCTCTTCCCAAATGACTGTTTTGTAAGCATACCATTGACAGCTACCATCGGTATTAGTTGTTCCTGCTGTATTTTTCCATGAAGGCTCTGTTGCTCCAGATGTACCAGCAACAATACACTTATAATAGTAGCTTTTGTCACCAACTGTAGAGATAACGATATCATCCAAAGAGTAGTTGTAGGATGCTTGCCAGATCGTGTATTCATAGAGATCATAAATACTTCCTCCACTGGATATAGGAAATGATGGTTCAATAACTGCACTTGTGCCACTAACGATACATTCATAATAATGACCATTGTTAGCGTTAGCTATCACTTTATCTCCTACAGAGTAAGTTGTTTGCTTTTTCCACTTTGGAGCAAATACACCCGTTCGTATATTTGTCCATCCAGCAAATCCACCAATGCTAGGGATTCGATTCCAGTACTTCTTTCCTGAATCATATACTAAGCCGCTAACCAGATGGGTTTCAACGTTCGAAATAATCTCATCGTAATTATCGTCCAGAATATCAAAATTGTCCGACAATGAAATAATTGTCTGTTGAATATCATCATCAACCGAAGGTTGAACTAAATTAAGTCTTTTCGTATTAGTAGCCATTTTTATAAATCACTCCATTTCTTTCCTGCGAGAGTACGCCAAGTAGTTTGCCGCTTATTAACCGACATCTTCCCATTAGTGATTAGAATGTTTTCCATATAACCCATCCCACTATTAAAAGTGTTTTCAGAAGCGGTTTTTGTTAGTTTTGAACTACTAAAACCCATCTTCTCTTTTAATGTCTTTTGCGTATAACTATATGCACCATCACACCTCATAGTAAGAGTGATGTACCCCTGCTTGGCTCCGTTGTGAATCAGATTTGAATCTCCTTCGACTAGGCAATAGAAAACTCGATTGGGATTGTCAACTGTATAAAATGGTTTGTAGTATGGCTGAAACAGCCATCTAGCCACCTCGCGGATTTTTCTTTCGTCATAACCATTTTCGAAAGCAAAAGTCAGATCAAATTGAAGCGGTTCCAAGTCAATAGACTGGAAATAAGGCTTGTCTCTCCCAGCTACTTTAGTCTCCACGATGCTTCTTGAAGGAAGGAATGTTTCTTCAAACATTCCCCCGTCAACAGTACAGTTGAGAAGACCCATATCTATCGAGTGAACACCATCGTAATAAAAGTGAATCCCCTCTAGCATTAGAATCGTCCTCCTTTGGTACGCTTGATCTTGTTGACGATTTGATCGGCAACAGTATCAGCTACTTTCTTGTCTGCATTACCGTTTATATTAACTTCAATGTTATATTCGTTTGTTTCGCTAGTACTTGGAGCAACCTGCGCTGCTGACTGTTTGGATACACTACGCATGAGATTCGCTGTAGGAATTGTAGTCTTGACTCTATCCATAAATCTAGCAGCATCAAGAATGTGTCCAGTTTGATTCTCGTTCAAGACAATCTCCTTTTTATGGAGAACAGCAAGCCTACCCTCATCTCCACTCCAATCGCCAGTGTAGCCACCAGTATCAAAGGAGTACAGTGGAGTTTTTCCATCGCTCTTATACCATGTTCCTTTTATCTTGTTGTAAATAGCTCCAATGCTATTACCAAGATTTTGATTCGCATCAAAATAAGTTTTCTTTTCTGCATCTGTTTTAGCTTCTTGCCAAAGCTTACTGTTTCGTTTCATTTGTGTAATAACATCTTCGTTAGATAGTTCAGTGTTTTTTGGAGTTTTTGCGATTGGTTTGTTGTCTGAATCGAGGTTGGTTGCCTTGTTTTTAGTGGTAGAGTCAGAGTATGAACCGATTTTCATCGTGCTAAGGTCTTTCATAGCCTTAACAGCTTCTTGTACCTTGTAGGTAAAGTTTTCAGTTACTTGCTTACCAAGTTCACTCATTTTTCCAGCAACATTTTCATTCCATGTGTTAATCGTCTCGAACATTTCATCGAAGTTTCCGTCAATAACTTGCTTACGCAACTCTGCAAACTTCTTCTCATTGTTCAGTTCTGCTTCCCAATACTCTTGTTTCTTCTTAGCTTGTTCTTCGAGAGATTTGACTAGATTATCAAGGTCTTCTTGATATCTTTCTTTTCTTGCTTCAAGTTTTTCTTTTTCTGCATCCAGATCGTCTTCAAGATTTTCTTTTCTCAGATCAATCTCTCTGTCATGGTTCTTTTCGGCAAGCTCCATTTCCTTGTCGGATAGTTCCTTGACCAGTTCAGCCTTCTTAGACTTGGCTTCATACGAATCGTCCATAGAAAGCAAGTCAATTTGTTTCTTCAACTCATCAGCTTCTTTTTGGAGTTTCGTAGTATCCTGTTCATGATCTCTAGCCGCTTCTGCTCTGTCGATGAGTTTCATTTGTTTGTCATATGCTTCTTGCAAAGCATCCATCTCATCTTCAATTTGTTTCATGCGTTTGTCGTGTGCCTTTTGTTCTGCGTCAATCTTGTTTTGGTAGTATTTTTCATCAGCTTGTTGCATAAGTTGAAGCTGCTCTTTGTATAAGTCAACATATCGTTCAGCAACATCTTTATAAACAGTCTCGATTTCTTTGTTTGTATCCTTAATAGCGTTCTCGGTATCCTTCAACTTATCTTTCCACGTTTCAAGCTCATCAGAAATCTTATCAACCATCTCTTGATTGTCACCATACAAAGCTAATTGATTTTCGAGATACTTAATGTTTGTCTTAATATCGTCTCTTTCACCCATACGAAGAGATGCAATTTGTTTGAGGTAATCAATGCGCTTGCCATAGTCTGCATCGTCTTTCAAGTCATATTTAATCTTGTCTTCGATATCAGAGATAGCATCAGCATATTTTTCACTCTCATTAGCCATGCGCCACATGTATTTTTCGAGTCCTGAATTAGCAATTAATGTTTCAATTTCTTGAATAGTTTCAGCCATATCGAAGATGGCTTGTTTCTTCGCTCTGATCAATGAGTTCAGTTCGTTGATCTGAGCATTGTTTAGGTTTTTGTTAGTGTCTCTTTCTTTGATAAGAAAATCCAACTCTTGCTTGTTATATTTTTGTTGCTCCTTGACCAGTTTCATTTTTTCATTCGCATGATCTCTATACGCTTGTGTCGTACTGTCGTAAAGATTCATTGCATACTCTTGGTAGGCAATATCATCTTCCATTACTTCTCGTTGCAAGTTGTAAGTATCAAGCGTAGCCTGAACTTGCATCATACGAAGTTCTCCAACCCTAGTTGCAGTTGAATCGGATTCTGAGCCAAGTTCTCTCAGTCTGTCTTGCGCTTGGTCAATCTCTTGTTGTAGTTCAGCGGCGACTGCTCTTGCTGTTTTGTTTTCATTCTCGTTTTTATTGATTTGAATTAGTCCAGTCTTTTGAATTTTTTTAGTTTTAATTTGTTTCTGTAAGGAAGCAATCTCTGCATCAATTGCTTTTTTCTTTTGATTAGTTAGATATATTTCTTGGTTTACAGCGTCTTTATATGCTTTTGTTTGTGATCCATACTCACCTTGGAGTTTTTGTTGTTTTTCAATCTGTCTATTAAGACCTTCTATTGTTTTGGTGTACTTATCAACAATATAAATAGCATCTTGAAGTTCTTTCCCTTTGTCTTCTTTTTTTTCTTTCTCTTCTTTAGCAGCAGGAGTAGTCCCTGCTGTAAAGTCTGTTGCGAGGATTTTATCCATAGCTTCGATACTGCTCTGGATTTCGCCAATTTGTCTTTCTCCTGTTTTAACAGCTTCTTGTGCTGTTTTAATCTTTTCGTTATATGCTTTTGTCGATTGGTCAATAACTCGCTTCATCGGATTAAAAGGCAAGCCAGGAAAAGGATTCGTACTGCTGGTGCTTGTTTCTGGCTGGGCAACAAACATTGGGTTTGAAGGGGCTGCTGATGCACTGTTAGCAATATTTAAAGCTTTCATTTTTTCTTGCAATGACAAAATCTCAGCCTTGTTAGCGCTAATTTGTGTTCTTGCTGTTTTCAGCGCTTCTACTTGCTGTTGTCTCTTTTGTCGTATATCAGCTTTAAATTCTTTCTCCTTGGTTTTAGCTAATTCCCTTACACTTTGACCAGTGAGTTTAAGAACACCGTTTTCCACTCTCATGCTTTTGATAAGCTCAGGGTGTTTAGTGATCAAGTCCATCGTTGTATCCAACGACAACTCTTCACCTTCTTGCAATGTTCGATACGCAGAGCCAAGGTCGGTAATTTCACCCATTAAAGTATGGACAGGGTTTAACACATCTCCTGCAAAACTAAATGGCTGAATAGGTGTGTTTTTAATAGCATTGTATGCCTGTGTGTGTTTTAAGATCAGTGCATCGTACATCTGAATCATAGGATTGTTAGGATCAGTCGCCATTAACGAAGCTTTTATTTCCTCAATTTCTTGTTTGACTCTTTTTAAGTCTTCTTCCGTTTTTGGCGTTGTTATAAGTTCGTCAATAGAAATTCCATGAGATTGAATGTCAGCCAAAGCTTGATCAATGTAGCTAGGAATGTTCTCTATTGTTGATTTAACATCAGTGCCAAACGTTTCCAAATTGTCAATCATGTTTTGTCTAAGTTGGTCGATAAACAAGAATGTGTTAGAATTGGATTCTACCCCTTTTTCACGAGTAGCGATGCTATATGCTTGATCAATAAGTTTAATGATCTCATCAGAGCCAACTTGAATGGACTCCTTTGTTTTCTTGACATCATCCTGCCAATACTGTCTCATAGCTTCATTATCACGTATCAACCCATCAAGAACTGCCTGTGCTGCTTCTTTGTTTCGCGTTTGAGGAATGATATTCTGAATAGCTTGATATTGGATTTGGGCATAGTTTTTTTCGTCTTCGGATAGAGAATCATATTCTTTTGATAGTTTATTTCTAAACCCTTCAAGAACATCCATATAATTAGACTCATTAATCTCCTGAACTTCGTTATCCAAATATTCTTTAGCAACACTTTGCAATTTCTCTGTTCCCTCAGAAGCGCCAAGCTGATTCTCTGCATCTTTGATTCTTCTCAGTCTGTCCTCTGTTTCATCAAAACTACCTTCATCAATGTTAATTTTAAGTTGCTCTTTCTCGTTTTGAAGGATAAGGCTTTCGTTAGCTTTTACCAAAGAGCGAATTTCATCTGCACTCTTGATAACAGCTTCGTTCTTCTCGTTGTAATAAGATATTAGTTCTGGCATCGTATCTTTGATTTTATTAACCGTTTCAAGATACTTTTGCTCTTCCTCAGTGTTTCTAGCTGTACCTTTTGCTTGAAGGTCAGCGAAGTCATTCAGATCAAAATCTTTCTGTTCAAATGTTTCTTTATAGCTTGCTTGAAACTCTTTTTGTTTAGAGATTTCAGCGTCCAGAACTTTCAGTCGCTCTTTCCTTGCTCTTGATTCCATAGTAAACGCCTTATAAATAAGACTAGCCGCTTCACCAATCGCAAGCATAACGCCAATATAAGGTATAAATTTAGGAATCAGCTTAACAGCATTGAGAATCCATCCACCCAATCCTTTAAAAGCCCCACCAAGACCTCCAACATTCAGAACAGCTTCGCGAAGACCCTTGCTTCCCAAAAGACCAAGCAAACCACCAATTACCGAAACAAGCGGCAATGCTCCAGTAATTTCGACCAACTTCGTCATAGCATCAATAATGGCTGTAAGTGCGTCAATAAATAACTTAACTGCATCATCGTCAATTACAGTAGTCCAGAAATGTTCAAGAGCGTTCTTTAATTGTCCAATCTTATATTCAAAACCATCCATGTAAGTATCAAATTCTTTTGCAGCAGAACCAGCAGAATTGGAAGCAGTTTTAGCGGCTTTATCTGCATCATCCCAGTTTTGAATGATTGCGGCTACAACGTTACCTTGCTGTTTACCACCCATTTTTTCTGTAAGGTCTGCACGTTCCAAATCGGTAAGCCTATTCCAAACACCTTCAACTTGTTCGAAAATTTTGTAAGTTGATTTGAATGTTTTCCCATCGTCTTCCATTACTTTAAGTGCTTTATCACCCATTAATCCAAATTCCTTGTTGATTCGATCAAATGTGATTTGAAGACTAGAACCAAGTTCTTCAACCGCTTCTCCCTCTTCTGAAACACCACGAAGTCTCATTGCCACTGTTTTGAGTGCGTTACCAACTTTTGAAGGATTTTGAATAACTGCGTTTGCGGAAGCAGCGAGGGCAACAGATTCTTCCATAGAGTTACCAGCTTGATGCAGAACAGCAGCACTACGAGTCATTACCTCCCCGATTCCTTCCGCTGAAATAGCGAAATTGTTCGACACTTCATTGAACATGTCTACAACTTTACGAACATTTTTACCAGCTTTATCCACTTCAACTCCGAAACCTTGAATTGTACCTGTGAGATTATCGCTAGCTGTCTCTACATTCATATCACCTACGTTGGCATATAAAAGGCTATTTTTACTAAGACTTGTCGATTGTTCGAGAGTATATCCAAGCTTTTGGAATGCGGTTGTTGCATTAATTACATCAGTTGCCACAACACCTAAGTCTCTACCCATCTCAGATGCAGTAGTTTTAAACTCTTCAAGTTGTTGAGAGCTTGCTTCTGAAACTTTTGACAAGTTGATCATTGCTGCATCAATATCAAGAATAGACTGGAAGCCTTGTCTTATCTGTTCCATTGTTCCATAAACAAGGTTCATTGCTGCCGCCCAAATTGGTGCTTTCTTGAGTGCATTCACAAGTTGACCAGACATTGAATTTCTTCTACGAGAATCTTCTTCACGCAATCTGCGAGACTGAGAGTTAAGTCTGTTCATAGCTGTTTCTATTTCTTTTGTGGCATCCTTAAACTCATCTCCAACCTTATCACCAAGACCATTAACCATTCGTTCAATTTCTTTAATGGTTTCTTTGATCTTTCTCGCTTCGGAAGAATTTTCACTAAAACCTCGTGTTGCACGATAGCTTGCGCTCTCAAATTTATCTCTAATTCGTTGAGTTGCTGAACTTCTTCCGTTCTCATCACTTTCAACATCTCTTTGGCGTTGCGCTAATCGTTTCAAGGCTTGAATGCGTTGTTGTATTGCTCTTTGCTCATCGTAAGAAAGTTGTGTTCCACGCTCTCTAAGTTCATTAATTTCTCGTTGGATGCTTATGGCTTCCTGTTCAATAGCGTTCAGCTTAGTTGCGTCTTGAATTTGGCGAGTTGCATTATGAACGACCTCAGCTATACTATCAGCATATCTATCAGCAGATTTCACAGCACTTTGTTGATGTTCTGCGATAACTCTACGAATCTTTTCTTCGTCTTTTCCAGCACTAACAATGTCGTCATTGAGCTTTGCAAGTTTTCTCATTTCGTCTTCGATCAACGCAATGTCTTTCTTGGACGAACTGAAATCAAGCATATTGTTCATACCCTTGACATCATCAAGAACATTGTCTGGAACCGTACCTCTCATGCTCTCAATCTTATTGTTATTTTTTGCTTTGGTAATATCGCGTGTCTCTTGACGCTCTCCACGTTTCGTAGACAAGTCGTTCAGTCTCTTCATCTGCGTCTCGACACGCTTTAAATCCTGCTCATACGTCTTAGAATCGGCGCTAAGAGACTGCATGGACTTTCTGACACCATCGAACTCATTGTCGCTTACGAAGCCCTCAGCCTTAATCTTGTCGATCTCCTTGCCCCAATCGTGAGTGCTAACACGAATCTTGCGCTGTTTAGCATCCATGTCTTCATAGCGACTTGTGATCTTACTCATTTCACTGTCGATAGCGTTCAATTCTTTCTGAACATCCAGCTTGTCTACATATTCACTTTGAGCAAGACGACCAAGTTCACGAAGCTTGTTTTCGATCTTTTCGAAATCTTTCGCATCAATAAAGCCAGAGTCAACCATCTTACCTTTCTTCTGACTAATTTCATCAGACTTATCGTTGACAAGTCCAGTACGTTCACGAACATCATGTTCTCTTTCTTTCTTCTCATGAGAAAGTCTTCCTCTTTCATTTTCAGTATCAGAAAGGTGTTGCTGAAGGTTTTTAAGGTCTTCCGCTTCTTTCACTTGAAGCTTCTCTTTCTGAATTGCTTCCGCTTGTTTTCTCAGCATATCATCATACACTTTGTTTACACGCTTCAAAGCATTTTCCAATTGAAGCATATTGTCAGAAGCTTTAACGCTATCTACAGCTTCATTCAACTTGGCTGTATCTTTTGTTGATGCATACTTTTTGTCGATCTTACCGCTGTTGACCTTCTTGTCGATCTTGTCGTATTCGTTTGCAACTTTACGACCAAACGCAACCTTCTTCTCTTGACCTTGAATCTTAGCAAACTGATTCTGGATCTCTTGAAGTTTCTTTTGCAGTTGATCCAAGTTCTTAAAGTCGCCAGCATCAAGTTCTCCAACTAAACGACCCATCTTCTTCTTAGAAGCAGGATTAGCAAAGTTCTGCTTCTCAACATCAGCAAGCTTATTAGACCATTTGATTGCTTCTTTAACTTGCGTCTCTCTTGTCTTATTGACTTCCATCATTTCGCGTTCAAGCTTGTCATAATACTCGATCAAGTCATTGATTGCTTTTACTTCATCATGGAATCCTTCATCGCCATTAGCCAACTTTGTATGGAGCATAGACAAACGTTCAGTAAGCTTTGCAACATCATTCAAACTAGATTTGGTTACATTCTTCATGGAATCAATCTTGTTCATGGCTTTAGTTACATAGCTATCTAACGCAGAGAAATTACGAGTATCAACAGGGGATTTTTCAATAATTTCATTTCTCTCATTAGTTCCTTTAGACTGTGTTTTATTGGAGAACTTGTCTCCTGTCTTAGTAGTACGCATTTTATTGCCAGCATTATCAGTCCTGTCAATAACACTCATAAGACCTTTGTATTCGTCCTGAACCTCTTTCAGCTTTTTCTTTGCTTCACCTAAAGACTTCGTAAGATCATTACCAACTTCCGATAAGTCGATTTTTGACATGCCTTCTAGTTTTTCTTTGATGTTCGTAGCATCTTTAAGATCATTTTTAAGACCAAAGTCGATATCGAGTTTGCCTAACTTCGAAAAAAGGTCTTGAATTGTTCTGATTTGCTTGAAAACGACATCCTTATTTCCGATAATCATATTTAGTTTTAACTTGTATGAGTCACCAATATTTTCGATAGACCTTTTTATGTCATTCTCAGCGTTCGTCATATCTACGCCAATCAGAATATTAAAATCCGACATTAATAAACACTCCCTTTATGCTAAAATAAAAAACAAAAAAGGAGTGTTTATCACACTCCTTCAAAGTTATTCGTATTGAATTTCTTCAACGATCTCGCACCATCTGTCGTACTCTAAAGCTTCTCTACCTTTAAAAGTCTTATCGCAGTTCAAAATTATATCTTTTATTAGCAGGAGCATTTCCTTGCGTTCTTCTGTTTCGTCAATAACGAAATCCTCATTCAGAAGCTTAAAGTACTCTCTATTGAATGCTGTACGATCTGGAACATCGTACATTTGTTTATCTCCATCTTGTATAATAATGGGATTACCTTCTTCGTCGAATCTAGCAAACTCTTTAATCAGTTCCACATGTTCTTCTTTTACAAGTTGGATTCGTTCAGCCAAAACACGCTTTACAAACCGAGTTCGCAAACGAGACTCATAACTTGGCAATTCCAATCCCATCAGAAATTTCGCAAAATCTTCAACTTCATCGTTCTTCATCTTCACGAAAAACACTCCTTTTTCTCTTATAGTTCAAACTTCTTCTTAGCATCTTGAAGCTTCTTCATATCACGCTTGATATAATGCTTCAAGGTTGTGTCTGGACTTCTATGATTCAGTAGTTCTTGAACATCCTCCAAGGACATGCCCTTATTGAACAACAACGAACTACCACTATGCCTAAAATCATGGGGGTGTAGTTCGGGAACATCAATGATCTGTCCGATCTTCTTTGTCCAATACGTTTGCATTAAATTCTTACTCGCTTGCTTCCATTCCCCACCATACTTTGTAATGAACAAATATTCAGACTCTATCTCATTCTCCTTGCGATAATCTAACCACTTTCTAATAAGCTTCATAGTCTCATCAGAACAGTATCCATCAACAATATATCCTTCTTTTTCTTTGATCCCCGAAATCATTCCTGTTTCGAAATCAATCTGGTCAACCTTTATATTGCAGACTGCATTAACACGAAGCATTGTTGACAATGACAGTTCGAAGTACAGTTGCAATTGCAGATCGTCATTTTTGCTGAAATGCTTCCTGATCTGATCTAATTGTGATTCCGACAAGTAAGTCTGTGTAATTTGTGGCTTCTCTCCTGCTCTAACAGAAGGTCTTTCGATGTAGTCCAAAGGATTGGATTTGATTTTCCGTTTTTTGAGTAGATAAAGAAAAAACGAGGAAATGGAACTCAGTCTCCGCTGAATCCTTCGCTCGTTATTACCAAGAACTGTGACACAAAACGCCACGTAATCTTCTATTAGATCAACCATATCCTCAATGCCATCTTCGTCTTTCAGCATTATTAGAATATCCTCTGTCATTAAACTACCTTTGCCAAACTTATCATTAATAAATACCAACCATTGATTGAAGTCTGACTCGTAACTCGTTTTAGAAGAGTCACTAAGATTCATATTCTTGTAATTAAAATATTTCTGTATATGCATTTTATTTTCGTCAGATACTTTAGCAAGCTTGTCTTTGGTGACATACCTGACGTATTTTCTTTTCGCCATTTCTATCACCTCTTATTCATATGACCTTCCAAGAGTTGAAACCATAGTCCCTTTATTCAACCTTCTCTTCGTAGCGCTAATGAAGTCTCTAGGCTGCGCATAAGGCATGTGTTCGGAATGAGAATAGTAAAAGATATTCTGAGTCAAATCCATATGATTTTCGCTTTTTTTTTTTTGACCTAACACAACAAGTGGGTCAAATAAATCTCTGACTACCTTTAAAATTGGTCTTCGTATTATTGTAGATTTCGTAATCAAATCCACCACGCCTATTACTACTTGAGAGGATTTGCCAATTGATATTATCTTCATCAAGCAAACCACCAGAATACCTTCTTCGTGAGTATTGATATGTTTCATAAACCTTATAAACTTCATCCAAAGTAGCCTGTACCATTTGCGTCTTTGCATAAGTCATCACATCTTTTCTCATACCTTCCTTAGCCTTCGCCAATACAGCCTTCCTTAATGAATCAAAATTCTTGTGTGACATTCACATCACTCCATAAGACTTTTATCTACAAGTTTGGCGCGAATCTGCTCTTTAAACTCTTCCACTTCTTCCATTTTGCTATCGAAGTTTTCAAGAACCTTAGAAATTTCGCTTTGCACTTTTCCAATTTCATTCTCGTCAAACGACATAAATATTTGAAACATAGTTCCTGTGTTCGTCATATGTTCAATAGCCTTCAATTGCTCTGCAAATTTATTCGGCAATTCTAAAGTTGTGAAATGTTTGATGAGCATAAAAATCATATATGGCACAAGAACAGTTTCGATTTGACCCTTGTTCTTTACGCGAACATGATCAAGCTTTTCGATCAATTCTTGACAGCATTGTGTAATTTGCACTGTGGCAAAGTGTTTGTAAATCTCCACCACGAAACTTTCGATCTTCCCATCAATCTCCATTTGAACAAGAACTTCTTTTAGATTTTCAAATTTTTCGCTTGCCCTTTCGATTAGATGAAAATCAAGATTGCGGTATGTTTCTGTCATTATTTCCTCCTTTTATACTCATAGATGAAGACACAAAAAAAATGGTGAAAGGGAAATTTCCCTCTCACCATTAAAGTGTTTGTTCAGTACTTTCTTCGGCTTTTTGGGCAAATTAGTAACGAACAAGTTTAACCATTTCAGTACTCCGAGGGTCTTTAAATACATCAAGAGCCATATCGAATACGGAAGGGTCGCCATCAGGTTGCATTGTCAGCGTGAACGCGGAACCGATCTTAGCTTTAGGAATGACGATCTGTACTTTCTCATCCTTACCTGTAGCTTCGGAACGCCAGAAAGTCTTACCAACAACGCGGTAGAATCCACCAAACTTATCAGAGTGCAGAGTAATTACCTCAGACTCATCAACTGTTTGATAAGTAAAATAAACGATTACAGTTGTGCCTACAGCTAAGGAAGCAGCAGGAACAGTAATGTCTTTACCAGTTACAGTGATAGAAGCAGAAGTAACTTCTTTGTCCTGACCATAACCATCTGTTGATTCGAAGATTTGTACGGAACCTGTGTCTGGAGTTTCGTCCAGAGCGATCTTCGAGTTACCAGAACCATCGTCAACTGTTACAGCTACGATACGCTCATAGATCGTCTCTATTTTCTTCTCGACCTCAGTGCCAGACTGCATTGCGATTGCTTTAGGGTTCAGCAACGCATCCTGTACGTTAAACGTAGCAGTACGGTTGAAGTCCCAAGAAATCAGTCGTGGGTTCCCTTTACCACCGTTTGCGTATACAGTTTCAGCGGCATTTTCCAGATTGGACAACTTCAAAGTGTCCAAGAACAGTTCAGCTTTACCAGTGAGCAGATTATAAAAAATTACATCTGCAACTTCCTTAACACCAAAACGTGCCATGTGTAATCATCTCCTTTGAGAAATCATATTTAGTGCGCTCATACATAATAGTGGTTAGCACATACATTCTTCGTCTATTTTGGATACAGAAACTAAGCCTTACTAGACCAGTGCGTCAGCTTAACATCTTTTGCTCCTGCCAAGATAGATTTAATACTGATATCATATTGGTCAATAATCTCCATACGTTTAAATTTCCTATACACTTGGTATACAGTTAAGTCAGGGACGTTGAGTTCATTAATGCCATATGACTTGGATGATATAGCTGACAGAATATCGTAGAAGTCAATATCCTTCTCATCATCTCCATCTGAGTCTTGATGCTGTTTCTTTTTTAACTCATCTCTTCTTCTAGCAACTGCATCCATTTGCTCTTTCAACTTTCGAGTTTTCCTCGTCAGCAGGATCAAAGTTGTCCATTTTTTTCTCATCAAAGCTATTGATGTAATTCTGCCATTTGATAACTTCCTGAATCTCATGGTAGTTTTCTTTATTGACAATAAGGATTTCTTCGTCGCTGATTTTAATGAATACGCGACAATCCTCTTTATCAAGAACAACTTCTGTCCCACCAAGAAAGAGCGCCATTGCTTGCTCGAAGGCACTCTCAATTTCTTGACCACCATATACCATCAGCAGTTCAAGGACATGTATTTCTTCTGGTGGATTTTCAAGAAAATCTTTTGTCGTCAGCGTCATGATATTCAAACACTTCATATACTCCGAGTAACCTATATCAACGATCTCGCGTACTGTGAGCGGTGCTATGTCTCCATAACCTTTGGCGTTGATCGCTCTACCAGTGAAGAGTTTGAGCTTCAAATCAATATCTTGCATTGAATATCACTCCTTAAAACTCTGTAGTGGTAGCAGCAATTCTGAAACCTTCAAATTGTTCATTTACAACCGTATGGTCGGCACTTACAAAATGAATCTCTCCAAGACCCTCAACATTCTTATCTTTGAATGAATCAAGAATCAATTTAGCTATCTCATAAGGTCTAATGACTTTTTTTTCATTATCCATGAATAGCCAAATGTCTTTGTGAACAACGATAT